TTGAAACACTTGGAACATTTGAAACACTTGGAACATTTGAAACACTTGGAACATTTGAAACACTTGGAACATTTGAAACACTTGGAACATTTGAAACACTTGGAACATTTGAAACACTTGGAACATTTGAAACACTTGGAACATTCGTTACATTACATTTAAGTGGACTAGCAAAAGCAACTGTGATTAAATAACTAAAGATTAAGGTTTTATACATTCTTGTTAAAGAATAATTTTTATCTTTAAATAATTTTATGAATTATTATAAAATTCATTAACAGTAAGAATATCTAAATTTTTCATCATATTGGTTTGTATAGCAAAAATAAAACTAGAAAAAAGTACACTTGGAGAGTATATTTGTAATTCATCACTAAATTGATTATTTGTGAATATATGTAAATAATAAGAAATCAATATAAGAGATACAAGTTGCGCAATACCATAAAATATTTTGTTAATTTTATATTCAGATGTTCTCTTTTGAATAGTAATAAAAATATTATCAATACTTTTACCTATAATAAAAGCTATTAAGAAAATTTTTATACTATATGTAAAATAAGTGTTTAAATTTGTAATATGCATAATAATATATATCAATAAATTTAATTTAAAGATAAATTTGAATAAATGTTAAAATGGATCAAGATAACTTTGATGAACATAATTTAGGAGATTTAAGACAAGATATTCATAAATTACTTGATTTAATTGATTCACGTGAAATTTTCAAGAATTTAGATTTACTTAAAAGTACATTACTTAAATTAGAAACAAGAATTGATTATTGTGGACATTGTAATGGTGCTACTTATGATAATGGTGTTTGTGTCGACCATTTTACGGAATAAATAGAGGTTATATTAATTTTTATTATTTTATTGCATAATAATAAAAACGATGAGTCAATCTAGATTTGTAAACAAAAATTTTGGTGGTATTATATTAAATAATGACCTTTTAACATCTGTTAATGACCAATTATTATTAGATAATGTACCAATTGGAGGAGGAAGTAGTTCTTTAACGTTAACAGGTGCTAATTCTAGTATTGGGCAAAATACAGCTGGTAATATACAGATATTTGGTAATACTGTTCAATTAAATGCCAGTGAAGCTGGTGATTTAATGATGTCATCAAATGGTAATATAACATTAACAGGTCAAGAATTAAATTTTACTAATTCACAAACAGGTTTTAATATGTCTACAAGTGGAAATACAGTATTAAGCGGTATGTCTTTTCAATTAAATGTAGATAATGGTGGACTTTTATTTACAACTGGTAATTTTTTTTGCGGAGGTGTTGGTGAATGTCAGTTATATAATTTACAAATGTCGAGTAGCGGAAATAATTTAGGTGATTTAACTGCATATAGTACAGGTGGTTCTTTTAGTTATTTAGTTACAACAGATTTAATTACATCTAATTTAACAACTACAAATTTAATTACAACAGCTTTAACTACAGCTAATTTAACACTTACAAATTTAGTTTCAACAAATATGACAACTTCAAATTTACTTTCAACGGATTTAACAACTTCAAATTTAACTTCATCTATTTTAGTTACTGATTTTATTACAGCCGGTATAGCAACTGCATCTAATTTATTTTCAACTAATGTTACAACTTCAAATTTAGTTTCAAATAATTTAGTTTCAACAAATGTGACTAATACTAATTTACTTTCAACAAATGTAACAACTATGAGTTTAGTTTCTACAAATGTAACAACTACTAATTTACAGTCTACAAATGTAACAAGTACAAGTCTAGCTTCAACAAACGTAACAAGTACCAATTTATTTTCAACTAATGTAACAAGTACCAATTTACTTTCAACTAATTTAACAACATCTAATATCGTCGGAACTAATTTAGTATTAACAAATTTGACAACATCTAATGTATTGTCAACTGATATTACTAGTACAAGTGGTTCTTTAATTAATTTAACTACAACTAATGTAACAAATACCAATTTACTTTCAACAAATATTACTAGTACAAATTTAATTGCTACTGCTTTTACAGCAAGTAATTTAGTTTCAACAAATGTTACTACAACTAATTTAAATACTACTGCTTTTACATCAAGTAATTTAGTTTCAACAAATGTTACTACAACTAATTTAATTACTACTGCTTTTACTACATCTAATTTAGTTTCAACTGGTATTACTACAACAAATTTAGTTTCAAGTAATGCTAATTTAACTATTGGAAATGTATTATTTAATAATTTTGTTCAAAGTGCTACATCAAGTGGTAATATAAATACAAGTGCCGCTCAATGTGGATTTTTTCAAAATGAAAATGAAGCAATTGCTATACAAAGTTCATTAGGATATACTATGTTGAATTCAAATATATTAAGTAATAGAAATAATATTTTAATGACTATATCAAATTATACAGGAAATGGTATACCTGTTGTAATGGTCACAAATCAATCTACTGGTGCTTGTTCATTTACTATTAGTAATGCTTCTACAATCGACGCAATAAATAGTTATGTAGGAATTTCATTTTTCATGTATTAAATTTTTCATATAATTTTATTTATTATTTTAATAAAATTATTTTATTTGTATTAATTATAAAAAACAAAATGTCGATGCAAACAGATAATGTTGAAAGATTACTTAGATTTGATACAATCAGAATTTCAAAACTTTTAGAAATGATTCAAGATGGAATCATTATTTTCATTCTTGCCTTTTATTTAGGTTCTGCTATTGATAAACTTTGTGGAGTAGCTAATGAAAAAATGACTGATACAGAATTATGGGGATATATTATTTTACAATTAGTAATTAATATTATTGCTATTTATTATGTACGTAAAGTTGCTGAAGTTATTCCATTCATGTTAAGCCTTAACAGCAATTATATGTCTAATAAGAAAGGTGAAGTTGATGGTGCTAGTGGTTTTGTCAGCTCAATTATCTTTGTTTCTGTACAAAAGAATTTCGCAGCTAAACTTAGTCTTCTTAAGTCGCGTTTCGCATTAAATTTCTAAGTAAAAAAATTGAATTTTTATATTAATTTTAAAATATTAATATGAAAAACATACCATTTGAAAGAAGTTTTGCTTCGCATCCAAAAAGTAAGTTTTGGAGTAATAAAAATAAAATTAGTCCAAAAGAAGTTACAATATCAAATGGTAAAAAATATTGGTTTAATTGTAATAAATGTAAACATCATTTTGAAATAAGAATTTCTGGAATTACAAATAATAATAATTGGTGTCATTACTGTTCTGGTCATAGAATATGTAAAGATACTAATTGTAAAGATTGTTTTAAAAAAAGTTTTGCGAGTCATTCAAAAAGTATATTTTGGAGTAATTTAAATAAAATATTACCTATAGAACTACATAAATATTCAAATGATAAATGTTGGTTTGATTGCGATAAATGTACACATTCTTTTGAAATGACATTAGCTCATATAAATGAAGGTAAGTGGTGTTCTTATTGCGCAAGTAAAATATTATGTAATAATGAAAACTGTAAAGAATGTTTAGAAAAAAGTTTTGCTGGTAATTTACAAAGTAAATATTGGAGTGATAAAAACGAATTAACTGCCAGAGAAGTTTTTAGACTAACTAATAAACAATATTATTTTAATTGTAATTTATGTATTAAAGAGTTCATTATGTCACCTAATCAAGTTGTTAACCAAAAAAGTTGGTGTCCAACTTGTAAGAATAAAACTGAACTGAAATTATTTGATTGGTTAAAAGATAAATACAAAGTAGAAACTCAAAAAAGGTTTGATTGGACAAAAACTGAAAAATCATATAGAAGGTATGATTTTTGTATTACTAAAATAAATTTATTAATAGAATTAGATGGTCCTCAACATTTTATACAAGTAAGTAATTGGACAAGTCCTGAAAAAACAAGTATAATTGATGAAGAAAAAAATAATTTAGCGATTGAAAATGGATTTAGTATAATAAGAATATGTCAAAAATCAGTTTTACTTGATAAAGAAGATTGGGAAAATAAATTACTTGAAGTAATAAATAATTTAACAGAAAATCCTTCTATTTATAAAATAGGTTCAATTTATAGTGAATAATTTAGTTTAAAAATAATTTATTATTTATTTTTAAAAGTTATACAGAATATGAAGATTGAACAAGAACTTAAACTTGATTTTAGTGATGTTCTTATTAGACCTAAACGTAGTACTTTAAGTTCACGTAATGAAGTTGAATTAGAACGTACTTTTGTTTTTAAAGATCGTCAAGGACAAGTTAAAAAAGAATGGACTGGAATTCCTATTATGGCTGCTAATATGGATACAACTGGTACAATTGAAATGTATAAAGTGCTAAGTGAATTTAAAATGATTACTTGTTTTCATAAATTTTATAATGTTGAAGATCTTGTAGATCTTGATTTAAATCCGGATTATTATGCTATATCCACAGGAATTACTGATACAGATTATGAAAAATTAAAAATTTTAATTGAAAAATTAAATCCGACATTTATCTGTATAGATGTAGCAAATGGTTATATGTTTTCGTTTGTTGAATTTGTTAAAAAAGTTAGTGATAATTATCCTCATCTTGTTATTATTTGTGGCAACGTAGTTTCAAGAGAAATGGTTGAAGAATTAATTATTAATGCCGGAGCTGATATAATTAAGGCTGGTATTGGTGGCGGATCTGTATGTACAACTAGAACTCAAACTGGAGTTGGTATGCCACAGCTTTCATGTGTAATGGAATGTGCAGATGCAGCACATGGTGTTAATGGTAAAGTTATATCAGATGGTGGATGTTCTGTTCCAGGTGATATAAGTAAAGCATTTGGTGGAAATGCCGATTTTGTAATGTTAGGTGGTATGCTGGCTGGACATACAGAAAGTGGAGGTGAAACAGTAGAAGAAGATGGTAAGTTATATAAAATGTTTTATGGAATGTCAAGTAAAAAGGCTATGGAAAAATATAGTGGAGGAATGGCTAAACATAGAAGTTCAGAAGGTAAAGTTGTAAAAATTCCATATAAAGGTGATGTTCGTGATACAATTCAAAATATTCTTGGGGGTATTAGAAGTACTTGTACATATATAGGAGCAAAGACATTAAAAGATATTCCTAAATGTACAACATTTGTAAGGGTAACTAATCAATTAAATAATTCATTGAATAAATTCAACTTTTAACTAATTTTTTAAAACTTAAGTTTTATGTTTTTTGTAACCTAAAAATCTATAAAATTGTATCAAAAAAAGTAAAAATAAATTGAAAAATTTTTTTGTTTACTTTTTAAAAAAAGTAATGTTAGTGTACGTTTTATCAAATATAAATCAAACTTTAGGTGTATTTTCTTCTTTAATTGAAGCACAAAAATATTATTCAACACTTTACAATGGTTTAATACCTGTATTCAATGTTAAATTAGAAGAATTTACATTAAATGGTAGTTATGGTAAAGATATGAGTTTATTTTTGGATAAAAAACCATTTGAAGAAAATATCAGTATTAAGCCAAAATTAAATTATTATAGAGGTAAATATAAAGCGGATCTTGATATATTTGAACCGAGAAGGTATCTTGATTCAATAAACGAATGCGATAATTGCGGTGGAGAAGATTGTATAAGAAATGGTGAATGTTGTAATGATAATTATGATTACTAAAACTTTAATTAGAATAAAAAGTTTTCGTTAAAAAATGAATATTTTTATAATGAATAAACTTAAATGTCAAGAAACGTAATTGATGTTAATAAACTATTAAATGAAGATTTTAAAAAAGCAGCTAAAGAGATTCAGTCTTTACAATCATTTGAAAAATTAGATAACACTGTTCTATTAGAATTATATAGTTATTATAAACAAGTTACAGTTGGTGATAATAAAACATCTCAGCCATCATTTTTAGATTTTAAAGGACAAGCAAAATGGAGTGCGTGGAATGAACGCAAGGGAATGAAAAGAGAGACTGCTCAAGTAAAATATATTAAACTTGTTGCTAAAATATTAGATAGTTTTAATTTTAAAAAATGTTTTTAAATTTTGATATTTAAATTTTTTTTATATTCAATATATAAAAACAAAATGACTGTACCTACTTTTAATACTATTACTGGTAAAAAAGCAATTTATTATCATACAAATTGGAGTTGTTATGGACGTAATTTTCAAGTTAAAGACATTCCTGAATGCGTGTCTGATATAGCTTATGCTTTTTGGAATGTAAATCCAGATGGTTCAATTGTCACTGGAGATAGTTGGGCTGATACAGATAAACGTTATACAACTGATTCGGTTCCTCCAGCAGATTCATGGAATGATGCAACTGGTATGTTTGGTAATTTTGGTCAATTTAAAAAATTATTAGCTTCAGGAAGGCAAATGAATATAACTTTAAGTTTAGGTGGATGGACATGGTCTAAAAATTTTTCAGCTGCAATGTCAACTAATACTACAAGAACTAATTTAGTTAATAATATTATTACTAATTTTCAAAAATATCCTATATTTAATGGTGTATCTCTTGATTGGGAATATGTATCTAATGATGGAATAAATTATGGAAATGCTGGAAATGTAGTATCAGCACAAGATGCTGATAATTTTGTGATATTTTTACAACAATTAAGAAATGCTTTTAATTCGAATTCTATGAATAATTATACAATTGCTATGTGTTGTTCGGCTGCACCAGAAAAAGTTAAATTTAATGTAGAACAAACACATCCATTTTTAGATCAACTTCATGTAATGACTTATGATATGCATGATGGTGCTTGGGGTGAAGTAATTGCTTGTCATCATACAAATCCTCGTAAATCAAGTTTTGGAAACTATTCTTGTGAAGAAGCAGCTGATTATTATATTTCACGTGGAGTACCATCAACAAAAGTATTTATTGGAGCCGCATTCTATAGTCGTGGTTTTAGTATGACTGATGGTATTGGTAAATCGGCTTCAGGTGGTTCACCTGATATGTCATGGGAAAAAGGTTCAGTTGATTATAAAGCTTTACCTATTTCAGGTTCAACTGAATATTTTGATAATGAAGCAAAAGCTGCTTATAGTTATGATCCAATTAAACGTGTACTTAATACTTATGATAATGTAGATTCTGTAATTGAAAAATGTAGAATAGTATATGAAAAGAATTTAGGTGGTATTCTTATTTGGGAAAATTCTGCAGATAAACCTATTACTGACACTAGAAGTTTAGTTGCCACTATGAAAAACAATTTAACTAACGGTCAACCATCTAATACACAACCACTGCCAACACCAAAACCCCAACCAACTCCTCAACCAACTCCTCAACCAACTCCTCAACCAACTCCTCAACCAACTCCTCAACCAACTCCTCAACCAACTCCTCAACCAAATATGAATTGGCAATCAGGAAAACAATACAATGTTGGTACAGAAATAATGTATAATGGAAATGTATATGTTTGTAATACATTGCATTTAAGTTCAGCTCCATGTGCACCTGGAGTAAATGTATGGAAATCAACATCGCAACCAACACCACAACCTACACCACAACCTACACCACAACCTACACCACAACCTACACCACAACCAATTCCGCAACCTAGTGGGGATACTTGGGTTGTAAACACTGCTTATTCATTAAATCAACAAGTATCATATCAAGGTCATACTTATAAATGTATAACTCCACATACTAGTATTGTAACTTGGGCGCCAGGACCATTTACAGGATCTCTATGGCAATTAATTAATTAAAAATGAATAATAAATAAAATTAAGAAATTTAAAGATAACAAATGAGTAAGGTATATATATTTGATTTAGATGATACTCTTTATTTAAGAAAAGTTGATGATGAGTATAAAAAAATTTATGAATATGAATTGATAAAATTTTTAACTAAATTAAAAAATAATAATAAAATTTTAGCAATTGCGTCGCATAATATTTCACCTAGATATTTTTTAAGAATGATGAATATAGATACTTATTTTGATTATATTATAGGCGAGTATCCTAGAAAAAAATCAGATATGATAGTAGAAATACTAAAAAATATAAATAAAGTAAAAGAAGATGTAATATTTTTTGATGATTTAGATTCTAATATAATAGAATGTAATGAAAATGGTATTAAATCAATAAAGATTGATCCTAGAAAGGGAATTGAATTTAAAGAATATTAATTTTTCATGCTTAAAGTTTTCTTTTATAGTATTATAATAAATGATATTGATAGTATTAATAATATTAATATTCTTATTTTTTACAAATGTTATAGAAATGTATTCAAATTTAAGATCAACAAGAAATATGAGTTATGATATTAGAGGGGAAGCTTATTATCCTGATTTTATTGAATTTCCATTTAATAATTCAGAATTAAGAATTAAGAAATAAGATTTAAATTAATTTAATAATTAATTTAAATTTTTTTTTTATTTAGATATATTATAAACAAATGGCAAGAAAATCTTATAAAAAACGTTCAGCTAAGAAAAGTGTAAAGAGACATAGTTCTTCTAAACGTAGTTCTTCAAGAAAGAGCTCTTCAAGAAAAAGTTCTTCAAGAGTTCGTGCTCATTACAGAACAGTTAGAAAGACACGTGTTAAATCTCATTATCGTATGAAAGGAATGGGGCATTTACTTCAAATGTATGGAGGTGCGTCCGCTGAATTAGAAGCAGAACATAATGCTTGTTTAGTTAAATATAAAGAATTAATGGGAGTTCATGCTGCTGAAAAACAAGTTTGGGAAGATTTAAGAGCAAATGGTGCATCAAAGAGCGAAATCAATGAACAAGCATCGAAAGCTAATGATATTAGATCACAAATCGAGGATTTAGTTGATGGTGCTGGTAAATGTAAGGAAAAACAAGCTGCATTATTAGAAAGTCTTAAGGAAGTAGCTCATAATGTTACAGAACAATTAAATGATGAGGTACAAGCTGGTGGTGGTTTTGCTGACTGGGGGGCTAAATTAGATTCAGCCGGTGCTAAATTATCAGCTAGTGCAAAAGCCGCTGGAGCAAAGTTTTCAGCTGGTGCCAAAACATTCGGTTCTAATCTATCTTCAGGTGCAAAATCAATTGGTTCAAAATTATCATCTGGTATGAAATCTGCTGGTGAGAAATTATCTGCTGGTATGAAATCTGCTAGTGAATCTATTAAGAATAAATATAATGAATATAAAGAAGTTCAACAAGCAAAGAAAGATGCCCAAGAAAAAATTCAATTACGAAAATTATTAGCTAAACATGGTAGTTCTATGAATGTGTCAAGTGTATCTAGTGACGTAAGTTCATCTAATTAAATTTAATTTAGATTTTTTTTTTTTTATTGTTAATATAATAATATGAACAATATAGAAGTAAATAATAAATTTGTATTAAATGTTAATGACAAGTTTCAAAATTATGTAAATGAAAATTTCCCAGAAATTAAAAAATATTCATTAATAAATGAATTAATGTTTTATGGTATTTTTGTGTATTATTATTATTTTGGACCAATACAAGATTCTGTTCAAAATTTTTTAATAGCTAAATATATTATTTTAGTTTTTGTGTTAAGATATATATTTAACAGTATTACGAATTTAACAGATAAAAATAAAGATGAAAAGAAAAATATGTATTCACAATTTAATTCGAAATTAGCTATTTTTATTATAATGATATTTTTCTTAAGTAAAACAAGTGAAACATTAAATAGTAATACAACTTTAGCTATAATATTCGGATACACATTATTAACAAGTGCAATAAGTAATGAAACAACTACTGTAGATAATATATTTACAGTTATATTAATATTATATGTATTTTCTTTAAATTTATTAAATTAATACTTTTAAAAAAAGTAAGCAAAATAATATCATATTGTTTAAACATATTCAAAAATATAACCATTAAGAATTGTTTTATTTTTAATAGAATCTGTTATAGTTTTTTCATTACTACCAAATTTAATAGTTGCATCATTAATAGATTTATAAATAATTTCTTCATTAGTAATTATATTATGCATTTTAATAGGACTTGCTTTAGTACTTGTTCTTTTAGCTATATAGTTATTTTCAGTATATTTTGATAATAATTCTTGAGAACAGTCTGTGATTTTAATAAAATAACTATTATCAAATGATTTATTTTCATTAATAATTTTATGTAATCTTGGTAAACTAATTTTATATTTATTTTTAATTTTAGTAATTCCAGAATAAGTTTCAATTATTTCTGTTTTATCATGATTTAGTCTTACAATAACAGATAAAGTAGGTTCTCTTTTTGTTGGATTAAATGTTGGTTGAATATCTTTAACAATATTAACATCTTCACCATGTTCAACAAATAACCATCTATAACCTTTATAAATAGTATTATTTTTAACAGCACTTTGAATGGAATGTTTATCGTAGTCATGTTCTGGGTCTCTTAAAGCAAACATCATACTATCATAAATTTTTACTATAACATTTAAATTATCAGGATTGATAACTTGAATTTTTCTTCCTTTTTTATGAACAGTGTCAGCAACTTTTACTTGTTTAATTTCACGTTGAATATTTTGTTGAACTATATTGATTATTTCATTACTGTTAATTAATTTATAAATTTGTTCATAAGTAAAATTTTCTTTTAATAAATTATTAATTAAATCTATTTTTTTAGTTTCTAATTCTATTTTTTTAGATTCGATTTCTTTATTTATAAATGTATTAATTGTATTTCTTACTATTGTAACTAATTGATTATAGTTAAATACGTTTTCATTTAATAAAACTACTTCTTTTGAAAAATGTCCATTTATAGGTTCTTTATACAAATTTGTTCTAACAGTAGATAAAATACATTGTTCAATTTCTCTAAAATCTGAATTACATTCAAATATATCTAAAAATGTACATGCTCCATATACTCTTTTTAAATCTATTTTTCTAGTATTTATATCTTGAGAAGAACCTATTTTAATTAAATTAGATTGAATTTCACATAAATATACACAATTTTTATTATCAAATTTTTGTAATAGCATAGTTTGTCTACTTAATTTTAAGTCTTGTTTATGTTCAGTGTCTTTTTGTTCTAATTCTTCTGTTTTTTGTTGTAATAAATTTTTAGTATTTTCTATTTCTTCTTTAATTATTTTGTTATAAATATTTTCTAATTTTACATAGTATTTTCTAATATCTTTTGATTTTTCAGTTTTAACAAGCATACACATATTTTTAAATGTATCTATATTTAACATAATTTGTTCTTCATTTAATCCAGCTCCTCCTAAATTCTTAAGCGGTGAGTCAGCTGCTCTTTTGGGAGCAGCAGCTTTTTTATCATATACTTTCTTAGTAAGAATTATTTTATAGTCTTCATTTAGTGTAAAATTATTTTCAAGTGTTCTCTTAGCATTTTTCTTATGAGCAAAACCAACCAACTTTACTACAGTTTCTAAATTAATAGGAAAATCAGTTGTTGGATGATAATTCATATAAATATATAAATTAGCTATATACCAACGTTGTTGTTCTTCAGTAAATTCTTTATTAAGAATATTTATCATTTTAGATTGTATATTTTCACTTAAAGTAACACTTTTACTAACTAAAGCATTAAAATCTATCGTTTCAGTTTTTATAATTTGATTCATTATTTGATATTTTGATATATTAATTATCTTTAAATTTAAAATTTGAATTAAACGCGAAATTAATTTTTAAAATTAGAAAAATTAAAAATATTAAAGAATAATATATAGTATGTTGTCAATATCATTATTAGATGATATTAATTTAGGTGTAATAGTATTAAATGAAGACTATACATTATTTTATATGAATAACTACATGAAAAACTTTTTTGTAGAAAATAATATAAAAGAAAAGGAATCTTTTAGTGATTACATAGATTTAATAGAATCTGAATTTAAAGATGAAGAAAAAAAAAAATGTGAAAATTTGTTAAATAACAAGATAAATTCTGAATCAATATGTAAAATAAATATTAATAATAAAAGTCTATGGGTAAAAATAAATAGAGTATATAATACACAATTGAATAAATTTATGATATCATTAAATGATATTGATTATTATAAAAATTTAGAACTAGAATGTAAACAATCAAAGAAAATAAATGATAAAGAATATAATCATAAATCATTATTTTTAGCAAACATGTCGCATGAAATTAGGACGCCTTTGAATGGAATAATAGGAATGATAACATTGTTAGAAGATACTAATATAAATAATGAACAAATAGATTATATAAATATGTTAAGAGAATGTTCTATAAATTTATTATCAATAATTAATGATATATTAGATTTTTCAAAACTAGAGGCTGGTAAAATAAATTTAGACTTGAAATGTATAAATTTAAGAAAATGTGTAGAATCAGTAAATGATATATTAACAGCTAAATTATATGAAAAAAAAGAAGTAGAATATAACTTTTTAATAGATTCAAATTTACCAGAAAATGTAATGTTAGATAGTAATCGTTTAAAACAAGTATTGTTAAATTTATTAACAAATGCTATAAAATTTACAGATAAAGGTAGTATTTTATTAAATATAAAAAATGTAAATAATAATATAGAATTTTCTATAGAAGATACAGGATGTGGAATTAATGATAATGATAAACAAAAATTATTTAAAGCATTTACTCAATTAGATAATAAATCATCTAGTATAAATCAAGGTACTGGATTAGGATTAATTATAAGTAAAGAACTAGTAAAATTAATGGGTGGTAATATACATTTAGAATCGAGTCAAGTAAATATAGGATCAAAATTTAAATTTTATATAGACTTAAAATCATGTGAAGTTGAAAATGAAATTGAACAAGTAAATAACAATGTAGGAAATAGTATATTAATAGGTAAAAAAGTATTAATATTAGATGATAATCGTGAAAATAGAATTAGTTTAACAAATACAATTAATAATTGGGGTATGATACCAATCCCATTTAGTTCAGCTATAGAAGCGTTACATATGACAAAAATTAATGCTAATAATTATGATATAGGTTTAATTGATGCCTATATGCCAGAAATGAATGGTTTGGATTTCGCTATAAAATTTAGACATTATAATCAACATATGCCTTTAATTGTATTAAGTTCGATGGGAGAAATTAATAATGATTATAAGTCGCATTTTAATGGGCATTTATTAAAACCGTATAAAGAATCAAAATTAAAACAATTATGTTTAGAAAATTTAGTTGATTCTAAAATAGAAATAAATAAACCTATTTATGTTCAATTAAATAAAGAATTAAAGAATGATATAAGTATATTATTAGTTGAAGATGTTATTATAAATCAAAAAGTTGTAATTAAATTTTTAAATAAATTAAATTTTAACTGTATTGATACGGTAGATGATGGTAAAAAATGTTTGGAAATGATGTCGAAAAAAAGATATGATTTGATTTTATTAGATATAAAAATGCCAATTTTAGATGGTGAATTAGTATGTAAATATATATTAGATTATTATCAATTAAAATATATTGAAAGAGAAAAAAAAGAATATGTTTTAAAGGGTAATAAACAACCATATATAGTTGCTGTTACAGCTTATTCTTTAAAAGAAGATCGAGAGAAATATTTAAATATGGGTTTTAATGATTATGTACCAAAACCGATAAATATAAAACATTTGGAAACATGTATGAAAAATTTTACTGAAAATTTACTTAATAATTAACATGACGCTTAAAAATTATTTAACAATAATTCAAATTGATTTTGTAATTGTACAACATCAAATGCGTCTTCAGGATCATTGTAGATTATCAAATTAAACATATCATCTGTTAACGAATCAAGATCGCATTCTGAACGATGTGTGTTAATTTTATTATAAGATTCTTGGTTTCCATTACTTTCTTGTAGTAAACGTGAATGATTACGTTTAGGAGCAATAATTTTAATCATAATACCACCTAAATTTTTGATATAATCAAATTCATTCATAAACCTGCAGTCACTGACGACAAAAGTATTGATACCACGATTAAAAAACACATGTATCCAATTATCTAAATAATTTACCCAAATATCTTTGTCAAAATTTCTTCCTACTTCAGTTCCTTCTGTTTGTAATAATTGTCTTGAACTTTCAGTTTTACGTAGATATACATCATCATATTCAATACCATTTTTAGTCATAACATTAATTTTTATTTGATCTGCGAAAGCTAATTCAAGATATCTTTGTTTACGTTTTTCTAAAACTGGAATAATAACATTTGTTGTAATAAAATTTTTGCCACTACCTAGCTTACCAGATACACCTATAATAACTTTCATTTTAATTAAAATAATTTTAAAATGAAATTCAATATTTTTTATTTTGTTAAAACTTTAATTTAAAGATAAATTTGAATAAATGTTAAAATGGATCAAGATAACTTTGATGATTTAGGAGATTTAAGACAAGATACCCAAGAATTACTTGAATTAATTGATTCACGTGAAATTTTTAAGAATTTAGATTTACTCAAAAGTACATTACTCAAATTACAAACATTATTGTGGACATTGTAACGGTGCTACTTATGAAAATGGTGTATGTACGGAACACTTTACCGACTAATTAGAGGTAATTTATTTAATTTATTTAATTTAATTAAATAAATTTTAAAATGAAATTCAATATTTTTTGCTTACTTTTTTAAAAAGTATTATAAATCATATTCTAAATATAATAATTCAGTTTTTTTTTTTAAACTTAGATCCAGCATTTCGATTATAAATTCTAATCTAGTTCTTAATTCGTTTTTATAACTACGCATATTTGTGTAATCTGAAATATTTGTAGAAACTACACTAGTCATAGTTTTTGCAGTTCTTGTATAATTTGTTATTTCACTTATACATTCTTTTAATTTTTCTATTTTTTTCTCTTGAATTTCATATGATTTTTTCATATCATTCATCGAACTAATAATTGTATTTTCTTCACAGTCTTTTTTAAGTTTTGCAAGTTCATTTTTCGTATTTTCAAGTTCTATTTTAAGTTCAGTATGTTCTTCTAATAATTTAATATATTTTTGCGCTGAAGAACCGTAAGTAACAAGTGAATTATTATTAATCGGTGGTAAAGACATAATAATAATACTAATACTAAATAATTTTAAATCGTCGTTGGGGCGCGAAAAGTTTATTTAACCCAATCTAAACGTGAATTTTTAAAGTTTTTAGAATCAAATAATTTTTTAAACATTTTAGTAAAAGCTTTATAAGGTGGTACTTCATCAAAATCCATATTTCTTACATATTTAAAAAATACTAAGAATTCTCTAGGTAATTGTTTACATAATTCTTCATCAGATATACTTTCTTTTTTTTCCAAAATTAAACGATATTTTTCCTTTTTGTCTTTATGTTTTATACCTTCCCAGGGAAGTTTACCACGAAAGAGATAAATTAACATATAACCAATTGCTTCAAGATCATCTTTTCTAGATTGTGTATAACCTTTATGTGCTGCGATACTAGCATATCTAGCAGTTCCACAAAATTTATTATTTTTAGCAAAAGATATATGTTCATTGTTTCTTTTAACATATTTTTTTGCTAAACCAAAATCTATACAATATATTTTCTCACCATTTTTATTATCTATAACAAAATTATCAGGTTTAATATCTCTATGAATATATCCACGATCATGTATATATTTCATAGTATTTATTAATTGAATTGCGATAAGAATAATACTTTTAATTGTAAATTTCTTATTTTTACAAAGAATAGATTCTAAAGATGGTCCTAGAAGATCCATTATCATAATTTTTTTGTTTAATGTTTTATTTGATAAGATTTTAATATTAGCAAGACCGCAATTTTCATCTTCTTCACTTTTTTGTTTATGCAAAGCATTATAAATTTTTGCTTCTTCAATAAGCCATCTTTCTCCATCTTTTTCTTTATTTATAATAGGTATTTTTAATGCCACTGATTCGTTAGTTTTATTATTTTTTGCAGAGAAAACATGACCAAAACTTCCGCTACTAATATATTTTGTTACAGTATATCCATTTAGGTCAGTACCTATTAATGTAGTTAAACTTGTTTCTTTTTCTACCATTAACTTAAAATATTAAAATAAATTTTTGTTTTAATTTTAAATAAAATACGCAGTAAAATTTTTAATTAAATATTTAATAAAAAAAAAAAAATATTTAGTTATTATAAATGTCTACAAGAAGAAAAAGTCCAGTTAGAATTCATCTTGAAAAAGGAACATTACCCGGATATACACTTTCATTAAATCAAAAATCACGTAGATCTGTTTTAACAAAATTAGCATCAGAACAAGGGTGGGGTACTGTTGTAAAAAAGTTAAATGTATTAAGACTTTATAATAAATACAAACATCCTGAAACCGCTGCTAAATTTCATAAAGATATGAAATTTGTACAAACTTTATCACCAAAACACAAAAGTCCAAAGAAACAAAGTTCCAAGAAACGTTCAACAAAAAAGCGTTCAACAAAAAAACGTTCAACAAAAAAGCGTTCAACAAAAAAACGTTCAACAAAAAAGCGTTCACCAAAAAAGCGTTCAACAAAAAAGCGTTCAACAAAAAAGCGTTCAACAAAAAAGCGTTCAACAAAAAAGCGATCTAATAAACGTCGTTCATCTAAACGTCGTTCATATAAAAAGCGTTCAGCAAAAAAGCGTTCTGCTAAACGTTCAATTAAACGTCGTTCAGTAAAGAGATTCTAAAAGTAAGATATTTTATTAATTAAATTAATAAAATAAAAATATTTAGTTTAAGTAAGTATGGATAAAGAATCTAGTTTAGTAGATACTAGAAAATGGTATAATTATATAATTTCTGAATTAAATTTAAAATCAGTATGTTATGATGATTATTATTATTTAGAATTAGGATGTGATGAAAAAGGTAAATCGTGTATATTTGGAAAAGAACAAGCTGTTGTTAAATGTAAATCATTTAATAGATATCAATTAGTAACATTTAGTATAGAAGCTGATATAAAAGTTAGAGATTCGAGACATAGAAATATTATAATTATAGATAATGTAGATAAAACATATGAACGATTTGAACCGAATGGGAGTATGCCATATGATGATATTATAAATAATATACTTGATACAAATTTTAGAAAGTTATTTAATTTAATTGATTATGTATTTATTAAACCATTTGAATTTTGCCCTCGTATAGGTCCGCAAAAAAAATTAAAAGGTACTCTATTAATAGGTAGCTGTATTATTTGGACTTTGTGGTTTACAGAACAGCGATTAAAATATCCTAATAAAAGTAGAAATAATATAATTAATGAAATTACAGATAATTCTGATGAAAATGCTTTAAAACTTGTTGAAAAATATATAAACAAGTTAAATAATCTTGATATAATAGTAAATAAACCTCTTCAAAAAGATAAAATGTATCAACATACAAGAACTCAAAAATTAAACTCTTCTGATGGAAGTATAGAATCTTTAAGAATAAATTCACCTAAAAGTAAAATATCAAAATTAAAAACGTTATCAAAATCATTAACAATGTTAGGTGGAGGTAAAAGTACTTGGTTTAATAATGAAATAAAAAAATTAAAAAAAATACTTGAAAATTAAACTTGTTCAGGGTCAAATTCAATTTCTTGAATATATCTTTTACGATATCCTGAATAATCATTTGTTTTATATACTATTAAAATGTGATCATATGACAGAAAATCTTGACTTTTAATAGGTTGAATTTTATAAATAGTATAATCTTGAGTCATACCTTGGGTATCATAATTTATAGTATTAAAGATATATAAAGTATCTTTATATTTTTGTTTATGAATTTGTAGATTTCTTTCATTTTGTTTATTTTCTACAATAAGATAAGCGTAATAATGTAGTTCTTGATAATTTATATTATTATCAAGAATACACATAGCACATAGTTCTTGTAATGTTTTCATAGATTTCATAGTTTTCATAGATGTTGATTTAAAGACGTTTTTGAATTAAATTCAATTTTAATTAGAGCCAACTGAATTAGCATTAAATATACCTTTAGAATTAGTATTACCTGAAACAAATTGTTGATGTTCAGCTAAAGATTTATAAAATGTTTGTTTCATATCTTGTGTAATTATCATATCATTCCCAATAGTAACAAAAGGATCCATTAAATATAGTTGATTATAAATTAAATAAAAATTAGGATCTGATTTATCTATACCTATCATATTAAATTTAGCATAACCATTTTTATCTAGAATAATACCTGCAAGTGATGTATATTTGTCAAGTAAATAAGGATCAAATGTAGATAAATAGTTTGAATCAAGATCTATAAATTTTTTTATATTATTTATTATAAATTTTACTTTAATGTTTCTAGATGTAAAAGTTGTAGAATCTTGTAAATTAACATTTAATATAAAAATTCTATTACCTAAAAAGTCATCATTATAATAAATATTATTAAAATCGCCTAAAGTTATTTTATGTTTATTTATTCTAGGTACTGTTTTTAAAAATGATAATAATAGTTTTTGAAATTGATTAGTAAAAGGAAATGGTATATTAGTATTAAATAATGTAAATGATTTTACATTAAAATTATGATCAAATGATAAATCTGAAAATTGAGAATCAAGTAATTTTGTTTCTTCATCAAATAAATTCTTTATAGTATAATTTGGTATAATAGAATCATTATATCCAACTACTAAAAATGTTTCTTTGAAGGTAGAATATATAAAATAAGTTATTAAACATATTAAAAAAATATATAAGACTGTCATTCTAATATATTTCAATAAATTAAATTTTTTAAAAAAATAAATTTACTCTAAAAATGTCTTCTTTGTTGTAGAGTATTATCCATCATTTCTCTATCTTTTTGTAATAATGATAATTTGTTATCTAAATCTTTTGTTTTAAGTGACATATTATTACCACCTAATTTACCAGCTAATCCAAAAGAAGGATCTGTAAAATTAATAGATTGCCTACCTACAGATGGTTGTTGTCTATTTTGGGAAAAATTATTAATGTCTTGTGTATTAATTTTACCTTGACTATTATTATTGTCTTTAAAATTTATATTTCCCATAACAGATCCTTGTTTTTGTTGATGATCATCAAAATACTGTCTTTCTGATTGTAATGATTTGTAATCTACATTTTGACTAGAACCTTCAAGATCATTTAAAAATCCATTAGTTTTATCACTATTTGGAGCCCAGGATTTCTCAGTACCCAGGTAATTATCATTGGGTAATTGTTTATTAACATAAAATGTATAACTTTGTTCTTTTGCATCATTAATATCAGTTGATCCAGTTTGTATATCAAAATCGGCATAATTATCTGAAAATGAAACCATTTCATTTGGATTAAATGGTGTTAATCCAACATCTTTTTGTTTATTTAAATGATTAATTTGAAATTCTAACCATTTAAAAGCATCTTCATCTGATAATATATGTTCGGCGCCAGGTGTTATAATAGTGGGTACTTTTGAAATTTTTCTATTTAAAACTTGTTGGATTTTATAAAACATATCAGGTCTTTTTTTTGTAGCTGGATTAATATCAATATTCATTCTAATAAATGAATTATATAAATCTGGATGTTTTATTAAAATTTGTAAAAAATTATGGGAATATCTACAATATTCACTAAATATCAATATTGGTTTTTTAAATAATTCTGACATGATTTATTAATATAAATTAATATAAAATAAATTTTATTTAAACTAATTTCGTATTAAATTAAAAAATATTATATATGTGTATATTAATAAGATGGCTGATATTAGACTAAAAAATATTACAGTAGAACCTTCAAATTTTTTAACTGTTCAGAATGGGAATATATTAATAACTAATACAACTATTTCTACTGATATATTAAATGGTACAATGGTAATTGATGGTGGTATTGGTATAAATTGTACATATGATGCGGTTAGTTCTACATCCGGTGGTGCTTTAACAGTAGGTGGTGGTATAGGTATTCATGGTCAAACTTTTTTAGGTAATAATTTAATTTTAGATAATAATTCGAGTATAATTAGTGTAAAAGGTGTATCTGATTATCGTTTATATTTAGATTCTATAAATAATAAACATTTTTATTTAGCATTAGATGGAACAAATAAAAGATTTGATTTATATGATACTTATTTGAAAATGAATTTAACAGCTAGTTCAACTAATAGTAGTACAGGGGCATTTATAATTAATGGAGGTATTTCTATAAATAATACGACAAATGTCATTAATTCAAGTAATGGTGGTGCTTTAACCATTGCTGGTGGTTTAGCTATAGGAGGTGATGCTAATTTTTCTAAAACATTGATTATAGGTCAATTATATCAAAATACTTCAGGGTTAACAGTTAGATATACAGGGAATTCTCAAATAGCTTTACAAAATAGTTCCGGTACAGCAAATACAACATTTAATATGGATAATAATACTTTAGTAATTTCTAATCCGGGTGATACAATTTTTAATACAAGTACAGGTAATTTTACATTTAATAATAACAATTTTACTTTATTAACAATGTATCAAAATTATTCTCAATTTAGTAAATACCTTCTTATTACTGATACTATTGAATCATTAAATAGTTCAATTGGTGCTTTAGTTATTACCGGGGGTATATCTATAGGTTGTACAACTGATGCTATTAGTTCAACAAGTGGTGGAGGTATTACATTAAATGGAGGTTTATCTGTTAATAAAAAAATTTATACAGGAGATTCTATAGGTATTGAATTATCAAATGGTAATAAAAATAATAAGATGATGTTATACCAAGCTAATTCAGATCTTACTCAAACAAATTTATTTACTGGTATAGGTGTTACAACTGGTTCAATGAGATTTCAAGTACCATCTAATACTACAGATTATATATTTTATAGTAGTACTAGTAATGGAAGTTCTAGTAATGAAGTATTTAGAGTTAAAGGTACAAATGAAGTTCAATTTATTGGCAATCAACAACGTTATTCTATAAAATCAGGTGGGTATACAGTAAATGATATTTCATTTCAAAGTCAAAATGTAGCAGCTGCTTCATGTGTTAACTTTTATACTATGGATGGAGATACAAATGATAATAATGATTTAAAAATTTTTGGATTAGGGTTACCAAATAGTATAATTAATAGTGAATATTTAAAAATTGGATGGAATACTAATAATTATGTTATTTCAACAAATAATCAAGGAACTGGTATAGTACGTCCTATAGTATTACAAACAAATCAAAATAACGAACAGTTAACATTAGTAACAGATGGAAGTATAAGTTTAACAACTACTAATATGTCAATTAATAGTACAACTGGTGGTTTAGTATTACTTTCAGGTGGACTTTCAATTAATGGTACACAGGATTCAAGTTCTTTAACAAATGGTGGATCTATTACAACTAATGGTGGTATTTCAGTTAAAAAAAGTATGTATGTAGGTAATACATTAAATATTTATAGTACAACTGGTAGTGTAATGTTATATGCTAATAATAATGGAGATTTTATAATAACAAATCCTACAAATAAATATATATTTGGTAGTAATAGTACAAGTGGTACTTATTCAAGTAACATTTCATTATATACATTAAATGACAATGTTAATTATGAAATATTACAATTAACTACAACAAATACTAGTGGAACAGGTATATATAATATTAATACAAAAAATTCTGGTACAGGAATATTAAGACCTTTGCAATTAAATGTAGGTATAAACACTGATATATTCATGGATACAAATGGTAATGTTGGTATAAATACAACGAATCCTACATTTACTCTTGATATAAATGGTACTGTTCAAGCTAATAATTATAATTATTTTAATAGTTTAACAATTTATAGTACGAGTGATTCAACAAGTATTTATACAAGTGGAAGTTTAACTGTAAGTGGTGGTGCTAGTATAGAAAAATCTTTATGGGTTGGTGGTAATGTATATTTTACTAATACAATGGATAGTAGTAGTACTTCCGCTTCTGTTTATATGGCGGGTGGTTTAACAATAGCTTCTGGTGAAGCTGCTAATTATGGTTTCGGGGCATTAACTGTTGCTGGTGGTGCTTCATTTGGACAATCTATTTATGTAGGACAGGACCTTAATGTAACTGGTAGTATAAATGGAGCAGCTGGAAGTTCAAATACATTTGCTTATATTACTGTAACAGCAACAGATAATGCTATTAATATATCAACTGGCTCGCTTATTACATTTGGTGGTATAACAGTTCAAACCTATCAAAATGCTTCAAGTGTTAGTAATGGTGGAAGTATATTAACACCTGGTGGTGTTAGTATAGGTAAAGATTTGTATTTAGGAGGTAATATGTACAATTATGGTGTGACAAATTATAATAATAATTTTAGTAGCTCAAATAGTTCATTTATTAGAATATTCGATATCTCTAGTATAGAATGTTTTTCAATTGATAGAAGTATTAGTAATGCAGATTTAAGTATTTCTAGATATAATAATTCAGGAACATTTGTAGAAAAAAGTATAAATATTTCAAGAAATACTGGTATAATAACTATTAATAATACAACTGAAAGTTTAAATTTAAGTTCTGGTTCTTTAATAACAGCAGGTGGTATAACTATACGATGTACAACAAATTCTACAACATTAAGTTCTGGTGGAGCTGTAACAATATTTGGTGGTTTAAGTGTAAATAAAGATGTTCTTATTGGTGGTAATGTTTTAATTTCAAGTACAGTTGTTAGTAATAATCAAAATGAAGGCGCATTAGTGGTTGATGGAGGAGTTGGTATTACAGGTAATGTTAATATTTTAGGAAATACTGTTATAACTGGTAATTTAGCAATTAATGGTACAATGACAAGTGTACATTCAACTAATACATTACTTTCTGATAATATTATTATATTAAATTCAGGACCATCGGGCACAGCTGATTCAGGATTTATGACACAAAGATATCAAACGGATAATAACATTGGTTCAGGTGATGTAGTTAATGATCCTAATTATTATTCATTTACATTACCTAATCAATCTGGTATGTCAAATATACAAGTAAAATTACCAACAAATGCTAATTCAAATGATTCTTATTATAATAATTGGTGGGTAAAAATAGTAGGTGGATATAGTAATAATCAAGTTAGACAAATTACTAGTTATATTGGTTCTACTAGAATTGCTACAATTGATTTAATGTGGGATACTCAAAATCCAAATATGGGAGATACCATTCAATTATATGATAGACCGTATGTTGGTTTAATTTGGAATGCTGTTAATACACGATTTGAATTAGGAACTACTACGCAAGATCCTGGTAATTCATCTGTAACTTTTTCAGAGTATGTTCCATTATTTGCTGATTCTATTAAACTAAATTCAACAGCGTTATCACTTAATAGTACTTATGGAACTTTACTTGTAAATGGTGGAATTAGTGTTACAACTACAACTGATGCTACATCTGTTACATGCGGAAATGGTTTAACAATTGCAGGTGGTGCTAGTGTAGCAAAAACTCTATTTGTTGGAAATAGTATAATTGTAAATGGTATTGATATTCAACCAAATACATATGATTTACCAAGAACTACTGTATTTAATGGCACTAATAATATAACAAATGCTAATATACCAATCCTTTCATTCCCAAATTCAGTTTGGAGTTTCGATATTTATATAGCAATTCAATTAGTAGCATCAACAAACATGTATTCAAATTATCAAATTCGTGGGTGTAATATGGGTACTGAATGGCAAATTATACAAAGTTATGTTGGTGATCCAATTGTTACATTTAATATTACAAGTTCTGGTCAACTACAATACTCTTGTATAAACTATGCAGGATTTACAAGTTTAACATTCAAATTTAAAGTAATTACAAACTAATACTTTTTAAAAAAAGTATCCAAAAAGTATCAAAAAAAAGTATCCAAGATTTTGATAAAACTTTTGTTAAAAGTTTTTTTTTAATTTAAAAACAACTTAAATTAAAATACAAGAAATGAATATATTTAAAAGAAATTCTGATTCAGAAACTAGTAGTATGTATAGTAATATATTTAAAACAAAAAAAAAAGAAGATTCTACAACCTTTTTAAATAGATTCTCTGACGAATCATTTTACGAAAAAAGAAATAACACATTAGAAAAAACTTTTTTTAATAGAGCATTGTTTGATTATGAACTTTATATATTATTAATATTAGATAAAATTAAATTAAAGATTGTACCAGAAATTCTAGAAATATGTGATCCTAAAATGAATTCTTTTCCTAATAGTCCTTCAAGAATTATTTATAATATTAATGGAATGATTTCGTTAAGAGACGCTTTTGAAAAAAATTTTATTAATTTTCATTATCTTATTAATGAATTATTAACATTTCTAAAGATGATTCAATATAGTAAATTATTAATTGGAAATTTAAACATTGATACTATTTATGTAAGAGAAAATTCAAAATTAGAATTTTATATAATTGATTTTTCAAAAGCTAATTTTTCAGATAGAATTTTAGATTTAGATTTTCAATCACTTTATATAAGTTTGAATGAAAATAATATGGTTAGTCAAAAGAATTTAAATTATTTTGATCAAGAATTTAATAGATATACAAATAAAAGACTTTCTAAAGAATCTTTTGCTGAAAGTATTATTGAATTATATAATACTTAGACATACAAGTCTATTAAGCCTTGATTAGATCCTTTTGTAGATTTACTAGGAATTACAGGATGGTTAGACATTGGGTCAAAATCTTTAGCAAAATCTAAATTAAAGAATTTAGTACGATTATTGATACCATGTTTACGGATATAATCACGATGATAATTATGCATTTCTTTAATATTTTTGTTTATTAAAATATTATAAGACTCTATTATATTATCTATATATTTATACATTACATTAGTTTTAGGGACTTTATAAATAAAATTTTGAATATTATTCATACAATTAGCTTTTAATTGTAATGATATTTCAAACATTTCATTAACATTTTCTGGATAGTCTTCATTGGCTTCATAAAATTTTTCTATTTGATTTTTAAGTTTAAGGATATTATTAGTACCTTTTAATAACATATAAAATTCAAAAGGATTATATTCAGCTAATGGTCTTATACTATATAAAAATTCTATTAAATTTGAATCAATATAAAGTGAATCTAACTTATTTTTTTCATATATTTTTTGTATATCTTCTGGATTAATAGCTTGGTTACTTGTACTAACTAAATTAATTTTAAATTGAATAAATGAATTAGTTGTTTGTTGTAAAGTTTCTAATTTTAACAATGTATTTTTATTATAATCACTAACATTTGTATTATTAACTTTTACATATAAATTGGTTATATAAAGACCAAATACTATTAAAATAATAATAGGCATGTAGTTTTCTCCAAAAGATTTACTAAAAATTACTATGATAAATATAAAAAATAATATTACTTCAAATTTAAAATATTGTTGAAAAACACCATGTTCTTGTGTAAATAGATTTACAATATCTTCCATTAGATACTTATTATTATTAGTCAATAAAATAATAATATTAAAATAAACTTTTTTAACCAATTTTTTAAACTTAAGTTTAAAAAATCTATAAAAGTTAAGACAAAAAACAACAAATTAAATTAATTTATTTAAATTTAATGTTTCTTGGATGAACGCTTCTTGTGTGATCTACGCTTAGTTGAACGCTTCTTGGATGAACGCTTCTTGTGTGATCGCTTCTTGTGTGATCTACGCTTAGTTGAACGCTTCTTGGATGAACGCTTCTTGTGTGATCGCTTCTTGGATGAACGCTTCTTGTGTGATCGCTTCTTGGATGATCGCTTCTTGGATGATCGCTTCTTGTGTGATCTACGCTTAGTTGAACGTTTCTTGGATGAACGCTTCTTGTGGGATCGCTTAGCTTTCTTAGATGAACGCTTCTTGTGGGATCGCTTAGCTTTCTTAGATGAACGCTTCTTGTGGGATCGCTTAGCTTTCTTAGATGAACGCTTCTTATGGGATCGCTTAGCTTTCTTAGATGAACGCTTCTTATGGGATCGCTTAGCTTTCTTAGATGAACGCTTCTTGTGTGATCTACGCTTTTTCATTGGCATAGATGAACTAGATTTAGAACTAGATTTTGATGAACGTTTCTTGGATGAACGTTTCTTGTGGGATCTCTTAGCTTTCTTGGATGAACGTTTCTTTGATGAACGTTTCTTTGATGAACGTTTCTTGTGGGATCGACGTTTAGTTGAACGTTTCTTGGATGAACGTTTCTTTGATGAACGCTTCTTGGATGAACGCTTCTTGTGGGATCGCTTAGCTTTCTTGGATGAACGCTTCTTGTGGGATCGCTTCTTGTGAGAAGAACGTTTAGTTGGTGATTTAGCCTTACTTGGTGACTTTTTAATAGATCTTGACTTTGAGTGTCTTGCACCTCCAGATTGAGTAAATAGCGTACCTAAAAAGTTTTCAATAGACATTGCGTTTTTTTATAATATATACAAATATATTTTTTTTTTTTAATTCAAAAAGAAATTGATTTAAATAAAAAAAATCTTTAAAAAATAAAAATGGATGAACAAAAACCTTTTTTATTAAAAATTATTTTTGATGATCTTCCAAATAAACAAAAAGATCAAATTGATTTATTATTAACAAGTGTATTTATTACATTGTTTTTATTAAATACATATTTATCATTTATTGTACTTTCTAAAGTATATGATACAATTGTTAATAGTTACGAATTAGCTAATAATTATTTAAATAGAGGGGGTTTTGCCCCCCTACGACAAAATGAATATTTAATAGATCAAGAAAGAAATTAAAATCCTTTTAATTTTACTTTTTTAAAAGTTGAATTTAAAATTAAAAAAAATTGAAATATATAAATAAATATATTTCAATAAAAATGCTCTCTTTACTTTCTCTCTTTTCTTTCGGTTTAACTTCAGTTTTGGCCTCAAGTGTTATCCTTACACCAAAGGAACATCAGCTTCACACATTTGATTTTAATTCATTTAATGTTGAACATAATATTGGAGATTTAGCTTCTGTTGGTGACCTTACACTTTATAAAACTACTTCTGATAATTATCTCAAGTACAAAAATACATTTGATCATCTTTTTGACGTTGAAGAAGAACAAGTTTACACTGTAAATCCGGTTGATGTTTCATCCGATAATGATAATGAAAATGAACATGTTTTGTTTGTTCAAGAACCCGGTAATTCAGAATTTAAAATTACCGAATCAGTTCCTTGGCACTTAGATAGACTTAGTAAGCGTCATCTTCCGTTGGATGGAAGTTATGCTTACAATACACCTGGAAGTTGTCATAGAAATTCAGATGTTGAAATTGAGACTGTTGTAGTGGATACTGGTTCTGTAAATCATGTTAATTTTGGTGATAATCAACCAACATTTTTGGAAAATTTTAGTGGTGATAATATTGATAAAGATTGTAATTCACACTCAACTCACTGTCTTGGATTAGTAGGTTCTAGAAGTTATGGTGTATGTAAAGATGCTAAGCTATTTGCTGTGAAAGTCCTTACGTGCGAAGGCAGTGGTAGTACAGCTGGTGTAATTCAAGGTATGAATTATGCTTTTAATAGACATCTTGAAAGAGAAAAACAAAATCCTAAATTAAGAACTATTATGTCAATGTCACTTGGTGGTGGTAAGTCTTTGGCAATGAATAGAGTAGTTGAACGTATGGTTAAAATGAGTGATACATTTTATATTGCGGTTGCTGCGGGAAATGAAAATAGTAATGCATGTAATACAAGTCCTGCTTCAGCGCGTGGAATATTTACTGTTAATGCTATGGGTAAAGATGACCAAAGAGCATATTTCTCTAACTTTGGTAAATGTACTGATATTTATACACCTGGTGTAGAAATTTTATCAACTGTTTTAGATAATAAAACAGCAGTATATTCAGGTACTTCTATGTCAACTCCAATTTTGGTAGGAGTTATGAACCATTATTTAGATATGTATCCAAATCTAAATATGAAACAATTAAAAGAAAAAATTCTAAGTGATGCTACTAAGGATACAATTGAAGGAAACCCTAAGCAGACTTCTAATTTAATGGTTTATTTAAATAGAAATGATTAAATAATTAACTTTGGTAAAGTTATAAATTTGTTATATATTAATCTTAAAAATGTTATTTGATAACCACTTTTAGGATGTACACAATCTAATTTATTTGATTTAATACAATTGTCTTTAATTAACAAAGCTTGTAAATTAGTATAATGAGTACATGCTTTTAATTGATTTATATCAGTTAAATCAAACCAATCACAAGGAATAATGTGGTCTAAATGCCAAACAGTTCCGTAATTATCAAATGTTATGTCTTCATAAAATGATTTATCTAAATGTTTTATAAAATTATCTAATGTACAATCAATTAATTTTTCTGTTTTTGGTTTTTTAACTTTTATATCTCCTAAAAGAATTCTTAATCTCCCTCTAATACGCTCTGTTAATTTATACTGTATATTACTATTTAACTTATGTTTCTTTTTTTGATATAATTCCTTAGAAATACTTTTTCTATAAATTTTAATACATTCTTTACAAATATTTGAATAACCATCTTGTGTCCCTATTTTTTTACTATAATTTTTTAAAATATTTTTAGATTTATTACATTGAGAACAATCTTTAATATCAGTTTCTGTATATTCTTTTCTAATTTTTTTTCTATCATTATCTTTTTTACGTGAACAAACAAGACACCAACTATAAAAACCACTTTTGTTTGCTGGTGAAATAGAAAATTTACTTAATTGTTTTTCTACATTACAGTTTGAACACGTTTTAATTTGTGTTTTATCAACTATTTTTAATTTCTCTTTATTTTTAATTGTATTTTTTTCTCTCAATTTTCTTTTTTGTTTTGTCATACATTCTTTACAATCTTTTCTATAATTACCTGTTTCAGATCTTACATAATATTCAGATAATGGTTTATCAATTTCGCATTTTGAACATTTTTGGGACATCTATGTCTTTTATTTTGTAATAATAATTTATCTTTAAATACTTTTTTTATTGATGTATTACAAGAATATGAAACTTAATTATCGTTATAATATAATTATTGATGAATCGCTTAATTTAAGAAAAAATTTAATTGAAGATAAAATTGAAAGTGTACTAGATGATCCACGTGGTTGGCGAAAATTAGGTTATAAATTTCATAGATCAACTACCAATTTAGACTTTGTTATAACAATTGTACCAAATAAAATTGTAAAAAAAGTATGTAATTTTGATGGGTTATCTTGTGCTACAATGTATAGAGCAAAAGATAAAACTGACATTATTTTCTTAAATTTAGAAAAATGGCAGAAAGGAACAAAAAAATCTAAACAAAATTTAGATGGGTATAGGACATATATGGTAAATCATGAAACTGGTCATATATTAGGAAGATCTCATATAAAACATGAAGATTGTAAATCAGGTAGTAAAGTACCGATAATGGTACAACAAACTCTTGGAATTGGAAAATGTAAACCGAATGTATTCCCACTTAGTTGGGAATAAATTTAAAATAAAATATACGGCCATTGTAGTTTGTTGGTGTAACTCCATTTCTAATACCAGTTAATTCAATAAAATTGTCAAGATTATTTAAAAAGAATTGTATAATATTATATAAAAGGGTATCCGTTTTAATATACATAAATATAACCTTTAAATTAAGTTTTTGATTTAACATTGATTATGAAATAATCCATCTCGATTTGCAGAATTTCCAGTAACATAATATTTAGCGCCATCGCAAATAACATTAATAGAGTCGCCTACAGCTCCATTAGAATCAGCAAAATCAACATCTGCTGAATTTGTAAATGAACTTCCGGTTGTTCCACACATATAATGTCCACTAAATACACTTGGACAACCACTAATAGAAGCAGTTATATAAACTTGATTATTTGGTTGAGCTTGAATGAATTTGAATGATACACCTGCTTCAAGTGGAATAGACACATGTGTACTACCAGCAGTAAATTGATTTACTACAAGAGAACCAGAATTCATAGATGATAAGATAAGACTAGATGATGTAATATTAATAACATCTGGTAAAATTGGTTCATTTAAATCAATTGATCCGAAAACATGATTAACAAGTGCGCTTTTAGACATTTTTATTTGTTATAATAATACTAAATAAAAAAAAAAAATCTAATTAAAATTTTTTAAGACCAAATATTTTCTGCTTCTATATAGCTTAATGTTTGTTTGTTTAGTTTTTTATTGATCGCATTATGAAAATCAACTGTCCAATAAAATATAACATTGTTTTGTGTTAAATCTAATGTTTCAAATAAATTTAAATTTATATATTCTATATAATCTTTAGCGCAATGTTCACATGGTATTATTAATGCTAAATTTTTCAATTTTTCAACAATGTTTTTTTGTATTTTAATATTTAATTCATTGTGTGAATATTTACAATATGACATCGAGTGTATAAAACTCCATAAAAAAGTACCCCAATGCTTACTTGATTTCATATTTAAATATAAAAAGAATTTAAAATTAAGTAGATATTTACTTTTAAATGGAAAAAACAAAAACAGAAACTTTATTTATGTTTGAAGAACAATCTGTAAAAATGATTGTAATTGGTAATAAAACTGAAGCTACAGGTACAATAATATGCCCTAAAGATTCAAGTAAAGAATTTATGGATAGATTAATTGAATTTGTTATAAAAAATGCTAGAGATTACGCTAATCAATTTGTAACATCATAATTACTAACAATAAAAGTATCAATTTTATTACCAAGTTGTTCATGTGAAACTCGCATATCAATATGCTTTTTATGTAATCCTTCTTCTAAAACGTCTAATGTTTCATGTAATTCAGTGATTTCAGCTTCCAAAGAATTAATTTTATGTAAAAGAAAATCTAATTTTTCTTCATATTCTTCACTAATTTTTTGCTTAATGTAATCAGCAATGTACTTGAAGAAAATAGTACCGGTTATAGTATTTGCAAGAATAAATGTAAAAAGTTCAAGATTCATATTACGTCTTTATTAATATACCGCATTAAAAAAAGTTTATAATAATACCGAAAGAAATCTTAAAAAAAAATGATTTAAAAATACTTTTTATATTTTATAAAAGATATGACATTACTTGATAATATCGAAAATACTTTATCTGAAAATTCTCATAAAAGAGTTAATGTAAAATGCGATTTTAATACATCTGATAAATGTAAAAATGAATATACTTTAGAATATAGACAGTATTTAAAATTTTCAAGTAATAATGATGGTCAATTAAGCTGTATTTATTGTCGTAATAATAGATATATGGGAAGAAATAATTCAAATTGTAAATATAAAAATATAGATGATAATATGTTTGATAATATTGATTCTAATGAAAAAGCTTATTTGTTAGGATGGATAGCATCAGATGGATGTATAAGAAAATCTGGATTTCAAATTAGTATAAGAGATTATGATAAAGATGTATTAGAAAAAATTAACAAGGTTTTATTTTTAAACGAATTACCAATTTCTAAAAAAAAAAATATGGTGAATTTTACAGTAAATTCAGAAACTATAGCTAAAAAATTAACTGAAATTTTTAAAATTAAAGAATTAATTGAAGAAAATGAGTCATATAAAAAATCATATATTATTAAATTTCCAGATATTGATGAAAAATATTTATATTATTTTGTTAGAGGTGTATTTGAAGGAGATGGTCATTTTAGATATACTAAAACAAATCCTGTTTGTGGAATTAGTTCGTGTTCAATTGAATTTTTAGAAGAAATTATAAAAAGATGCGATTTAAAGTGTAATATTAATAATAATGTATTTGAAGTATGTGGTAATTTAGCATTAGATTTTTTGAATAAGGTTTATAAAAATGTATTGGTTAATAATGAATTAATATTTATGGATAGAAAATATAATTTTTATAAAAAAATTGCTGGATGGATGCCGCATATGGCTAAAATTTGTTTATATTTTAATTATGTTAGAACAGTTCCTGAAGCACGACCTCCTCAAAAACAACGTGGAAGTGATTCTGGATATGATTTAACTTTAATTAAAAAGATAAAAACACATGGAAATGTTGAATTTTTTGATACTTGTATTAAATTAGAACCAGCATTTGGATATTATTTTGATTTAGTAGGTAGAAGTTCAATTAGCAAATCAGGATATATGTTAGCAAATAATATAGGTATTATTGATAGAACATATCAAGGAACTGTCATTGTACCATTGGTTAAGATTGATAATAATCAACCTGATTTAGAGTTACCTTGTAGATTAGTACAAATTATTCCAAGACAAATTCAACATTTAGAACCAATTGAAATTACTGAAGAAGAACTTTTATCATCAGAAAGACAATCTGGGGGTTTTGGTAGTACAGGAAAATAAATTAAACATTCATAAACGTTCAAAAATTTAAAATAATTCATATCGATTAATTTTGAATAAATTAAACTAAAGTTTACTTTATTTAATATGAAATTTTTTTATGAAATTTTTTATTTTTTTTTGCCAACTTTTTTTAAAAAAGTTTAGGCAAGTACATAAGTTGCTTGTAGTTGGAAGTAATGAATATTACTTGAAATAGATTGGAATTTAATATTAATATTTGCTGTTCCTATTACACCATAACTAAGAACATTGAATAAAGGGGTAATATTTGTTTCGTCAGAGTAACCTGTACAACTACTAATTACTTCAAATGATCTAATAAAAGCGTTTGTACGACTTGGAAGTTGGAATTGTACTTCGCAATTTTGACTAGCAGAACTTGGTAATACTGTAAACATTAATGTAAGAACACCTAAACTACCATTAACTTGTAAATTATTATGATAATAATTGAAACTTGAACAATTTAAATAAACAAGTGTACCAGAATTAATATTAGGATTTGTTACACTACCAGTAGCTGTGAATGCTCCTGTAATATAAAGACTTCCGCCAATATAAACATCTTTACCTATAGAAACGCCACCTGGTGTTGTAATAGCACCGCCACTTGTAATACTTGTAGCGTTTTGACTTGTAGCAACAGATACACCACCAGAAACAATTAACGCACCAGTTGTCTTACTGTCTGAATAAGTTGTAGAAAGTATATTTACTGTTCCATTATAGTCAACTTTTATTCTTTCAATGTCATTATTCGTAAATATACTAACATTACCACCTACAGCATTATTTCCACCATAAAGATTTAATGAACCTGAACTTACACTTGTAGTTTGACTATTAGCAAATAATTGTATTCTAGAGGCAGTTGTATTGTTATTTGAATTACTAGCTGCACCAATAAGGCCAAGATATCCTGTACTCGAATTTGTTGAAACAAAGTTTGTAGTATTAAGTGCTAAGGGACTGATTACATTAGTAGTTGTATTAATACCGATATATCCTAAATTATTAACAGTTAATGCTCTATTAGAAGTATTTGGTGTGCCACCATTTGTAAGACATAGTTGATTAATTAAACTATCAAACAAAATACCGTATCTATTAGTAGTTCCATTTTCAACAAAATCTAGATAACTGTAACTACCTATATCATGTTCAAATCTAGCTGTACTTGTAGTTTTTCTAATATGTAGAGATTCTTGCGGATTGAATCCGCTTCCACCAATTCCAATATTATTTCCAACTAATAAGTTTTGTTGAATACCTACACCACCTCTTGTTGTAATTGTACCGCCATATGTTGCAGAAATAGCATTGTTTGTATTATTAATAGAAATACCACCAAGTAAATAAACAGAACCAGAACTAGAATTTGTAGAAACTGTAGTATCAGTTGAATATAAACTCTTTAGTCGTAAATTAGCATTACCAGTAATATTAAGATAACTAGCACTTGTTCCGTTTGTTGGTTTGCTAGCAGTATAACCTAAAGCAAAAGTATTATTTTGTACATCAAAGAAATTAGCAACAAAACCATTATTGTAAAAATAAACTGTATCACCTGTATTTGGTAATTGTGATGTAAATGGTGTAGCTAAAGTAATAACTTTTTGAGAACCATTATAACTTGTAACTTTTCTAACTTGGTTTATATTTGAACCTGAAATTACTTTAATCCACATTCCATTATAAAAGTTATCAGATGAACTAGCCAAGGCACTTAATTTTAATTGATATAAACTAACAACCCCTGTTTGATTTGGTAAAGAATCGCTATAAAATGGAGCATCCCCTGGATTTACAATATCTCCATTACCAAGATCATTTGCTACTTGGTATCTTTGATAAATCGTTCCGATGTCTCTTTCAGAATTAGTTAGTATGTTATTATAACCAATTATAGGAAGATTATCAGCAATGTTTAAGTTTAATCCTTCTACAGTGAGGTCACCTGTTGTGTAACGCAGTGTACTTTCTATATTTGTTGTGTAAACATTAAACCAAGTATTATTAAAATTACTTGTTGTGCCATTTGGTAAAGTACTTGTTCCTTCGTTAATTAATAAAAATTTATTAGCATTTTGCGCTGAAACATTAATATTAGTTGTTGAATTACCAGGTAATAGTACAAATAATTGATAGTCGTTAAATGAATCGTCGTAAATATAACATATTGGTTTGTTTACTGAATTAAATGGAATAGTTCCATAATGTGAATGAGCATATGTACTAGTTGTTCCAGAAATTGATACAGTAAGTTTTAAACCACTGATTCCTAATACATTTGTTACACCATTATTAAAATCTATTTCTGTATAACCTAAATCACTTAAATTATTAATTTGTCCAAGATATATCCATAAACTATTACCGGATGTATTATTAATAGATTGATGTAAAGCATTACCAGCATATTCAACTCGATCAGTTAAATTTGTTGGCCCATTAAATGTACTATAAATGTTATTTGTTAATACTAAAGAACTACTAGTAATATTACTAGGTGTAAATGTAATTGTAGATGTATTAATATCATTGGATAAAACAGTAGTTAATTGTCCACCAGTGCTATTACCACCAAGATTCATAGTCATATTAGCACCACTTGCTTGAATAAATGAAACACCTAAATTATTCGGTGTAGTTAAAACAACTGAACCAGAACTATCATTTTTATTTAATTGAATAGTGGCATTGTTTACAAGTAAATTACTTTGAGTACTTTGCCATCTTAATTGTCCACCAAAATATCCATAAATATTTAAATTACTAAATGATCCAACTGTACCGATATTAATATTATAATTTGAATTTGTGTTATTAGGGATAACATTTAAATTACCAGTTGTGTAATATATATTATAACCGTCAATTGAATTAAATGTACCACCAATTTGTAGTTGTGAATTTTTATTAAGAATAATAGTGTTATCTGTTATAGTTAATACATTTGAAGCTGTATTATTATATTCTGTAAAGTTTATTGGTAAAAAGCTATTTGTTGTTCTTGTGAGATCAGGTGATTGTATATAATTAGCTGCAGTAGAAGAAGTAAAATAAAGATTACCTAAATATGTATCTTTTAAAGCGTTTACAGTCTGACCAACATATAAACTCCTTACAATACTAGCACCGCCACCTACTAATAAACTACCACCATTAGTAACACTTGATGAATTTATAGTACATTGAATCGTAATACCACCAAACGTAACTAATGAACCGGTACTTTTATTTATGGCTCCATCACTTGCAGTAATAGTTAAATAACTAAATGTATTTGATGCACCAACAGCGCCATTAATAGAACCTCCTACGTATAAATCTTTTGCTATACTTGCACCACCAGCTACTGTAAGTGACCCGCCGTTAAAAATATTTTGTGAATTATCAAGACCACCAACTGATAATCCTCCCGTAATAACAACTGCTCCTTCTGTTGAACTTGTACTTGAAACATTACTGTCAAATGTAACTAGATCAGTTACATCTAATGTACCTTTTACTTGTAGTGTAGTACTTGGTGTAGTTGTATTAATACCTATATAACCATTACTCAAAATTGTTAATCTAGATTGTTGATTTGTAGCAAGTTGTATAGTAGAAGTAGTATCAGTTTGTTGATTACTTAATACTAAAGCATCTGGATAAATATCATTAGCGTATTCATTATAGTTTCTAGTTACACCTAAATAATAATTATAATTACCAGAATGACTTAATAAAATTTCAGGTTTACCATTTGCATTATTTGCGTCTGAATCAGCATTTAAGAATATAGTAGTAGTATTAGCACTTTTAATTTCAATATTCTTACTAGGAGCGTTTGTACCTAAACCAAATCTAATATTTGTAGTATCATAAAAGAAATTTGAATCAGTAGCAATTGAATTTGTATTATTTCCAAATAATATATTACCATTAGGTAAAGTAGTTCTACCAGTACCACCATAAGGTACACCTATATTACTTCCTTGCCAAACACCTGAAGAAATCGTGCCTAATTTTGTAACATGACTTTGATCTGTATTTGTAGTTATAGCCGTTCCGCTTCCACCAAGTAATCCTGTACTTACAGCTGTGCTTTTAATTCTAAATGAATTACTTATAGTTTCAATTTCTATACTTACATCATCAACGTTAGCATTTATTTGATTAAAAATTTTAGATAAACCAGATCCTGGAGATACTTGTCCTAATCCAGTGAATTCTGTAAAATTTAAATTATTTGTATCTACAATATCATTTGGTGAATTACTATTACAAATAAAACCTAAAGAAGCATTAATACTACCTTGTTTTACAAATACAAAATTACCAGAAACTGATGTACCACTTTGGAAATCTAAAGTTCGTATTGGCGTTCCATTTGTAACTTCATATAATCCATTTTCAACAGCGTTTGATTGATAAAGTAAAAGTATACGATCTCCTAAAACAAGGGTATAATTATCAATAGTTAATCCTGGTGTAAAGTCAGATGTTAATGATTGTGCTTGAATTGTTGCGCACATTACAGAATCTTTAACAAACAAACCTTGTTTAACTAAATCAACATATGCTTTATTAGCAGCATCTAGAGGACTAGTTGGATTTGATAGATTATTTATTTTGTTATTTAGCATATTTACATTTTGATTAAAACTACTAGTTCCACCTATATTCAGATTCCCCTTAATACCTATACCTCCTTTTACAATTAAACTACCACTACTTGTATCTGTTGAATTCGTCGTATTATTTAAAAATGTTTGTAAAGTGCTACTTAAATTATTATTTAATGTAGAAATATTAAAGACTGTACTTGTTCCATTTGAAATATAAAATGCTTGATCATTTAATGTATTTATTATAATATTTTGATTAATATTCATTTGATTACTTACAGAATCAACATTTAACATAACATCTCCACTATTATTTAAAATTTGAAAAGCATTTGAATCATCTACTTTAATATTAACTTTACCACCAGTATATATATTTTTAACTACACCTAACCCGCCTTGTACAATTAAACTACCAGAACTTGGTGAAAAACTATTTAATGTATTTGATAATCCAAAACTACCCAAAGTTAAAATATTGCCAGTATCTGTTTCAACTGAAAATAATTCTTTTGATGTATTATTAGTTGTAATACTAAAACGCGGTCTAGCACCACTAAAACTATAATCTGAATAACTTGGTATATTAAATGTAAAAAGTCTACCTGAATTTCCAGTTACAGTACCTCTACCAATCATATATCCTAAAGTATTATCATATGCTGCTTTAACTTGAATTAAACTTTGTGCATTTAAAAGACTTGTATCTGAAATTTCTAAACTTGGATTTGTACTTGTACCATCGCCTGTATAAACATTAATTTTTCCTGTATCACTTGAATTTACAACAAAGAGGTCAGCTGAACTATTTTTAATTTGTAATGAACTAGTATTTTGTGAATTAATGATTATATTACTTTCGCATACAATACTTTGGGAAACACCAATTCCACCATCAGTATGAATAGACCCATTAGTCGCAGTAGTACTATTTAATGTATTTGAAGCATAAATTGGTGGGATAAAAAGTGCTTGATTAGCTGCAAAAAATAATAAATTACCACTTGTATCACCTTTAATATATTGTGAATAATTTGAAAATGTTAACGGAATATTATTTGGAATATTAATATGCTGTCCATCATTTGGTGTAAGGTAAATATCACCATTTGAATACATATTTAAATCATTATTAGTATTAGCAAATATTCTTTGATACCCACCACCACCGAAAATTATACCGTTATTTGTAGGTAGTTTTACATCAAGATTTGATCCGGGATTTAATAAAATATTATTATTAGCATTAACAATTAAATCGTTATTAGTATTTGAAGAAATATTTTGATTAACATTACTAAATGCTAATGGTGTATTAACTGGAATTAATATTTTACTACCACTTCCATTACCGTTATTAGGTGAAATAAGGATATCTTTACTACCACTTATAACCATATTATTATTAGCATCTGCATATATCTTTTCATTTTGAGTTGAAAAAGTTATAGCTATTTGATTTGGGATATTTACATTACCGTTAGTTGGTGTTAAATTTATAGGACCATTACTCATTATATTTAAAGTATTTGTAACATTATTAGCTGAAAGAGAAATATTATTATTTCCAAATGTTAAAGGAATATTATACGGGATAACTATTCTTTGAGTTGGAGTTATATTAATATTTTGAGGACTTGTTAAATTTAAAGTATTAGTTGCAGGATCAGTATAAATTGTTGAATTATTAATTAAATTACTACCAACTAAATGTATTTTACCATTCATATAAATATCATTATTAATCCCTAACCCACCAGCAATAGTTAAACTACCAGTACTTGGTGAAATACTGTTTTCAGTACTAGTAAATACAAAAGGAATATTTATTGTATTTGTTGATTCAATTCTAACTGTACTAGGATTCCAACTCATTATACCATATGGTAAAGGTACTGATTCTCTAATAGCGATTGGTTGTAAATTTGAAATAAGACCAGTTTCTACTCTTTGATTTGTTTCATTGTAAACTATTCTAAAATTTTCTAATGAACCTCTATCTATTTCTAAACCTGATTGATGTAAAGTAACCCCGGCGCCGGTTTCTAAATCATTAAGTAATATAATATTATCTTTAAATTCAACTATATTTGTATCAAGAATAGCTGTATTTCCTTCTACAAATAAATTTCCTTCAATTGTTAAACTTCCAGTTAATTGCATACTTCCAAAAGTTGGAGAATCACCTTCTTTTACACCTTGATTAAGTAATAGATCGTGTGACGCTACTCTACCATAAATATTTGTATAGTTGATTCTATTGTTAACTATTTCCTTTGACATGAGTCTACTTATATATTAAGTATATATTATTTTTATCTAAATAACGTAATTTTAATAAAAAAAAAAATATTTAGTTATATTAAAACATGAATCCCACAATAATTATTGGAATCGTAGTAGTTGTTATATGTATATCTATTAGTATCAGCGCTGGTGTATATTTATCTCAAAAAGATGATAAAACTTCAGCTGATACAACTTCAGCTGATAAAACTTCAGCAAGTAAAGTAGAACCAGCCCCAACAACACCGACATATGTACCATTCAATGCTGGTTCTCAAACTGGTACAGGTGCAAATGATTGGGGTGGTGGTAACTCTATTTATTTAGATAGACATAATGTAAATTGCGGTAATAAAGGGTTAAATCAACTACAATTTGTTAGACCCGCTGGTGATAAAATTGAATGGAAATATACATGTGCGGATGGAGGAAAGTTAGGAAGTAACGTGTCTAAAAGTACACCTGGTAGTGATTGGGGTGGTGGTAATACAATTTATTTAGATAGACATGATGCTAATTGTGGAGAAAACAATGTTATGACACAACTTCAGTTAGTTAGACCAACAGGTGATCAAATACAATGGAAATATACTTGTGCTCCTAATACACAATCTAAAGCATTAAGTTGCCGTGATCTAAAAACTCCTGCTAATGAAGATGGTGGTGGTAATTCTATTTATTTTGATAGACATGATATAAAATGTAATGCAGATGAAGCAATATCAAGATTACATTTAACTAGACCTTCTGGTAATCAAATACAATGGGAATATAAATGCTGTAAATAGAAACTTTTAATACAAATAATTTATCGTTATTGTGGCCAAGCATAAAAAAAAAAGTTTCATCAAAAATTTAAAATAATGCTATAAATTTGAATGAACAATATATATTTGAAATTTTTAAAAAATAATTGAATTTAAAAATATAATTTAATTATTTACAACAGAATGGTTAAAAAGACAATTGAAGAAACCTATCAAAAACTTACACAGAGAGAACATGTACTTTTGAGAAGCGGCATGTATATCGGTAGTGTTAAAAAGCAATGTGAAGAATTATGGGTGCCTGACCCTGAAACATATATGATGAAAAAGAAAATTGTTGAATATTCACCTGGATTTATGAAAATTTTTGATGAAGTTTTAACAAATGCAACTGATCATTCCTTTAGACATCCTGAAGTTACACAAATTAAAATCAATTATTCACAGGAAACTGGAGAATTATCAGTTTGGAATAATGGTCCAGGAATTCCTGTAGTTGAACATCAAGAGCATAAAATGTATGTTCCAGAATTAATTTTTGGTCATTTGCTTTCTGGTTCAAATTATGATGATTCGGATTCGCGTACTGGTAGTGGAACTAATGGCCTTGGGAGTAAATTAACGAATATATATTCAAAAAAATTTGTAGTAGAAACAGTTGATTCAAATTCTGGTAAAAAATTTATTCAAGAACACAGTTTAAATATGACAGTAAAATCAAAAGCTAAAATTACAAGTAATTCTAAAAGTTCTTATACTAAAATTACATTTATTCCTGATTACGAACGTTTTGATATGGAAGGTCTTGAAGATGACACAATCTTGTTAATTAATAAACGAGCAATTGATTGTATAGCATGTACAGCTAGTACTGTTAAGATTTATTTAAACGGCGAACTTCTTAAAGGAAAAGGTATGACAGATTATACAAAATATTATTTTGATGAAGCAAAAGTGTATTCTGAATCATTTAATGAAAGAGTAAAAAATAAAAAAGGCGAATTTGTTGAATATATTTGGGAATACACTATTGTACCAAGTGAACATTATGAACAAGTTTCATTTGTAAATGGTAATTCTACATTACAAGGTGGAAAACATGTTGATTATATAATGTATCAGATTATAAATAAACTTAAAGTGATGCTTGAAACAAAGAAAAAGTTGAAAGAATTAAAACCTAATTTTATTAAAGACAAACTCTTTTTATTTTTAAGAGCTACAGTTGCCAATCCTGTATTTAATAGTCAAACAAAAGAACAACTTACAACAGCAAGTAAGGATTTTGGATGTGTAGTTCAAGTATCTGATAAATTCATTGAACGTTTATATAAAAGTTCTATTACTGAAGAAATTGTAGAATTTTGTAAAGCAAAAGAAATTGCTACACTTAGTAAAACAACTGATGGTAAAAAAACCAACAAAATTTATATTCCAAAGTTAGAAGATGCTCTTTGGGCTGGTACTAATAAAAGTAATGAATGTACATTAATATTAACAGAGGGAGATTCAGCTGCTACATTTGCTAAATGGGGAAGAGCAGTTGTAGGTCCTGAAAAATTTGGTGTTTTTCCATTAAAGGGAAAAGTACTTAATGTTAGAGATGCAAGCATTTCTCAATTAATTGGGAATGAAGAAATCAATAATTTAAAACAGATTATTGGTTTAAAACAAGAACATAATTATAAGAATACAAATGATCTTAGATATTCTAAAGTGATGATATTAACGGATGCTGATCTTGACGGATATCATATTAGAGGACTTTTAATTAATTTTTTTCATGCACAATGGCCAAGCCTTGTAAAGTTAAATTTTATTCAAACTTTAAAAACACCAATTGTTAAAGCAATTAAAGGTAAAAAAGTGTTAGAATTTTATACAGAACAAGATTATCATATTTGGAAACAAACTGTAAACCCAAGTACATTTAATATTAAATATTTTAAAGGGTTAGGTACATCAAAGAAAGATGATGCTAAAGATACATTTAATAGAATTGATTCATTAAGAGTTGATTATTATTATAAAGATAAACTTTGTGATGAATCAATCTTGCTTGCTTTTGATAAAGACAAAAATAACAAACCAACTAAAAAGAAAACTGAAACAGAAAGTGAAAATGGAAGTGAAATTGTAGAAGAATTTGTCAAGTGTTCAGATCGTAGAAAAGAATGGTTATCTAAATATGATCGTGATAGTTATGTTGAAATGAAAGAATCACGTGTAAGTTATCAAGATATGATTAATAAAGAACTTATACATTTTTCTATTTATGACAATAGTAGATCTATTCCTAGTTTATGTGATGGATTAAAACCATCTCAAAGAAAAATCTTGTATTATATGTTGAAAAAGAATATAACAAATCCTATTAAAGTAGCACAATTGTCTGGTTATGTTTCTGCTGAATGTGGATATCATCATGGTGAAGCATCATTACAGGGTGCTATCATTGGTATGGCTCAAGATTTTGTTGGTTCAAATAATATAAATTTACTTTATCCAGACGGATCATTTGGTAGTAGATTTATGAATGGTAAAGATGCAGCTAGTGCGAGATACATCTTTACACATTTAACAAATACAACTCAAATATTATTTAATTCTAATGATACACCTTTATTAAAAATGCTTGATGATGATGGCACATCAATTGAGCCTGAATGGTATCTTCCAATTATTCCAATGGTTTTAGTAAATGGTTGTGAAGGTATTGGAACTGGTTACTCTACATTTATTCCTCCGTTTAATCCAAAAGATATAATTGAAAATCTACTTAGAGTACTTAATGATGACCTTGACCCATTGCCAATGAAACCTTGGTATCGTGGGTTTAATGGAACTATTGAAGAAAAAGAAAGTGATAGTGGAAATTATATTTCAAAAGGAAAGTGGCAAAAGGTCTCAGATACACAACTTAAAATTACAGAATTACCAGTTGGTATGGGTATTACTATATATAAAGAATATTTAGAATCACTTATTGAAAATAATATGTCTGTTAAAAAAGGAGACAAAAAAGCAACAAAGAATAAAGTTAGAAAAGTAGTACTTAAAGATGTTCAGAATAAAACAAAAGATGAAAATGATGCTATATTATTTATTATAGAATTTAAGGAAAAATCTGTGCTTGATGATCTTATTAAAAGTAATTTACTTGAGAAAGAACTAAAACTACAAAAATCATTTTCTACCAACAACATGTATTTATTCAATCAGAATATGATTTTAACTAAATATCAAACAGCTAATGATATTCTTCTTGATTTTTATGATCTCAGACTTGATTATTATCAACTTAGAAAGGAATATCTTGAAAAGAAACTAAAAGAAGAACTTGTAATTTTAGAAGCAAAGAAACGATTTATTCAAGAATATATTGATCAAGAATTAGATATAAATAGAAAATCAAAAGATATAATTGTTGATTTACTTAAAAAGAAAAAGTATCCCTTGCATCAAGATACATATGATTATCTTTTAACATTACCCGTGTATTCATTTACATTAGAAAGAATTAACAAGTTATCTGAAGAATGTAAAAAGAAACAAGAAGAACTTAAATTTATTCAAAGTAAGTCTAATGCTGATTTATGGTCTATAGATTTACGAATTTTATCGGAAAAATTGAATAATTAAAATATTTATATATATAAATACAAATATGAAATCAATCAAAGACTTTTTAAATAAGTTATTTTGTATTAATAAACAAGAACAAAATAAACAAAGTGAAGTAGATCAATATCTAATAAAAGAATATAATAGACTTGGATTAATTGAAAAACAATTGTTTGAACAAAAGTTACTTGAAGAACAAAAATTACTTGAAGAACAAAAATTACTTGAAGAACAAAAGTTACTTGAAGAACAAAAGTTACTTGAAGAACAAAAGTTACTTGATGAACAAAAGTTACTTGAAGAACAAAAGTTACTTGAAGAACAAAAGTTACTTGAAGAACAAAAGTTACTTGAAGAACAAAAGTTACTTGAAGAAAAATTACAACAAAAGTTACTTGAAGAACAAACGTTTCAATCAATTATAAATACGGTATTTTTAAAATATAAAGATCAATATAAAGAGTTTTATTCAACTCATCATTCACCTATTCATTCACATTTTAATAAACAACAATTTATAGAATTATGTAATACAATGTGTTTTAATAATGAAATAGAATTATTAGATAAATTAAATGATTATAATAATAAAAAACGCGAAGATAACCATGCTTATAAAAATTTATCTACTAAAAGAAGATTAAAATGTGATGCTTTTAATTTTTATTTATTTATTTAATTTGACTTTTAAATTTATAAAATTAAACTAACCTCGCAAGCTGAAGCTTTGCTTCGGCGAAGCAAGTTTACTTTGTTTTATATGAATTTTTTTCATATAAAATTTACTTTATGATTTATAGAGAATGGTTTATAGAGAATGTTTTTTAGGATCTCCAATATGATTAATTTTAATTTTTTTAGTTAATTTTCCCCAACGTGATCTTATAAAATAATTATTCCATGCGCCGTCTTTTGGTTGATAACTAACAGCCATACCTTGAATTCTAATTGGACATTTCGACATACAATCTTTAGAAATAACTATTTTTGCGATATCATTTTTAAGATATGGTTCAGCACTTGCTATAAGATCATATGTATCTGGGTCATGTAATTCTAAATTTTGTTCTTTTGTAAATGTTAATTTCTTAATTTTTTTAATTGTTTTATCAAGAGTACTTAGATCAAAAGCTACTAAACAAGTATATTTTGGTAAATTTTTTAATTTTGAAAATTCACATGACATGTCAACAATGTAATTTTTAAATATTTCGTGTTTATTTTCACGTGTAAATGTTGGTAATTTACCAAATAATTTTAAAGAAGTGATTGAATTATAAGGATGCCATGCTGGACTGGCTAATACATACTTGACATCTTTAGATATTTCATATAAAGAAACTATACTACCAAGATAACAACTGTCAAAACAAAGAATTTCAGGTTTAATCCCTTTAATAAAAATATGATTAAACTTTTTAAGACTCATCCATGGATCTTTCCATGGACCGACTACTAACCCACCACCATGTCCATAATAAGTCATTGCTACTGGTTTAGTACGTGCTAATACAAAATCTATCATTTTATTACACCAAACACTTTGAGAACGTGTTTCTTGATTAAAACCTTTTAAAACAGTAAATGAATCATGTGTAATGTGAATAATTTTTCCTTGTTTTTTATGATATATATATATGATATAAATATCAGTACTTGGGGTTAATTGTTTTTGGCATTTTCTAAAAATTCTCTTAAAATCATTGACTTCAAAAGTATCTGAAATATGAGCAACTATAAGCCAACTATTAGTCTTCATCTTTATTATTATAATTAAATAAAATAATATTATAAAAAAAAAAAATTAATTGTTAATATTAATATGAATATGAATAAATCTTTTTTATTAAAAGATCGTCAAAATATATATAAAAAATACAATAAAATGGTAATTACATCATTTAAGAAAAAAAGTGTACTAGGAGAAGGCGAACAAGGAAAAGTATATAAATATTGTGAACAAGATAATTTTTGTATTGCTGTTAAAAAAGTATATGTAGAAGAAGAATCAAGTAAACATATAAATAAAATTCATTCGAAACAAGCATTAAAAGATACATTATTTGTAGAATTATTTGTCAATAAATTAGTTAACAAAGTTTTATTAGAAGGCGCTTCTCCTAATTTTGTATTTTTTTATAATAATCATTTTGAAGAAAGATCAGGAGTATGTTATGAAGATTATCCTTATTCAAGTTATTTTTATAATGAATATATAAATGATAGTGAATCATTTGCTAGTTGGGTCTATAAAAAGAGGTCATTAAAAATGTTATATAATGCGTTCTTTCAAATAGTAACTGCAATTTATACAGTTCAAAAACAATTTGGATTACAACATTTAGATATGCATGCTGAGAATATATTAGTAAAAAAAATACCAAAGGGTGGATATTTTAAATATATAATTAATGGTGTTGAATATAATATTCCTAATTTGGGATATTTATTTGTTATAAATGATTACGGTTATGCTTGGATTCCAAAAAATAAAAAAAAAGATCGAGAATATGATGTTAATTTTATTTTAAATGACGTTAAACCTGATCTTCCTGTAAAAATTATTAATGATATTAAATATATTGTTAAAAACTTGAAATCTAATAAAATTGAGTTTGAAGATATTATTAATGAAATATGGGGTGATCTATATAAAAAAGCTCCTAAGGGTTCAAAATTATTAGAAGTTTATCGTCCAGATAAAAATATAAAATTAGAAACAAAGATTAAAGAAATTATAAAAGTTGGTATTAATAATTAAAACGGGGCTTGCGCGCCCCTTCGACGCTTGATCGCTCAAGCTTCGCTACTATACTAAATGTAATATTTTACTAATAAACTCCTTAGTAAAATATTTTATAATCATATTTTTTTGTATTTAAGTAATCCACATATAATAAGATTCACTTCCAGGTGTAATATTTGTAATCATTATAGTAACTAATCTTGGTTGAGAAGATCCAATTGTAATATCTGATATTATACTACCACCAGTTACTATCTCACCTGGTGTACATGATTCATATGTTGCTAATCTTAAAGCAGTTGTACTAGTTGGATTCATCCAATACCAAAAATTAAAAGTATCACCAATATTAACATTTGGTATACTATTAATAATTTGTGATGCTTGTGGTGTACCTTCTATACTATTATTACTAGTATTAATTCTATTAATAAATGTATTTTTAATTTGATCTGTTGTTAATATACTTGCTCCACCTGTAATTGTTACAAATTTATAATTTTGAATTAATAAGTTATTAATACCAAGATTTGAAATATTCAAATTACCTATTGAATCACCTGTAAATCCAGATGGACCCATTGTACCTGTTAAACCAATTGGACCCATTGTACCTGTTAAACCAATTGGACCCATTGTACCTGTTAAACCAATTGGTCCCATTGTACCTGTTAAACCAATTGGTCCCATTGTACCTGTTAAACCAATTGGACCCATTGTACCTGTTAAACCAATTGGATATAATGATCCAGAAGATGAAAAATTAAAAGAACTACCACAAGTTGAGTTAACATTTAAATTTATATATGAATTTGTAATTGATACTATATCTGACATTTTTAATTTAAATAAATAAAAAAATTTTTTTAAATTAAGTTTAAAAATAAAAAAGATTTAATTTTAAATGAAAATAATAGTTGCTATTATCGCGTCAAAAGACCCGCTGTATAATCAATTTAAAGAAATTTGGATAAGATGTATAAATCATATTAAAACAACAAATCTTAATTACGAGTTTTATTTTATATATAGCGAAGAAGTAAAAGATAATATTTCTTATAGTTTAGATATTTATTCAAATTATACAAATTATTATTATAAATATAAACCATTTGAAACAGAACTTATGAGAAGAGAAGTTATCGTATTAAATAAAATTCTTGATTTTTATGAATATATTAGAAACAAGTTAAATTTAAATGACAACAATAGTTATAATTATAATACTTTAGAAGATACAACTTATATATTAAGAACTAATTTATCAAGTCTTTTTGATTTTGTAAAAATGTATAATTATTTATTAGATAAACCTAAAAAGAATTTTTTTGCTGGTACAATTAATGGATTTTACAATAATATTTATACAACAATTTCTGGTATGAATAGTATTTTATCATTAGATACAATGATGTATTCAATTGACAACGCAGATAATATAAGAGAGTACCTAAAAGTATTAAAATACGAAGATGATACGATGAGTAATTATATTATAAGAAACTTAAATGTATTTTTAATTAATATTAAAAGATTAGACTTTATTGAAATGGAAGAAGTTGTATTACCAACACACGTTTGGCCTGCAACACCCAAAAGTATTATTTATCAAAAATGTAATATAAATGATCAAGGCATTTTTAGTTTTAGATTTAAAACTTTTAATAGAACAAATGACATTGAAGTAATGAATATGTTGAATGATAATATTTTAAAAGATGGTTTTGATTTAAATAATTTTGTAAATTTCATGTCAAAATCTTGTAATTATTTAATAAACACTGAATCAGAAACTTATGGAGAATTATTTTCTAAAAAACCATTCAAAATAATAAATTTAAACTAATTTTTAAAAATTGGGGTAAAAAGTTTTATTTAAAAATAAAAAATTGTATATAGTATAATATTATGTTATATACAATTGCTATATTAATAAGCGGAGTATATATAGGTCAAGAATATCAAATTTTACCATCAGTTAGAATTTTAGTAGCGAATCTTTTAATTTATTTAAGGAATTTACGAGATCCTATTGAGAATGCAGGTGCTCAAGCAGCTCAAAATCCATCTATTTATGAAAGAATAGTAAAAATATTTTGGTGGTAAACTTATTTTGTTCACTTTTTTTGTTGACTTTTTTTTGTTCACTTTTTCTTAAAAAGTGTTAGATAAAATTGAATTTAAAGATAATTTTAGTTTTAAAATAAAAAGTAACCAAATATGAATCAAATTGTAGGAAATAAATGGAAATTAATATCACCAAAAGTTAAATCGCCTAGAATTTCGCCTAATATTTATGTAGCGGATTATCTTAATTTATTTTCAGATTTTCGAGAAATGAAATATAAAAAAGAAAATGTAGATTTTCATCAAGTAAAACATTATAATAAAGAGAAAGATACAATAGAATTTTTCGAATTATTTTTTACAAAATATATCAAGTATGTAAATATAAATAAAAATAGTAATTTTATCTTTGTAATGAAAAAAATAACAAATTATGATGAAATTTTATATAAAATATTAGAATCATATAGTGATATTAATATAAGATTTATTATAATTGAAAGTAAATATGAAAATATAACATTAGATAAAAATAAAGATGATTTTTTATGTCAATATTTATTTAATTTTTTAGTTAAGAATAATGATAATTGTATTTTGATCTCAAATGATAAATATAGAGATAGAGATGCTTATATTAAAATTTTTCAAGATAGTAATTTAAATAGTATTAAAGTTATTCAGAAACATGAAAATTTATTAAAAATAGAAAATTTAGAATTAAAATTCGAAAGTTCAATATGTAATAGTTTATTAAATCAAAAATACAAGAGAAGCGTGATTCCTAAAAATAAACTTAACAATATACTATAATTATAACTATAATTTTAATTATATAAAAAAAAATGAATTTAATAAAAATTTTTAAGAATTATAAGAAATTACATAAAGAAGAGAAATGAATAATTCAGAATTTAAACTAAAATATAATAATGATTCAGTTACAATAAAATTTGTAATACATGAAGATGATGAAATTATGTATAGATATAATTTAATACATTGTCAAGTATTTGGATTAAGAGAAGCTGGATTTTCTACAAATGTTGCTAATAAATCAAAATCTACATTATTATATCCACGTAATAATAAACCATTTTTATATGGTGTATATGATTTTGTATTAAATGCTAGAAAATATAGTTTAAGAATAGCACCTTATAAATCAGGATTAGTAGATAGTAAATGTATATGGTATTTATGGTCTTCAACAAATGATGAAAATACTTGGAATGATGCTATCCAATTAAATAATTATTTAAGACATTTTGGCATAAATTGGGAAAAATACATTTTTGGAACAGATAATTTTAATGGAATAACACCGCCAAATTAAATAAGACCTTTAGGTCTATTTATTAATTATTGTAAATTTTTTTTCTAAATGAATTATAATATGAGTAATATGGATATACCTAATATTAATAATTTACATATTGAAAAACAAATAAAGGATAATATAAAGAATGAAATGTTTAATATAGTGTTAAAAAAATGTATTGAAGATATAAATTATACAAATAAATGTACAGAAAAAACGTATATTATATTTGAAGTTCCTAATATAATTATAGGATTTCATAATTATAATCCTATTTCATGTATACATTATCTTATATATAAATTTACTAAAAAGGGATATTTAGTACAATTTATGGAACCTAATAAATTATATATAGATTGGGGTACTAAAACTACATTAGATACAAATGATACTAAATTAAAAAAACAAACAAGTGAATTATTAAAGAAATATCCAACTGCTACTAAAGTAGAATATGTATATGAAAATCAAGTAAAAAAAAAGAAAAAATAATTAAAGTAAATAATTATGTGTTTAAAAATTTATATTTAATTAAAATTCTATTATATAGAATTTTAAATGGAGAGTTTTTGGAAGACTAAACCAGTTGTAATAAGTGAAGAAAAAAAAGAGTTTAATCAAATATTATCTAATCAAGATATGTTAGAAATAGTTATCAATCAAATAAATTCAAGTAAATTAAAATTAGATTATAAATTATACAGTTTTGAAAAAATTATATCTAAATCAGAATTATTAACTAATCAAAAATTAAATGAAATAGTAGTATTTATTAATAATAATTATATTTCAGGTGGTGATGATAATGAGTTTAAATATATTTATACATTTGATTTATTAAAATTGTATTGTAAAGACGCAATTATTTTAGAATTTTATCCTAAAAATAATACTAAAATAATAGGATATATTATAGGTAAAAGAACTAAGTTATCATATTTTGATAAATCCTCTGAATTTTTAGAAGTAAATTTTTTATGTTTAATTACTAGATTAAGAAATCTAAAATTAGCTCCATATATGATTAATTGTTTAACAAAAGAATCAATTATTAATTATGATATAGGATCTGCTCATTATACTATAAATTCACCTATTAAAAGCCCATATTTTTCTAAAAAGAAATTTTATCATAGAATGATAAATATTGATCATTTAATAAATTGTAAGTTTGTAAATGACAATAGTGATAGTGATAGTAATGGTAAAAATATATTAAAAAAAGTATATAATACTTTTAGTTATAAACTTTCATCTAAAAATAAAAAAGTAGTAAATATTAATAGTACAAATAAAGATTTATATATAAATAGTATTTATGAAAAATATAAAGAATACACTGGAAATACATATGATATTTATGTAAATACAACTTTAGAAGAGTTAAATGATATTTTAGATAATAATAGTTTTTATAATTTTATAATACTAAATTCATATGGTAATTTAGAAGCATTTATATCATTTTTTAGATTAGATACTTCAAATAATAATGGTATTTATAAAAATGGATTTTATTATAAAATATGTTTTCCAAATGAAGCAAATAAAACAGATAAAACCGATTATTTAGAATTAGTAAATGAATATATATATAAAAATGAGATATTTGATGTAATAACTTTTGCTGATCATTTTGATATTGATTTTAAACAAATGAAATGTATTGGAGGAACTGGTGAATTAAAATATTATCTTTTTAATTATAATTTTAGAAAAATAGATAACCATAAAAATGGATTGATAACTATATAGTTTAATTTGAAACACGAGGATTAATTAATGAGTTTTTTATTAAAATTTAAATTATTTACTTAATTTAAATGAATAAGAATTTAGATAAAAACTTGGATAGCATTGAGGTAACTCAAAATTATTTAATGATTGATAAGGTTAAAAATAATGATGAAATTACAGAATTAAAAGAACATCTAGGTAAATTAATTATCAAACAATATTCTGGTGTCGGTACAGATAATTTTGTTATTAAAAAATTTGATGGAAAAAAAATTAGTTTTTCTTTTTTTAAATTAAATGGAATTCATTATATTAGTATTAATGGTGAACATATTTTAGATTATAGAAAATTTGTAAATATTCAAAAAATTTCTAAAATTGAAAAAGAAGATGGAACAAGTAATAGTATTGAAATTAGAAATTCATTTATTGGCAATCTTGTTATTCATAATTGTGATATTGAAATATTTAAAAAAGCACTAGATGTAATGAATACATATATGAAAAATCATAGAACTTATATGAATGATTTTATTTATTTACTTATGAATTAACTTTAAAACCAATTTAAACTAAATCTATAAAGTTAGCAAAAAGTGTTAATTAAAAATATTTTTTTATAATATAATATTATTATGAAAAAAGGTAGAAAAAGTCCTAAAAAACAATTAGGTTCAGGTTTTTTTGATCATCCTACGATTCAAGCATTAGGAAAAAATGTAGGAAAAAGTATTGGTCATAGTATAGTAAATAGTGTACAAAATAAAATTCAACAAAAATCTGGCACAACTATTAATTTAGATCATTGGCATAATAGTGTTAATCAATATTTTGATGGTAAAACAAAAGTTCCACAAATAAATATTCAAAAATTACCTCATATAGTTGAATCAGTTCATTCACCTACACCAATTCATCCTATTCCAGTTGTTCATCCAGCACCTACGGTACCTATACCAGTTGTTCATCCAGCACCTACGGTACCTATACCAGTTGTTCATCCAGCACCTACGGTACCTATACCAGTTGTTCATCCAGCACCTACGGTACCTATACCAGTTGTTCATCCAGTTGTTGTACCAATTGTTCATCCAGCGCCTATGTCAAATCATCCACCAGCGCCTACGCCAGTTGTAAAAAAACAAGCGCCTATTCTGGTTAAAAAACAAACTCCTGTACCAGTTGTTAAAAAACCATATGTAAGTCCATATAAACAAGGTGTATATCATCCAGGTAAATAAAATTGAATTTTATAAACCATTTTATTAAATTAAAAATGGCTGTAATTAACGAATATATTGTTTTAGCTATTGGATTAATGATGGGATTTTCTATTCCTGCAATTATTTTAGGTATACTTTGTATGACACCTGTATTTAATTATCCAATTTTTGGGGTTATTTGGTTTACATTTGGAACAGCTGGATTAGGTTCATTTATTATGTTTTTATTGTGGAAAAATGCTAAATTACCTCCAAATTATTATTAAGTTGTTTTTTTAAAAATTTAATTTAAAATTATATTATAAATGTCTCAAGATATTTATAATAGATTATTATTAGGTGGTTTATTTTCAACTATTGGTGATATTTTTATGAAAAAATGGTCAATTAATCAGAATGAGAATTATGAATATATGTTTGGATTTTTATTTTATAACATTGGTATATATTTCTTAGTATCAACATTTAAAGAGAAAAATATAACAACTGGTATTGTTATATATATATTAGTTAATATTATTTCATTTGCTGTAATAAATTCTATATATTTTAATGATCATTTAAATTCAACACAAATAATTGGATTAATAATGAGTATATGTGCTATTTACTTATTAGAACATCAAAAGTAAATTTTTTCACATTAAATGTAAACATACAATATAATAGTTAAAAAAATAATAATATTTTGCATTGTAAATAATGTTTTTTTATAATTATCTTTATCAATCCCGAATCCAAATTCTCTTAATTTCCCATTTGGTTTAAATGCTATATTTGGTTTTACTAAATATAATAGTATAATAATACTAAATAGATATGGAATAATATTATAAATTTTAATTGATAACATGTTTACTTATAATTAATACATAAAAAAAAATAATTTAAATGACAAATTAAAGACAAATTAAAATAATATGAATATTTTTTAAATATTAATATATTTAGTGATTATAACAATTATTAGTCTTAAAAATGAGTATTTTAAAAAAATCACAATCATTTTCTAATTTAAATTATTTAGAAAAAACTATTTTTCATTTACATCCAAATACATTAAATCATTTACATGATGCCGAATATATAAAATGTTTAGGAAAAGGTTCATTTGGTGAAGTAAAATTGTATAAATGTATGGAAAAAGGTGAATGTGAAAATAATAGTACGTGTTGTAATGAATATTTTGTTGTAAAAAAATTAAAATGCTATCGTAATAATGGAAAATTTAAAATTGAACATATTAATAAAAAATTTATTAAAAAGAATTTAATAAATGAATATACTATAGGTACATTACTTGATCATCCTTGTATTAGAAAAACACTTGATGTAGATTTAGTTGATAATGCTTTGATTTTTGAATATTTTCCGGGTATAGATTTATTTGAATATTTAAAAGCTGGTAATTGTAATATTAATGATGAAATAAATTTTTATGAACAATTTATTGATGCTGTTGAATATATGCATAAAACAGGAATTGCTCATATGGATTTAAAATTAGAAAATATAATGGTAGATATAGTAAATAAAAAGATTAAAATTATTGATTTTGGTGAATCACGTGTATTCCATGATATAAATCATATAGAAACTGTAATACCAGAACATGGTATTCATGGTTCAGAACCATATATCGCACCAGAAGAATTTGTTGAAGACTATTATGATCCAGAAAAAGTTGATGTATGGAGTTGTGGAATTATTTTATATGAAATTATATATATAAGTATACCATGGCAAAGAGCAGATAAATCCGATTATAGATTTAATAATTTTTTGAATTGTTACAACAAAAGCAATTTATTAAAAAATACATTTTTTAAGAAACATATAGGAGATGATATTTTACTAAAAATGTTGAATCCTAATCCTTATGAAAGACCTCATATTAAAGATGTTAAAGAAGATATATTAAAATTAAAATATCAAATTTAAATAAAATTAGTAATTAATATATCCTTCTTTATTCATAAAATAATATGCGATAAGTACAGCACCTAAAATGTTTACATAACAATGTTGTTCCATTGTACTAAGTGGTTTATCTGGAGCATAAAGCATATAAGCATGTGATCCAAATACAATTATAATTCCGATGTAGTAAGCTATAAGATGTTGTTCCATTATTGTTTTATATTAAGATAATAAAATAAATTTAATAAAATTTATTATATTAAATTATATTAAATGGAAAGTATTCGACAATACAGAATAAAATTAGATTCTAGTACAGATTTTTTAAATAATCAAGGAAAAGGCATAGCGTTATTTGATTTAATAGGTACATTTATTATAGCGTATTTATTAGAACCTTATATCACTTCATTTTTTAAAATTAAAAGTGAAACTTATTATCTATCATTAATTCCAATAGGGATTTTAGCACATATATTATTTAAACAAAATACATTTTTAAATGGTCAATTATTAAATAATGAAGTTAATATCTATAAAATTGTACTTGTAGTATTATTATATTATTGGTTTAAAAGTTTAAATTAAAGTAATTATTAATAATTTTTTTCTTTACTATTATTAATAATAAGTAATGTCTGCTAATTTAGTAAATCCAGATATGCATCCTAGTCAATTTCAAAACAATGCTATAAATAATGTATCAAATAATATTAAAGAAACAAGAACACTAGTTAGTCTTACTAATGAACGTAAAAATGTATTTGGGTTAAATAACGACCAAAATCAAGAAAATTCACAAATAGTTGATATATCTAAATTAGAATCTCCTGGTACATATGCCTTTACAAGTGATGATGCACAAGTTTCTGGATCAAATACAAGATTTTTATTTAAGAATCTTTATGGAGAAACACCATTAACATTTTTATTCTTTTCTGAAGACAACATTCGTAATATTCAAAATTTAACAAAAATGTTGGTTTATAAACAAATGAATCATGTAATATCTGATCAAAATGTTACTGATTTACAAATTGTTATGCGTAGTATATTTTTAGCTTACAGTGAACATCCTCCTCTTTTAGATGAAACAATGCCTAAAGAAAAAATTAATCTTTTATTGAAAATGTATACTCAAGAAGTAGCAAGACTCAATCAACTTGTAATTGATACTATAGTACCAAAAGTTTGTTCACAGGTACAAGCTTATCTAGATTATCTCCGTGATAGTGGGACACCTCTAAGAACTATACCTCGTGCTCAGAGTACTAGTATTGCTGGTACAAAAGCTTATCGTAGTGTAACTAATATTTTAACTGGTAGTTCTTTATAGAAACTTTTAGAAAAAGTTTAATCAAAAACATAGTAGTTTAAAATTCAAAATTATTTTATATAAAAATATTATAAAATAATGGGTATTTCTGGGTGGTTTAAAAGTTCACAAAAAGAATTCACGGAACAAGAAGTAGCAACACATAATACTGAACAAGATTGTTGGGTAATTGTAAATGGGACTATTTATAATTTAACTAAATTTATGAATAATCATCCAGGCGGAAAACAAAGTATTTTAAATGTAGCTGGAAGAGATGGGTCTGCTGTATTTAATGCTGTTCATGGAAAAGGACCTCAAAAATTTGTTTTAAAATTATATAAAGTTGGTGTTTTAAAAGTATAAAAAATTTACTTTTTTTTGTTAATTTAAGACTTTTTGCTAACTTTTTTTAAAAAGTTAATTACAAAATTTTTTTTTAAATAGTAATATTAAGATGGGGCAGGGATCACAAGGACCAATAGGTAAAACAGGAAATATAGGTCCAATTGGACAACCAGGGTTACCAGGACAAGATGGAAAAGATGGAAGGCCTGGACCAGAAGGACCATTAGGTCCAGCTGGACCACCTGGACAACAAGGTCAACAAGGTGTACCAGGACTTACAGGACCAGCTGGTCCAATAGGCCCAAATGGTAAAGATTTTGACAAAACAAAAACGGTTTGGTGTGCCGATGGTTCAAAATGTGATTCGCCAAGTGGATATTTTGGTATAAATGAATCTAGTATGTTTATTGGAGGTGATTCTCAAAATTCATGGGTTTTCCAAACACCAAACGATAATAGAAATTCATTATTTATAGCACCTGGATCACAGGGTACTAATTGGGATTATACTAAACAAATTTCAATAGATAACTTAGGTAATGTAGTTTTCCCTGGTACTATAAAACTTAATAAGCCAGTATGTAGAGACACGCAAACAGCATGGGCAGATGAGGGAGATGGTAGTGTTGTTTATCTTAATCAACATAAACTTGAATGTAAAGAAAATGAATATTTAAATCGATATGCTTATGAAAGGAAAGGTGATGGAACAGCTAGATTTACAGGAAGATGTTGTAGAATGTGGGAATAGGGGAAAGGAATCTAAACTTAAACTCTCCTCACGAGCTTGTCGAGTTGATGAGTTTAGATTCTACGTGCGCGCCCCAACGACGCAAAAATAAAAAGTTCAAAAAAAAAAAATTAATTTCATTTATATCTAAAGATTAAAATCTTTAGATTTATTATATATTATAATGAAATTAAAGGTTTTACCGAATGAATTATTAATAATGATTTATAAATTTTCTGATAATCATACAAGATTAAATATGAATAAAGCGTTTGGATGGTCTTTTAAAGAGATGAATCCATTTGAAGAATACCGTGGTTATCTTGCTGAAAGAAAAGTTTACAAGATGTATATTGATAGTAATTGGAATGAATGTGGATTTATGAAATATTTACCAACAAGAAATTAATGGGCTAAAGATTTAGTTTTAGTTGTAAAATTATAAGTAATAATTTCACCGTTACGTTCAACTTCAACTTTTTCAGATTTTTTAGTTACTCGATAAGTATATTCCTTTTTAAGAGAACCTTGAGTAGTTTCACGAACGCAAATTTTTAAACTCATTGGTCCCTTAGCTTTTAGGTGATGATAAGCTTTAGTAAAAGCTTTCTTTGCTGCTGCTGAAGGTGTTTCGCTAATGAAACGACCACCAGTATAATTTACCTTACCAGCTCCGTATTTATTGATAGATTCGATTGTAAATGATCTTGAAGACATAATTTATTTATAATATATCACAATAAATTAAATTAATTTAAAGTTAAAAAAATTAAAGTAAAAACAATAATGTTTAATTGGTTAATAGGAAGTAAAGAAATAGAAGAACGTGATTTTACAATAAAATTCGAACTAGAAAATAACAAAGAACCCCAAGAACTTAATAATTTGCCAAGAAATTATGGTGTATATCAAGTAAATGTTGAACCAGTAAATGATCCAACAGCTCCATCAGGTATATTTATGATTGGTAGAATAAATAAAGAAAATTATTGTGGACAAGTTGTAAGAATAATTTCAGCAAAAGGTGAGTTTAATGGACAATTAGATATGTGTTGGCCTGCTAATAAGTTTCCTCATTTACAATATAGACCTACTAACTACACAGAAACCGAAGAATTAAAAGAACTTTATAAAAGATTAGAACTATTAAAAAAAGAACATAATAGAAATTTTTTAACTGGGAACGTATATGTGTTCCCAGCTGTAGCACCTGATTATCATAGTACGACTGAATATAAAGATATAGAGGAAAAAAGACTAGAATTATTTAAAAATCTACCAAAAGTAGAATATAAACTTAGATTTATAGGTGTATAGTTAATCTATAATTTGTGATATAGCATTACATATTATTTCAAGACCAGTTTGTAATTCTTTATTTTGTTGTTTTAATTCTTTAATACATTGCATTAAAATAACAGTTGTACGATCGTAAGCAAGTGAATAATTAGCATTTTCATTATTTCTTGAAAGTAATTCGGGGAAATGTTCTTCAAAATCTTGTGCTATAAAACCATAATAATCTTTATTGTCAGTAAGGTTATTATATTTTACCGTTCTAATATTATCAATAAGATCTAATACGCCTTCAGAAATTGGTCTTAGATTACGTTTGAGACGTATATCAGAACTACTAGTAACAGTTCCTCCAACGTAAAGGTCTTTAAATACAGACATACCACCAGCAATTGAAACAGCACCACCAGCAGTTGTACTAGTAGCATTACTTGTAGTTGCTACTGATATACCTCCATAAGATACTAAAGTACCAGTACTTGCGTTGCTACTTGGTGTACTTGTTCTTAAATTTAACACGCCTGATATATCTAAAGCAAAAGCTGGATTTGTATTATTAATACCAACAAAATTATTATTGTTAATATTAATTACACCACCAGAAGTTGGGGCTATAGTACCACTTCCACCTAAACTTAATATTCCACCAGTTGACATTAACGGCGCAGATATCCACATTGGTGTATTTGATCCAGCAGCAAATCCCAAAGATGGATTATTTCCAGCTTGAATAAACGCAGTTCCAGTTAAATTAGAACCATTAGAATTACCTACAGTTAAAATAAAGGCAGGGTTAACAACACCAATACCAACATTACCATTTGTTGTAAATATATTACCTAAAGTATTTGAATTAAATGTAGAATTAATACCATTTGTTACAAGTAAAGTAGAAATACTAGAACTTGAAAAATTAGAATAAGTCGAATTTGTATTTGTACTAAAAATAGAACCACCAACATGTAGATCTTTGATTATACCAACTCCTCCTGAAACAGTTATGCCACCACCTGCACTGCTACTAGTAGCATTTCGATTTGCTTGTACAGAAATACCTCCAATCGTTACTAAAGAACCTGTACTTAGATTTATAGAAAAATCAGTTGCAGTAAGTGTAAGATAATTAAAAGAATTTGATCCTTGAACAGATGCATTAGATATAATAGCTCCAGTAATATTTAAATTACCACCGACATAAAGATCTTGACTAAAAGCACCACCACCACTAACTGTTAAGCCGCCGCCATTTGCAGTTCCTGTAGCATTTACATTAACGTTAATTGATAACCCGCCAGTTAAAACTACAGAAGCAGTATTTGGATCTGTACTTGTAGTAGAATCATAAAAAGTAGTTGGAGCATATACAGAAATATCACCAGCTTGATTAAATGACATGTATTCATATTCAGAGCTTACACCACCAGTTAACGTTCCAAATATTGATCCTCTAAAATTAGTCATATTATTAGACGTTAATCTTAAATCAATATACCTATAACTAGGATCATTATTACTTATATAATCATTTGTACCTATACGAATACCACCTGTAAGATTACTATTATAAGTAATTGGACTTATTTCTACAAGTTGGTTTGGTTTAGTGTTGTTAACACCTAAATTTCCACCAGTTGTATAAATATTACCCAAAGTATTTGAATTGAAATTAGCACTTAATTTATTTACAAATCTACCTGTTCCATTTACATCTAATGTAAAACTTGGATTAGCATTACCGATACCAACATTACCACCTGTGGTAAACAAATTACCTAAAGTATTACTATTAAATTGAGCTATAATTGAGTTTGTAAATCTACCAATTCCGTTTACATCAAGATCGTAAATAGGATTAACATTATTTGTATTAATTGCTAAACCAGTACTATTAAGTATCATATTAGAACTTGTAGAATTACTGTACCATTTAAAACCATTAGTACCAGGACTACTAAACCACATACTTTGACCTTCAATGCCTATAGCATAATCTAAAATAGAAGCAGTAACATTAGGGTAAAGTACAATTTTTGTTCCAGGTGATCTCGTATTAAATGTAGGTGGATTAACTCCAACAGAATTAAATATCAAACTATTTCTAGTTGAATTGGAAAGTACGATATCAGAACTAAAATTATTTGAACCAATAATATTTGTAATATTATTAACAGTGTTGTTAACATTTGTCGTATTTTGTGATCTAAAAGTACCATTTACATCAAATGTAAAAGATGGAAGTGTTGTATTAATACCAACGTTACCTGAACCGTCAATAAATATTCTAGATGCCATACTAATACCAGTTTTTGTTAAAATATTAAACGAATTATTTGCGGAACCAAGATCAGTTATATTAAAACGTGTTGTTGGTAAACTACTAACTAGACTTGGTAAATATGTACTTAGATCAAAATTTAATGAGGCACCAACAACTCCATTACTGACGTATCCTAAAAATGCTGAACCATTAGTGCTTTGAGCACCACCTGAACTAGCATTATTTTGAGTAATAACAGTTAAACTTGCAGAAGTATTAATAGTTGATATACAAGAAGCACCTGAAATATCTAATGTAAAATTAGGATTAACTTTATTTATACCAACATTTCCTCCAGTTGTAAATAAGTTACCTATTGTATTAGAATTATAACTTAAATTTGCTGTAGTAGTTACTAATAATGTACCTAAAGTTAAATTGTTAATAATAGAATTAGTATTAAGTAAATTAGTTATAGTTGTATTTGAAGAACTAATATTAGTTGATAGTGTATTTGTTGCTGTAATACTAGTTGAAATAATAGAATTAGTAGAGATATTTGTTGAAATTAAGTTTGTAATATTACCGATATCTGTATTGATATTAGCAATTGTACCGTATGTTATAACTGTATTGGTTATAGTACTATTTACATTAATAAGATTAACCAACGTACTATTAGTATTTAATAAATTAACATTTGTAATATTTGTAACAACTCCATTTGTAGAATAAATATTTGAAATGGTTGAATTAGTAATCATAGCATTACCGGTAATTAAAGTATTTGAACTAACAGTATTACCTACAATTAAACTCTTTTTTACACTTGCTCCACCTGATGTTAAAAATGTCCCTCCATTTGTTGCACTAACAGTATCTTGAGTTGCTTGTATACTAATACCACCAAATGTAACAAGAGATCCACTACTAGAATTTATAGCTGCATCAGTAGCTGTAACTGTAATATAACTAAAAGAATTAGTGTCAGATGTACTTTGACTAACAAGTGAACCAGTAAAATTAATACTACCACCATATACATTACCACCAATATAAAGATCTTTTGTTACACTTGCTCCACCATTTACAGTTAAACTTCCGCCACTATTACTATTAACTGAATTTTCTGTACCAAGTATAGTAACATTACCTGTTTGATTATCTGAAGTTAGAATATAATTTATAAAATTTCCTTGTGTATATCTTGAAATATGGAAGTTAGAATTACTATTTACAATTCTACCAATACTCCAAGATACATTACCTTGTGTATCATTGAATTTAATTAGGTTATCTTGTGTATTATTAGTAATGATTAATGAATTAAGTAAACTTGTATATTTATTAAGAAATATTGTTTCTAAAGAATTATTTAATGTTATAAATGTTCCTGTTTCTTTACTATTTATTCCAAAATTAGTACTACCTATACCATTAACATTTTGACCAATATTCCAACTACCAGTTGTTGTATAATTATTTTGATTCCCAAAAAGAATACTTGTTTCAGTACCACTTGTTATAGGTGTAATTATTATTTGTGAACTTTGATCTGAACGTATATTAGTTTGTCCATTTATACCTATACCTCCATAAAAGACACCGCTTCCTGAAACAGCAGAAGTACTTGGAGTACTACTTACTACTGTAAGATCACCGCCAATGAAAGCATTTTTACCTAAAGCCATACCACCAGCAATACTGATTGCGCCACCTGAAGTAATACTAGATGCTGGTGTACTACATTCGATACCTAGACCTCCTGATAAAAAGAAAGTACCTGTAGAGTAACTTGTAGAATTTTTTGTATTATTAAAATTTAAATTACCAAGGATAGAATTAATTGAAAGTGTACCATCAATATATGTATTACCTAAAATACCTACACCACCAACAACTGTTAAAGCACCTGAAGTAACATTATAACTAGGTGTTGTATTATATATTTTTACGGGAGTTGTTATAATATTAGCTGTGCTAGTAATACTAACAGTTATATCTGAACCATCTGGTGAAAAATTTGTTGTACCATCACTCAAAATCTGAACAATTTGATTATCATTTCCAGTATACATTTGAATATTTCCTAATTTACCGGCAAATATATCTGTATTACCAGCATTACCACCAGTAGCGTCAATTCCATAAAGTAAAATTTTACTACCGGTTGTGTTATTTAATGAACTTGATCCTGCTAAACCGAGATACCCTGAATGACTAGCTTGTGTACTATTTAACCCTATCCAGCTATTAATAGGAAAAGTTAAATTACTAACCATATTAGATGTATTACTAAAACCAATACCTACTTGTGTATTGAAAAGTGATTTTCCTGTAATAAAATTGTTACTATTAGTGTTATTGCTATTAAAATAAATATCACCTTGCCCAGAATTAATATAAAGATTTGAACTTGTATCTAAACCTAAAATATTATTTCTAGTTACTCCTGTTGGATCTAACCATTTTAAATATTTTCCAGCAGGAATTTGTAAATTATCAGCAAACGACCAATTTATGTTAGACATAACTTATTATATTAACGTTAGAATTTAATTTTACAAAATTAAACTAAAGTAAACTTTTTAAAAAGTTTAAACAAAAATAACTGTTATAACGAAACTGTTTATTTATTTTATTAATTTTATTTAGAACGCGTTTTTGATTTAAAATTAAAAAAATATCAGAATATATAAATGAACGAGGAAAATAAGGGTAAATTATTTGTTATTAAAACACTTAAAGCGGTAATCATAAAACAACTAATGGAAGTGATCAAACCGTATATTAAAGAAACAAATATTTTATTCACACCTGAATTCATTAAAATATCTACTGTTGATATTTCAAAAACGTCAATAACATATGTAAAGTTAAATGCAGATAAATTTGAGAGTTATTATTGTAAAGACCCGATTACTGTTGGTATTGATACAAGTATATTTTTTAAAAGTATTAAATCAGCTAATAGAAGAGAAACTATAACTTTTTCAATGGATGAAAATGAACCAAATAAATTACGAGTTGAATTAGCAGATTTATTCCAAGGTAAAATTAAAGGATATGATATTCCTTTATTAGCTTTAGAAACAAGAATGGTTCAACTTCAAGATATGGAGTTCGATTATATTATTAATATGCCTTCTACACAATTTCAACAAATTATAAAAGATATTCATTTATTAGAAGGTAAAATAGTGGAAATAAAAAGTGTTGGGAAACAATTGATTTTTACTTGTACAGATGGTCTGGCCGAATTTAAAACAGCTATTAGTGAAATCGATGATCAAACTATTAATAGAGATCAGAAAAAGGTATTACAACAGAATGGTGAAGATTTACGTTCTGTTAAATTTAAAAAGAATAGTACTAAAATTGTTCAAGGAAGATTTAAGTTATCATATTTACTAAATTTCATTAAAGCATCTCATTTATGTGAAAGTATGAATATTCTTTTAACAAATGATAAACCACTAATTTTAGAGTATTACGTTGCAGACCTCGGAGTCTTAAGACTTTTACTTCTAGGTTTAGAAGGAGAAAATGAGTAAAATATTATTGCCCAGATAAGTATTTTACGTGTCTTATTAAAACTCTTCGTTTAAAAATTGAAATAAATTTATTTAATAAAAGTATTATGGAAAAGAAAAAGAAAATCGCTAAATATTCTTTTGAAAAAGTCCAAGAAACATTTTTATTAAATAATTGTAATCTGTTAACTAAAACTTACAAAAAGAATACAGATGTTCTTAAGTTTATTTGTAAATGCAAAGTTGAAAATGAAATGTCATTTAAGAAATATCTTGTTCAATTATGTTGTAATGAATGTCATTCCAAAACCTTGACAAGACGTTTTAAATATACTTATCAACAAGTAAAGAAAACATTTGAAGATAATAAATGTCAATTGATATCAACTGAATATAAAAATCAAATTACTAACTTAGATTATATATGTGAATGTAAAAATGAAGCTAAAATTACTTTTAAAATGTTTTTAGAAGGACAAAGATGTCAAAAGTGTGCTATCAGAAAAAGAAAAGAAACAAATCTAGAAAGATATGGTAATGAAGTTAGTATGAATTCAGATAATTTAAAAGAAATTTGGGTTGAAAAAATTAAAAATAGAACAGAAGAAGAAAAAGAAGAAATACAAAATAAAAGAAAATTAACAAACTTAGAAAAATACGGTGTTGAACATACATTACAGTCAAAAGAAATTAGAGATAAAGGTAAAGAAACGTATTTAGAAAAATATGGAGTTAAATGTGGATTACAAGTACAAGAAATTAGAGATAAAGGTAAAGAAACAATGATGGAACGTTATGGCGTTGAACATCCAATGCAAAATGCAGAACTATCTGAAAAAATGTTAATTAAATCTAAAAAATATAAAAAATACATTTTACCATCTGGTAAAGAAACTAATGTTCAAGGTTATGAAAATTTTGCCTTGGATATTTTACTAAAAGAATTTACAGAAGATGAAATTTTAAATTCAAGAACTGATATGCCAGTAATTAGATATTACTATAAAAATGTAAATAGAAGATACTTTCCAGATATCTATATACCAAAACTAAATAAAATTATTGAAGTAAAAAGTATCTGGACGTATAAAAGAGACCTTGTAAAAAATATAATTAAAGCGATTTATACAAGGAAATTAGGATATGATTATGAAGTATGGCTTTTTGATAAAAAACAATTAATCAACACTTTTTAACAAAAAGTGTCCAAAAAATTTAAGACTTTTTGCTAACTTTTTTTAAAAGTTAATTAAAAAAGTAATTTGTTTAAAAATAAGATTTATATTATTTATAATAATTATATAAATTAAATAATGGAAGTAGAAACCAATTCGCAAAATAAATCTAAAGGGGGTTCTTCTAAATCTTCTAAAATTTCTAAAAAGAAATCTGCTGATATTATATCAGATATAGATATTTCTGAATTAGAATTATTAGCAAATAAAAAAAAGATGAATAAAAAAAGTGAAGAACTTAGTATAAATAAAGAAAATAGTTCTAATGACCCAATAATTAAAGAAAAAAGTAAACAAAAAGATCCTACTTCTGTTAAAAAGCAAAGTTATAGACGTTCTTATAGTTCAACTGATAGTTCAGATGATAGATATAGAACAAGAAAACTAAATAAAGAAAACAAAAGTGAATCTACTAGAAAGGAAAAAATGGATCTTTTATTAAAATTAACCACCTTAATTAACAATAATCATGGAAAATATAGTAGTAAAATGTCAATGGATAATACATTAGATGAAATTAAAGGTGATTTTACTAGAATTAAATCAGCTGCTGATAATGAAAAAATGGTCAAGTTTTGTAAACACGGCTTAGTCATGGGTATTAAAGGTCTTGAATATATGAATACTAGTTATGATCCTTTAGGTGTTGATCTTGATGGATGGGGTGAATCAATGGCATACAACATGGAAACAGCTGAATACGATGAAGTATTATCTGAATTATATGAAAAATATAAAGGAACTGGAACAATGTCACCTGAAGTTAAATTATTAATGATGATTGTAATGTCTGGTGCCATGTTTAGTTTTACAAAAAGAGCATCTAAAGATCCAGAAATGTTAGGAAATATACTAGGATCATTTATGCCTAAAATGGGAGGGGGTGTCGCCCCCCAACGACGAGAACAATCACAAATGCCACAACAAAATTATGCTCCACCTAGACAAGAACCTGTACAAAATAGTTATTCGAATAGTAGACAACAACATAATCAACAAGTTCCTCAACAATTTCAACAACAATTTATGGTACCAGGCTTTTCACCATTAGCTGGAAATAATGATCAAGTATCTGAAGATTCTGATGATATACCATCTAAAATAAGGGGGCCTGGTAATTTTGATTCACCTGATTCAGTACATATTGAAAATATAATGAGACAAATGCAACAAAAAAAACAACAAAAACAACAAAATGATATAGAAAAGATGATTAATGAAAAAGTTAATGAAAAAGTTAAAGCTGACACAGACAGTGATATTAGAAATATCAATGTTAAACCAAAAAGAGGAAGACCTGCTAATAAAAAGAAAACAGTTCTTAGAATTTAAAGTAAAATCTGTTATTTTGTAGGTTGTTTTTGTTGCGGTGGTTGAAATGGTTGAATATATTCAATGTTACATTCGCTAGTAATATAGTTATCAAGGAATAATATATAAAAGAAAAATATTAAAATAGACATTTTTAAATTTTTCATATTCATATATATAATTGAAAATAATACAATTATTTTTACTAAAGGATGACAAATTATATCTTGTCTACTGTCATAAAACTCACTAATTACATGACGACCTCCAAAGAATGCTATTAAAGAAGTAAAATCCAAAAAATTTATATTATTATTAATAGAGATATCTTTAAATCTTTTATCATTTAAATATTCTAGACCAATATGGTCATTTTCATTACCGTCAAACAAGTTATCCATTATATTAAGTATATATATTTAATTTATTTAATTTTAATTTTTTAATTTTTTAAAATTCTTTTTTTAAAAAAGTTTTTCATTAATTTATTTTCTATCTTAATATTAATATAGAATGAGTTATTCATACATAACGTCAGTTTTTCCTAAATTTGAATATTCAAATGTATACGATGCTAATTTATATAATAATATTTCTGGTTTAAACAAAAAAGAAGAAAATGATATAAAGTTTAATGGATTAAATGAAGCTAAACAATATCAAGAAATCAATAAAAAATATACTGAAAGTTTTGTAAAACCTATAGATATAAGTTTAGAAATGTATAAAAATATTGAAAATACCCAAGAAGTAAATCAAGGAACTGATTTTCTTTCTCAAAATAATCAAACATATTATAATAAACCTTTACCTGCTAATTTATTAAATAATAATACAGTTAGTAGTAGTTTGATTACCAAAAGTGAATTACAAAAATCATATTCTTCTAATTTATCTAATAGAATTCCAACTAATTATAAAGAATTAGACTCGCATAAAGAATCTTTTTCTCAATCTGAAAATTCACACGAAGCATATACCAAACATGTATTAGAATGCGATCAATGTAAAGAAGTATTATTAAAACAATTTAATATAGAAACAGAAAGAATAAGAAATGAAGAAATTTTAGAATTAATAACATTTTTAATATTTGGATTATTTATATTACTTTTATTGGACGGATTAAAAAAATAAAAAGTACTTTATCGTTAGTTTAATTTTCATATTAATTTTATAAATTAATATTAATTAATTATGGACATTGACCAAAATGATCTTTTAGGTACAAATAAATTTATAGAAACACCTAATTTAACACCAAATGTATCTAAAGATGATGTACAAGAATTCAAAAGATTTTATGAAAAAGATTTAGTACAACAAGAAAATAATAGATTACATGCAAAAATTAAAAAAGTATCAAGTGTGTCATTTAATGAAAATAATGATGAAAATAATACATTTAGTAAACCAGATGAGATTTCATCTTCAAAAAATAATAATAATATAACTAGAGATATAAAACATTTAGAAACATTAGTAAGTATAGATTCAAGAGACCGTATAAAGTCTAATGATCCCAAAGCAAATAACTTTACTATATTTTTAGGTAAAACATTTAGAAATGTTAAAAAAATAGAATTATCGAAATTAGAATTTCCAAATACAAATGCTGTAATTAATAGTTTTAATAATATGATTTATTGGAGAAATAAAGAAGATATTGATCAAGATATTACTATAACAGTAAAAGGTGTAATTCAATATCCTATTTATTCCGCAATGATTACAATTGGAAGTTATACAGTTAGTTCATTACAATCAGAAATTTTAACAGTAGTTAATGCTGTAATTAGAAGGCAAGGAATTGAAAATGGTGGTGCTGATAGTGTAACTACAAGTAAATATCATTTTTTTGTAATTACTTTAAATATTAGTAGTGATTTAGTTAATTTTTATTCTTTAATTATGGTAAATTTAGGAAATAATGCGTTAAGTACAACTATTAGTTCTGGTACTATAAAAGTTACTACATCAAAGGCACATGGGTATTCAGATGGTCAATTAATTTATATTAATGGTTCTACACTAATAGCCGGTATTGATAGTGCTGTTATTAATGGATTTCATTATATATCTGTAACAGCAGGAGATACTAATATATTCTCATTTACAGTAAATGTTCAAGCAACTTCTACTACTACTGGTGGTGGTAATACTGTTCAAAGTGGATCATTTGCTCCATTTCAATTTTTATGGGGAACTCAATCTAATACAGTAGCTCAAAATATTGGTTATCCATTAGAAAATAGTTCGCAATTAATAACTACAAATATTCAAAGCGGTCAAAATATCACTCAAATAGTTTTGAATACACTAGAATTAACTGGGTTTAGTAAATCTTATACGTATATTGGCAAAACAATTTCTGTTGGTACAATATTTTCTGGGGGTTTCTTGGCTTTATCAGGTGGCACGTTTGTAATTACTGATATAATTGGTACAAATAGTATTTTAGTGGAAGATTCTGATGGTTTTTATGATAGTTTAATTAGTAGTAGTAATACAGATAAAATACAATTTATTGATAGTATAAATAATATAACATATTTATTTAATACAAGTTCTTTTTCACAATATAACATACCGTCATTTATAATAAATACTCAGACATCACATAATTATTCGTTTAATGATATAGGAAATAGTTTAATTATATCATCTGCAACTGGTATTAATGCGGATGGAACTTCACAAGCCCCTGATGGTACTAATAATGATGGTACTTATACAATTGCTCAATTACCTAGTCCAACATCAATTATATTACCAGGGACACTAACAAATCCAAAAAATTTTGCTATAACTAGTGGAAGTAATTCTGGAGTTATAGCAAGACAAGATCCATTATCTACTTGGACAGCAACAATAAAAAAAATAGATATTAATATTTTAACAATTAGTGGATTAAAATATTCACGAGTAACAACCACTGTACCTCATCTTTTACAAGCAGGGGATTCTGTTTATTTTAATAATGTTGTATCTGTTCCAAATGTATCAACTAAATCTTATGTTATATCATCTGTACCAAATTCAACTCAATTTTATATTCAGTTAGAATTTGGTTCTGTTGATAATTCTAATATAGTAGCTGGTACTGCTTTTATAGGAACTAATTTAATAACAGTGTCATATCCTTCACATGGTTTTAATAGTATATTAAGTGTATCAAATGACATATTATATCCAGTAGATTTAATACAAGTGACGTCATCAACAACTGCTCCAGGAATCGCTGTTACAAATCAAGATCTCACTGTAACAAATTTTACTGATGTTACTGGTAGTACTTCTGCACAAGCAGCTTACTCTGCTTATCTTCATAAAACACAAGCTATAAGAATACAAACATTAAATCCTCATAAATTATCTGTTAATAGTAAAGTTCGTTTAACATTTACAGGAACAGGTGCATCAAATATACCAACTATGGTAAATGGAAACACATTAACGGGAGGTGGTTATACCGTAATTCAAGTAATAAGTTCAGATACATTTGTGATAATAAATAAAAATATAGCATTTTTGCCATTATCTGTTACTCCTACTAGTTTAAATGGTATATTAGGGTTGTCTAATAATTTTTATTTATATGGTGCTACAACAATTGGAGGTATAGATCAAAGTCTTATAAATTCAATAGAATTTAGTGTAAGAGATATAGGAAATCCGCGGATTATAGATTCAGGTACCAATAGAAATTCTGATCCATTAAATACATTCACGTTTATGTGTAATGCCTTTGCTACATCTACAGAAACAGGTGGAGGTTCGGCTGTTTATATAAGCAGTTTATTACATGGGTTTAGTGGAACACAAGCAAATACTAAAAATAATGCTTTAAATAGATCTATAAATTTAGAAGGTGAAAATTATTCATTTTTAACTTGTTCAGTATTAAATACAATGTTAAATACAGGAAAAGTAACTAACGTGTTTGCTAGAATATCTCTTGATCAACCACCTGGATATGTTTGTTTTAATTTTTTAAGTAATCCTAAAATATTTGATATTGTTCCACTAGACATTTTAGAACAATTAACATTTTCTGTATATAATTATAATAATACACTTTACGAGTTTAATGACCTTGATTTCAGTTTTGTTTTAAAAATAACAGAATCAGTTGATTTTACTCATCAATTTAATATTTCAAGTAGAAGAGGTATTACTGATACAACATCTGTCAAATAAGAAACTTAAGTTTCAAAATATAAAAGAAATTTAACAAAAATTTATTTAAAATTGAAATAATTTTATTAAATACATAATAACAGTATGTATTTATCAAAAAGAGGTTTTGTACTGAAGAAAAATTCTATTACAAATGAAGAATTAATGAAATTAAAGTTAGAATTACAAGGAAAACCATTAGTAGATTCTAAATTTAATTTTAAACAAGAAAACCCCAAATATCCTGTGTATATAGAGACTAAAAATAAAATTTATATACCTAAAATGTATGGTATTGAAAAATTTGGTTTCCCTGATACAGTTTTAGAAAATTATATAGGAAAAGAATGGGGAACCGAAACTCAATTTAACGGAACACTTTTAGAAAGACAAATTGAACCATCAAACGCATTAATTAAAGCTTGTCAAGAAAATGGAGGTGGTATATTAGAACTTCAGACTGGTTTTGGTAAAACTTTTGTAGGATTATATGTATTGTCAATATTAAAAGTCAAAACAATAGTTGTCGTTAATAAAATTCCTTTAATGAATCAATGGAAAAGTGAAATAGAAAAATTTTTACCAGGTATTAAAGTTGGTACATTACAAGGTCAAAAAAATGTAAATATTGTTGATTGTGATATAGTTGTAGCAATGTTACAAAGTATGGCTAGAATAGATTATCCTGATGATTTATTTGTTGATTTTGGATGTGTAATTATAGATGAAGTTCATAATTTAGCTTCAAAAGTATTTTCACAAATATTATTCAAGCTTTGTTGTAAATATACAATTGGATTATCAGCTACCCCAAAAAGAGCTGATGGTTGTGAATATGTATTTAAATGGCATCTTGGTAATATTGTTTATAAAAGTAATGAAAAACGTGAAGGTAAACCTCCAATTATACGTTTGTTAAAAATTGATACTAATGATTATAAAGAAGTTTCTACTGAAAATAAATTTACAGGACAAAAACAAATACAATTTACAAGTATGTTGAGTGAATTAATTATGATGCCTAAACGTAATTTATTAATCTTGGAATTAATAAAAGATCTTATTAAAAAAGAACCAGGTCGTAAAATATTAGTGTTAAGTGATCGTAGAAATCATCTTCAAAATCTAAAAGAAATATTAGACAATGATCTTGATATTATATTTACATATGGATTGTTTTTAGGTAGTATGAAACAAGCAGCTCTTACTCAAACCAGAAACTCACAATTAATTCTTGCTTCATATGCCGCCTTTGGCGAAGGAGTTAGTGAAAAAGAACTTGATACATTAATATTGTGTTCTCCTAAAAAATTTATAGGTCATTTACAACATAAAATGGTTAAGAATGAAAGTTTTAAAATTGAACAAATAGTTGGTAGGATATTCCGTAAGGATCATACTGAAAGAAATCCTATTATTATTGATTTACAAGATAACTTTTCCGTGTATAAAACACAAGGCAAGAGTCGTGTAATATTTTATAAACAGCATTTCACGAATGGAATATTTGAAGACATGTCAATTGACTTAGATGAGCACGAAAATGTATCAGTAACATTTATTAAAACTAAAAAAAGAACAGAACAAATAGAAAAAAAAATTGAAGATTTAGAAAATAATATTTTAAACAAGTGTTGTATAATTGATGACTAAAACTTTTAAAAAAGTTTAATTAAAAATTTTATAGAAAAATTACTAGAATAAAATATTTATTGACATACTAGTTTACCATCCTTAACATTACACATATGTTCAACTGCTACAGTTGTAGTTGTAGAATTTTTACCCATGAACCACATAAGTTTATGATAAGCAAGGTAAGCACCAGCTAAACCAACAGCGATAAATACATATTTAGCATTTACTGCGCCAGTTAATTGTGTAACATAATCTGTTCTAAGTAATCCAACAGCAAGCCAGTTAAGAGCACCGACGATAACAAGTAGATTTGAAATAAGCATAACAGGATGGGCTTTAAAAGCTTCAGATGGAGTCATCATTTTGTTTTAATACTAACAAATAAAAAAAATTTTTGATAATTTTTTAATTAAAAATTATGAAAAAACACCAAAATTAAATTTACGTTTAGTTTAAATTTAAAAAATAATTGTTAAATATATAAAATGGTAAAACTAACATTATATGGAAGTAAAATGGCAACTTGTACACAACGTGTATTAATTTTACTTGAAGAACTCGAACTTAAATACGATTTTGTTAATGTTGATTTAATGAAAGGTGAACAAAAAGCAAAAGAATATTTAAAACTCCAACCATTTGGTAAAGTACCAGCGATTGAATATGATACTTATAATATTTTTGAATCAAGAACTATTCTAAGATATATTTCAAAAAATAATAATGATTATAAAGATCTTACATTAGATGATTCTGTTCATGTTGATATGTGGCTAGAAGTAGAGTCTCAAAATATGAGTCCAGTTATTAGTAAAATTGTTTATGAAAAAATGTTTAAGAAATGGAAAGACCAAAAAGCAGTTGTAGATGAAGATTTAATTTCAAAAGAAACGGATAATTTAAGAAAAGTTCTAAGTGTATATGAAGAACGTTTATCTGAATCGAAATATATTGGAGGAGAATCATTTTCAATTGCTGATATTTCAAATATTCCTTATATTCATGCTTTTGTAAAATGTGGTTATAAATCTGTATTAAAAGAATTCCCTACAACATATAGATGGATTAAAAAGATAATGTTAAGAGATTCAGTTAAACAAGTTTTAGAAGCTACATTATCTCAAAAAGCAGAACGTGAACCAGAACGTGAACCAGAACGTGAACCAGAACATGAACCAGAACGTGAACCAGAACGTGAAGATCGTGAACATGATCGTGAACATGATCGTGAACATGATCGTGAACATGATCGTGAAGAACGTCGTGAACGTGAACATCGTCGTAAAGAACGAGTATCAAGAAAGTAATTTTAAATTGATTTTTTTATTCATTTAATTATTTATTAAATGAAATTTTAACAAGAGTTTTTTATTGTTTAGTTGGCATAAATTGTTGATAGTCTTCAAATGAATAAGCTCCATCTTTCATTGGCATAACTTTCTTCATGTCATAATTTCTAAGTGGGTAACAGCCAGCATCTGTAGATGCAGATCCAGTAGCTACTACAGCACCAGCGGGTTGAGATGTTTGATCAGGGGTAGATGCTGAAACACCAGTACTTGGTGTACCAGCTGAACTTACAGCTGTTTGAACAGCAGCTGCTACATTAGCAGGTGTACCAGCAGCAGGAGTCATAGCTTGTTGAGCTAAAGCTTGAACCGCAGCAACACCGGAAGCACTAGTCATAACAGATGCAGCTACATTAGCAGCTGGAACAACAACTGCCGGTGGAGCAGCTGATGGACTAGAAGCAGCGGTTGCTAAAGTTTGAATAGCTTGAGCCGCATCAGTTGAAGTAGATACACCAGTACTTACAGTTGGGGCAATGGAATTAATTGCTGTTTGAGCAGCTGCTGCAACATTATCTGGTGTTCCAGCTGCTGGAGTAGCTGCTTGAGTAGCTAATGCTTGAACAGCAGCAACACCTGCAGCTGAAGTAGTATTAGCAATAGCTACTTGTGCTACCGGCATAACTGCATCAGCTGGAGCAGCTGCAGGACTAGAAGCAGCTTGCGCTAAGACTTGAACAGCTTGAGCTGATTGAGCTGGAGTAACAGTAGCAGAACCAGATGAAATAGAATTCATTGCTGTTTGGGCAGCGGCAGCAACATTATCAGGAGTACCAGAAGCTGGCGTAGTAGCTTGAGTAGCTAATGCTTGAATAGCAGAGGCACCAGCAGCTGAAGTAGTATTAGCCATAGCAATGTTCGCAACAGGTATAACAGATGAAGCAGGAGATGCTGCAGGACTAGATGCTGCTTGTGCTAAAGCTTGAACTGCTTGAGCAGATTGAGCTGGAGTACTAGAAGCAGCAATTGTAGTGGAAGGAATAGCGCTCATAGCTGTTTGAACAGCCGCGGCTACATTAGATGGCGTTCCTGCAACAGGTGTTGATGCTTGTTGAGCAAGAGCTTGAACAGCTGAAGCACCGGCAGAAGTAGTAGTATTTGCCATAGCAATTTTAGCAACTGGAGCAACAACAGATGGTGAAGCTGCAACTGGACTAGATGCTGCTTGTGCTAAAACTTTAATTGCTTCAGCAGATTGATCTGGAGTTACAGAGGCTGAATTCACTGGAGCAGAAGTGTTATCCATCATTTCCCAAATCTTTCCGGTAGTAGTATAATTAATTGTAATCATAAATGCTACGGCGATTAAAATAGATGTAGATGGACTTACTTGAGCTGTCCATAAAATTAATGAGAAAATAAATAACTTGAAATAAGTATTTGTAAATAATTGTAAAACGACTGGAGGTGGAGTAGGTGCTAATCTAACTGCGTAAAGCATTAATAGAAGTTGTACAATTGCTTTAATAATTGTTGGCTTACGCACATAGTTTTCTAAAATGCTGTTAATGTTAGAATCAAAACTTTGAACAATGTTATCCATTTTTGTTTTATTATATAATATAATAATAAAATAATTTTTAGCAAAAAAATAATTAAAAAAATTAAATAACAAAATTATTAAAATTTAATTTATTTTTTTGTTCTACGTTTTGGAGAACTTGATCTTGTACTGGATTTTTTTGCGGATCGACGTTTTTTAGAAGAGCTCTTTTTTTGTTGAACGTTTCTTGGTTGAACGTTTCTTGGTTGAACGTTTCTTAGAAGATCTCTTTTTAGTTGAACGTTTCTTGGTTGAACGTTTCTTGGTTGAACGTTTCTTGGTTGAACGTTTCTTAGTTGAACGTTTCTTAGTTGAACGTTTCTTGGTTGAACGTTTCTTAGTTGAACGTTTCTTGGTTGAACGTTTCTTAGTTGAACGTTTCTTGGTTGAACGTTTCTTGGTTGAACGTTTCTTAGAAGATCTCTTTTTGGTAGAACGTTTCTTGGTTGAACGTTTCTTGGTTGAACGTTTCTTAGAAGATCTCTTTTTAGTAGAACGTTTCTTAGAAGATCTCTTTTTAGTAGAACGTTTCTTAGAAGATCTCTTTTTAGTAGAGCGTTTCTTAGAAGATCTCTTTTTAGTAGAACGTTTTTTGGAACTAACACGTTTTTTTGGTTCTTTTTTCTTTTCTTTAACTTCTGATTCTTCAGAACTTTCAGATCCATCAGTAATCATTTTAACTGGTTTTAATAAATTTTCCATAAAATCAGTTGTGCCTTCTGAAGTTTCAGATTTAGCGGATGGAATTTGAGTAGGGGCTTTTAATACTAAAGAACTTTCATAAGAAGGTTCATTATCAGTATCAGTATCTTGTGTTGATGCATCCCAAGTTTCTACTTCTAATTCCTTTTCTTCTTTCTTTTCTTCAAGACGGTTAATAACTTCTTTTAATTCTTCTTGTAATTCTTTTCTTTCTTCTTTAGGTGCTTCAATGATTTCTTTTTTAAGCTCATCTTTCTTTTCTAAAAGAACTTCTGTATCAGTAGAATTATCAGTTGATGTATCTTTTAAAGGAAAATCAGGGAAATCAGGTGTGACAGGAGAACCACTCATTATTATTATATTATATATTAATAAAATAAAAAAATTAAATTGAATTTTATATTAATTTATTAATTTAACAAATGCCAAGAAAAAAAACTGTAAAGCAAGAAATAAAAGTAAAGGAAGAAGTAAAACATGAAATAAAAACAGAAACTGAAATTGAAACTGAAGAAATAAAAGAAAAATTAAAATACGATGAATTTATACCTAAGCATCCTAAAAGAAAAAGTATATATACAAAATTTTATGACTTATTAGTGTTACATTACAATAAATTTAAAACTCAAACGTTTTTAAATGCTAAAAATGAAGAAATGAATTATAAATATAATTTTACAAACGACCTATTACAGAAAATGGCATTAAACATAGAAAAAGGTATTTTTAATTATACATTATCAAATCATAACACGCAAGATTGGAATAATATGTTTCAAACATATTATATTCATTGTTGTGTAACTGTTTACGGTAATTTAAATCCAGATAGTTATTTAAAAAATGTTAATTTGATTCATAGATTATTTTATGGTGAATTTAAACCAGAAGAATTAGCATTTTTTGATGCTGAAAAAAGATTTCCTGAAAGATATCGTGAAACGATGGATGATTACCTTGCTAGTTTACCTAAATATGCAGAAAAACCAAAGGTACAAGAAGATGGAATGTTTCGTTGTTCAAAATGTAAGACATATAAGACTACGTATTATCAATTACAAACACGTTCAGCTAAAATCATTGGCTGGAAAAGTACTCTACTAATAACATCTTGGCTCTGTTATTGGAAAAATAGTTGTAGTCCAAGTTTAATACTCAAGTGCTAGTTAATCAATTATGATTAGCGACATCATCAAATTGCGGGAAACTCCTTAGAGCCTTTACTACCACTTTTAAGTAGAAATATTTAAAAGGAACACGGTTAATAGCCGTACCCAATGGTAAAAACGTAAAGGATTGGACAATCCGCAGCCAAGCTTCTTAATTAAAGAAGAAGGTTCAACGACTAAATGGTGATGGGGGGAATATTAATTTCCCTTAAGATATAGTCTATTCCCTGGTAAATATCCCGAAAGGGAGGGTATATAAGGATGAACCAATGACCACATTTGTACAATGTCACTGTGGTAATAGATGGAGATTTTAAAAATTGAAAAAATATTTAAAAATATTATAATTAATGGATTGTAATATTTGTAACAAGAATTTTACATCAAAAAGTACATATTATATTCATAATAGAGAAGTTCATACTCATAATAATTGTAAATATATAAAATGTGATTTTTGTGAAAAAGATTTTTATAGTCCAATTTTTAATAAAAATAAAAAGATTCCTTATTATTTAAAATGTGAAAAATGTAGAGAACTTCAGTTAAAATTAAATACAAATGATCTGAAATCAAATTCTTATGTATATAAAGATGATAATAGATATTATTTAAATAAAGGAAATCATATTCAAGTATGTCATATTTATAATTGTAATTTTGAAACTCATAATAAAAAATGCCAAAAACACATTGATATAAAGACAAATTTATGCAGAGGTAATAAATGTAATAATTATTTTGTATCAAATGAGTTTAATTTTTGTGAAAATTGCAGAGAAAGAAATAATAAATCTAAAATGAAAACTAGATATAATTTGTATGATTTAAAAATTAAATTAGGAGGTAAATGTAAAGATTGTAATTGTACAGAATTATTTAAATTAGAATTTGATCATATAAATCCTAAATTTAAAACAAAACAAATTACAAGAATACATCCAGATAAACTTGAAAAAGAATTAGAAAATATACAATTATTATGTAATATTTGTCATAGAATTAAATCATTTAACGAACAAAAAATTAAAAGGCAAAAAAATAAAAATGATAAAAAAATAATTATTCAAAAAATTAAAAGAGAAATTACAGGATGTCAAATTTGTAACTGGACTCATAAAGATGATGATATACTTTCTTATTGTTTAGATTTTGATCATATTTATGGCGAAAAGTATAAACAAATATCCGATTTATTTAATTATAAAAAAGACACTTTACTAGATGAAATAGAAAAATGTAGAATTTTGTGTCGTGCTTGTCATCAAATGTGGACTTGTTTTCAAAGAGGTGGTAAAATGCTTGACATTTATTATAATAAAGAACAGATAGAGTATTTTAGAAATTTATTAGATAATTCGGATAAAAATATAGAATATAATAGTAAACTTAAAGAAGTTGTTAAATTTTATAGATAAAAAAAAATGATTATTATTTAAAATTAATAAATAATAAGAATTAGTTAAAAATGAATTCACAAATTGACTCTGACGGTTTCCAACAAGTAAAAAGTAAGCGTGGTCCTGGTCCACGTGGACAACGTAAACAAGCTAAAGATGGTGCAACACAATTAAGAAATAAGCGTCAAGAATTACTAGCAAATGAACAAACTGAAAATCAAGACCGTCGTAGGGGCGCGGAAGCCCCAACAGAAGCTCCACGTGAACGACTTTCATTCAAGGAACTTCTTTTTGAACGTAACAATTTAAAGAAGCATGAACATTCACCAAAGGTTGATCTATGGGAGGAAAAAGACGAGCAAGGTTCTTATTATGTAATTAGAATGGAAATTCCAGGTGTTAATAAGAATAAAATTAATATTGATATCAAGGAAAATCAAATTGTACTTGTAACTGCTTTTAAGAGTGGTGATAAACCTGATCCTGAAAGCGTGGTTTATTCAGAGTGTCGATACGGAAAAATTATCAGACGTGTCAAGGTTCCAAACCAAATTTATGAAGAAGACGTTCGTACAAAATACGAAGATGGTGTTCTTAAGATTGAATTGGTACAAATTCCAGTTGAAGAAAAGGTAGAAACTTTGGATGCGAGTCTTGATGACGAACCAGTTGAGTCAGTTATGGGTGCTCAAGTTCTTTATTCTACTTTAGTAAAAAACGAACCAGTTGAAACTGAAGTAAAGACTACTATAGATTTTAAAGATCTAGTTACTGGTAGTTGGGCAGATGAACCTGTTGAAGAAAGCAAGAGTTGGGCTGATATGTAAACTTTTAACTTAATTCTTAAACTTAAGTTTAAGAATTTGTAAAGTTTGAACAAAAAACTATTAAAATACTAATAAAAAAATTAAAACAAAAAAATTAAAAAACAAAAACATAGGGCCTTCGGGTCCAAAATCTATGTAAAATAAATTGAATAATTAATGAAATGTTAATTATTTAACAGTTAAATGATTTCTATTAAAAATATACCATTAAATACTAAAACCGCTTATTTTTATATTGATGATGAAAATAAAGTTACTTTTTCTGAACAAGTAACTTTAATTGAATATGATGAAACTGAAAGTATTGAAACAGAAAGTAGTAGTGGTAGTGAAAGTACCTTTACAGATTATGAAACCAAGATTGAAAATAAAATGAAAGTAAAATTTATGAAATTTTTAAATAAAATAAAAGCTGTTTTTATTTAAAGTTAAAAATAAATTGATAATAAATGTATATATATATAGGCGTAATTTACGCATTAAATTTATTTACAATTTTACATGCGCAAATGACACCTAATTTTAGTAAAAGAACACATAGTTATCTAGGTAATGCTTCAGATGTTTATTTAAAAGAGCATGAACCTGAAATTTATAATAAAATTTCAAAAGTATTAAATGGACAAACTATCAGCGGTGTTAGTTCATGGGCTGATTCAATTAAACGTACAAAGGAATATTCTTGGACAAAAACATTACATTATATTGATATCATGGAATGTAGAAAAGGATATTATGACAAAAGTGTAATTGAACATTATTGTGAAAATTCGTGTATAGTTTCAGCTTTAAATAGTTTTGTAGAAGAACTTAAAAGTAGACAACAAAAGATGTGTTTAAGAACTTTTGGGAAAGAAACAGGTCTTTCAGATGAAGATCTTTTAAAATTTATAATTCATTTCATGGAAGATTTTGTTGAACCAATGCATTTATTAGGTTATGAACGCGGTGGCAATAGTTTAAGACTTCAAGTTAAAATGCCAACAGGAAATATTAGAAAGACAAATTTACATCAGTTATGGGATTCATTGGTACCAGAATATTATACTAAAAAATTTAATCCTCAGTTTGAATTTAATGTGAATAAACCTACAAATTATTCTACTTTTATAGAAGAACAATTAAATAAAAATATACATATTGCTTGTTTAATTTACCCGAATAATCCAACTGAAACTATTGTTTTTGAAGAATATTTTAACAAAGAATATCTTGATACATTATTTAAAAGTTATCATGAATTGTCAATAGGTACTTTTAAATATATTTTCGAATAAACTTTAGAAAAGAACTTTTTAAAAAGTAAAGTTTAAAATAAATTGAATTAGATAATAAATTATTTATTATTTAATAGTAACGAAGTATGTTAGTTAAAGAATGGGATTTAAATGTTAGTTATACTAAAGGGGACATCATTTGTATTGATTCAGAATATTATATTTGTGCGATTGATCATGTGTCTGATAATTTGATTAATCCACAGAATCCTGAAGAGATTTATTGGATTCATTTACGAGGGTTAGGTGATGATGTTTCAACTCCAATGGTACCAGGTGAAAATGTTCCATTAGCACCAACAAGTGCTAGTTTTCCTGACATTGGTCCAAGCGGAATTATTTTTAGTACAAGTGAACATAATGATATTGAAAATTTAATTAAATCATTAATGGGTAGTGTTCCTGTATTAAGTCCTGTACCAATGTCAAGAACAGGAGCATCAAGAAAGAAAAATTTGGTCCAAGAACCTGAACTTACTCAAGAAGAAATTGATAAAAGAAAAAAGGAACAAAAATTAAAAAGAAAAATAAGTAGTATCGATAATGATCTTGAAATATTTAAAAAAAAGAGAAGAATGGCTGAAAGTGAACTTGCAATTGAAGATCAAATTAAATTACTAAATATTGATCCAGAGACAAAATTATTTTTATTAGATAAAAATGATTCATTACAAAGATCTCATGGTTCAGATTATTCAAAAGGAAAGACTTGGTTAAAGACTGTATTAAATATACCATTTGGGAAATATAAACCATTCCCTGTTAAAGCGAGTGATCCACCCGAAAAAATTAATGAATATTTCAAGAAAGTTCGCGGGCATCTTGATTCAAAAGTGTTTAATTTAGATTATGTAAAAGATGAAATTATGGAATATCTTGCTAGAAAAATTACAAATCCGAGAAGCAAGGGTCACATTTTAGCATTAGCAGGTGCACCTGGTGTTGGTAAAACTCGTTTATTAAAGACATTAGGTGAAGCATTAGATTTACCATTTTATCAAGTTAATTTTGGTGGTTTAAATGATTCTTCTATACTTACAGGGCATTCTGAAACATATGTTGGTTCTAAACCTGGAAAATTTGTAGAATTTTTACAAAATTCAGGATGTATGAATCCTATTATGTATTTCGATGAAATTGATAAAATTGCTTCTAATAAGGAACAAGAAATTAATGGTATTCTTACACATATTTTAGATGAAGAACAAAATAGTAAATTTCAAGATAATTACCTTTCAAATGTTCCTATTGATTTAAGTAAAGTATTTTTTGTAATTGCGTTTAATGATTTTGAAAAAGTTGATCGTATTGTATCTGATAGATTAAAAGTAATTTATATTACTTCACCAACAATGGATGATAAAATGAATATTGCTAGAGATAAAATGATTCCTGATATTATAGAGTCATTTAATTTTAAGAAAGACAAGTATATTAATTTAGATAATGAACTATTAAGTTATATTATTAATAATAAAGTTCCAAAAGAAGAAGGTGTAAGACAATTAAGAAAAAGTTTGGAAAAAATATTTAGTAAATTAAATTATTATATCTTGACAGGTGAATATGAAAATCATAAAGAATATTTTAAAATGTGTGTAGAATATGAAGAGAATGTATGTAAAAATGTAATTAACATTAAGAGAAATTTTATTGATAAATGTTTAGAAAGTAAAGAAGAAAACATGTCTCATATGATGATGTATGTATAATTTGCGTTTAATTATAAAATAATAAATATAATAACCATATTAAAAACAAATAATGGATAGATCTTTTCCACCTGTCCCAAAATCAGAAGCCGGGCCATGGAATCAAAGTTCACGTATAAATACACTTGATTCCAGTAACGGTCAAATATGCGAAAATTGCGGTGACACCAAATTTTATCATCCGATAAATTTATGTTATAATTATGAACCTAAATTTAACCAAGTTAAAAAAGAAATAGTGAAACCAAATTCTTGGTCAAACTATTTCAAAAGTTATTTTGTAGAAATAAAACCGGAAAGTGAATCAATAATTACATATGAACCTGTTTACAATCAGAATTCCATGGGTTGTTCTGAAAATTGTAATCCAGAACCATTTGATTCAGGAAAAGCTTATTGTTCACCTGATTTAATTAATAATGTAGGGGGAATTTACCCTAATTTTCCATTTAAAAATTCACCAGAAACAGGTTGTACGAATACACCACCGACAATTCAAAAGCCAATTCGAACAAGTAATTATTTAGATAAATTAGAATATATAATGAATGGTATGTGGATCGATATAGCAAATTACTTATTAAAAGATATATATAAAAATATAAAAGTCTTTTTAACTCCTATAACTGAAAATGATATAGTTCAAGTTAATATTCAAATGAAAAATCAAATTGATGAAATTGAACGAATGAAAAATGAAATAAAAAATATGAAAACTCAAATGTTATGTGATTTAAAACATAAAATTAAAAATGAATTTATTACATTAAATAATTCTGATAATAATTATAAATTTCTTATTAAAAATGATATTGAAGAAATAAACTACAAATTGAAAAATACTGAAATTAGTCTTGAAAAATTTAATAAAAATGATCATAAAAAAAAGACAAAACTATTGATCTTCAATATCAGGCATTTTGATAAAAAAAAGTTAAAGTCGATTTCAAATATAAAAAAACTAAATATTCAAGATACCGATATTATTGATTGCGATTATGAAAAGATAGAGGCATAATCTAAACTGAATTTTTATATGAAACCACTTCATATAAAAATATGCCTCTAAACTTTTTTAACTTTTTGATGAAACTTTTTTAAAAGTTTCTATTTAATAAGTAATATATAAATAGCTATAAAGAATAATAATACGGCAAAATAATTATATCTTTGATCTTTATTCAAAATTTTTGGTAAATAACTTATCCAAGTTTCTGTATCTGGTTTATTAAAAAGATCATCTAAAAATCCCATAAAAGTTACAGATACTCCTTTGTTTATATCAGAAAAATTAGGATTTGTAACTGGTTTAAAGGGGGCTTCTTTAATAAATGGATTAGTTGTGATATCACTTTTTGTTTGTGAAAGTATATTTGTTGGATTTTCAAATGGAAGTGAAACCTTTGGTTGTTCTAAAGGTTCGCCTGGTAGTCGATTTAAAGTATAATCTAAACTTTTCATATTATATTATACAAATAAATAAAATTTTGTATAATTTAAGTTTAATTTAATTTAAACATCAGTCATATCTAATGGTGATGTACTATCATCATCAGCAATATAGTTATCATCACCCCAACTTGGTTTATCAGTTTCATCCAATAGTTGTTGATATACTGGTTCGGGTATAGTAGATTCTACTGTATTATGTTCATTACTTACAGTCATATTATAATGAGGTTCAAGTTTTCTTTGTTCTTCTAATAGTTCAGCTTTTAAATGGTCTGGTAAATAATTTTGAAAAAAAGTTAATTTATGTGTCATATCTTTAATTGTTGTATCGATTTTTACAATTAATATATCTAATTGTGAACCAATATTAATATCTGATTTATATGTAAATTTAAGATTATCAATACCATTTTTTGCTAATTTTAATTCGTTTAAAATCAAACTTAAATTAACACAGTTTTTATAGTATTCGTTACTTTTACAATACATTTTGTTTGAATATTTACTGTTTACAATGTGTTCCATCGCTTTAATTGTTTCATTTATAATACTATTAACTTCAAATACAGTTTGTTTACGCGAATCACTTGTAACAAATCTTTTAATAGGTTCGTAAAACGTCCCATTTTCTAATGCTATTATACCATCTGAACTTCTAGATAATCTACCATTCTTTTGTAATTTGCTTAGAATTTTTAAATTAATGAATAGCTTGTCGTCCATCTTATATATTATTAAATAATAATAAATATTTATTAAAAAAACGCCAAATACTTTTTAAAAAAAAAAGTAAATTGAATTTTATTTTTTTTTGCTTAATGTTTTTAATATGAGACGTGATAAAGCGATTAAATATTTTAAATTAGCAAAATATCAAGCTGATCTTTTTTCAAAAGATCCTTCTAAAAAAGTTGGGGCGTTGTTTTTAGCACCTGAATCTTATCAAATCTTATCAATGGGATATAATGGATTTCCTAGAAAAGTTGATGAAACAAAATTAGAAAGATGGGAAAGACCTACAAAATATTTATATGTAGAACATAGTGAAAGAAATGCTATATATAATGCTTGTAGGCATGGAACGCCGTTAAATAATTCAATATGTGTTGTAACATATTTTCCATGTACTGATTGTACAAGAGGATTAATTCAAGTTGGAATTAAAACATTAGTTACAATTGAACCAGATTTACAAAGTGAAAAATGGGGTACTGAACATCATTATTCAATGGTAATGTTTAAAGAAGCTAATATTGATATAATTTGTTTAAATCCAGATGAAATTAATTAGTTGAATTTATAAATTTTTTGCACACTTTAAAAAAAGTGAACGTTTAAAAAATTGAATAATAATATTGGTATATAATATATATATATTATGGAACAACAAGCTACATTTAGTTTATTAAATCAAAGAGTTGATTTATTAAAAAAAGATATTCAAGAAATAATTGATACTATAAAATTAGAAAAAGATTCGGAAAAAAAAAGTAAATTACAAGAAAGAAAAAGTGTATATTTAGAAGAATTAGATACAACACTTTCACAAATAAAACAAATTCAAAAAGAAGAAAAACAAAAATTAAATCGTGAAAATGAAATTAAAAGAATTATAAGAACAAATGATAGTATGAAATATCATAGTGTAAAAAATAAACCTAATTCTATGCAATTAATGCAAGAACAAAAAGATAATAGAGAAAAAGCAAAAGAAATTTTTGAAAAAAAATCTCAATTAAAACAAGAATATTTAGATTTGGAAAAAGAATTTAAATGCGAAGAATATCCTGCTTTTTTATTTTTTGATAGAAATATTATAGATAAATACAAATTGTGTCCTTTTATAGAATTAAATGAAAATACTCTATCTAATAGAAAAAAATGGTTATCTGAGACTTTTGATAAAGGCGAATTGTATTTTAATTTATACAACAAGTTAATAAATAAAGAGACATTAAATATATTATTATCAAGTAAAGAAGATATTGAAAAATATTTTGAAGAAATTCATGGTACCCTTGACGCAGTCTGTGTTAACGATACTAATAAAAAAAGTTTAGATAAGATACATGAATATCTTAAAGAATATAAAGCTGCGAGTGTAAAAACTAAAAAGTTGAAAGAAAAATTTAATATAATCATTAATAATACAAGTACAATTGTAAAAAATACTAATTTAAAAGTTAATGAATATCTAAGTTTATATTATGATATAGTAATACCTATTAATAATATTGTTGACAGAACGTTAAAAACAAAAGAAAATATAATAAATGAAATGACAAGTAATTCATTTGGGGTTAATAGACTGTATGATCAACATTTAGAAGATTATTTAAAAGTTAAAAATGATATAGATAGTGCTAATAAATTTATTTTTAATACAATTAATAATTTAAATCAAGACTTATATGATTATCTTTATAATAAATCAATTGAGAAAAAAAGTATAAAACAACAAGGAAAATATTTTAAAAAATGGAGTGAATTATCTAAAGAAGAAAAAATTGATAGATTTGAATCATATGCTGAATATTTTCCAAGAAAATATTTATTAGAACCAGGTGTTATAACAGATGAAGATCAAATTGTAAATTTAATAAATGAATTAAAAATATTGATAACTTCCGAAGATGGGTTTGAAAGAATAAAATATAAAAATTTAAAATGGAATGTAAATGGTGGAATTATTGAAAATATAAGTTGTTTAAAATACGATGATAAAACACATAAATTCTTTTTGACTATAGAAAAAGAAATTATTAAAAATACAAATACAACTAAAAAAGCAAGTTCTATAAGAACTATTTTAAATAAAGATACTAATAAAATTATTAATGAAGAATTGATGAAACATTTAATTGTAGCAAAAAAACAGAAAAAATTAAAAGAAGAAAACATTAAAGACTTAAAAGATAAATTTTTAGAAAAAATCAAAGAAAAATTAAAATTAAAACGTGTAATGTTAAATGATCGTTCAGAAATTAATAAGAAATTTGATGAAATATATAATATTATTAGTAATAATGACTCTAGTTCTGCTAGTTAATTACGTGTTAAAATAAGTTTGAAAATAAATTTTTATATATTTTCAAATATTAAGATGGGTGGGCTTGAATTTATTTTGTATAAAGATTTCAATTTATCAATTGATTTCATTAAGGCTTTTAATAATATGAAATCACGAGGACCTAATGAAACAACTATTAATACATATTCTACTAATAATATTAGTAATTTAAATACAAGAGAACTTAATCAAGTTTACTCTAATTTAACAAGAAATGATATTGCTACATATATACAATGGAATTTTGCTTTATATTATCATAGACTAATTATAAATGATACTACTTTTAATGCTTCGCAACCATTTACAGATCCTATTAAATTTATGATAAATAAGACGAAATTAGATGGTAGTTCTAATGATTTAAAATTAAGACCTGTAAGAAATTTAATATGTAATGGAGAAATATATAATTATAAAGATCTTATCGAACAATTTAATTTAAATGAATTTGATTTATCTTCTAATTGTGATGTTGAAATAATTTTACCATTATATATTAAAGATTATGATTCTAATATTTCAGTTGATCAATGTTTAATTGAAGCATTAAATTTAATAGACGGTGATTATGCATTTGTTTTAACTGAAAATATTAATACATATGTATTAAACTCCGTAAATTGTTTTGCTGTTAGAGATCCGTTTGGTGTAAAACCATTATATTATATAAAAAATATAACTAATAATATATATATATTTGTTTCTGAATTAAAAGGATTACCTATAAATATTATTAAAAATGCATCTTATGATATAAATTATGTATTACCTGGTAATTATTGGTCTTTTCAAAATACAATTAGACATTCAAATATTAATTCAACTTCTGGTGATTTTATAGAATATTATTCAATTGAACATTATAATGATTTAAACAATTGTATTATAAATAAAACAGACCCTGATACATTAAATAGTATATATGAATATATAACTACCATTATAGAAGAGAATGTTATATCTAGATATAAAAATTCTCATAAACCATTAGGTATTTTATTATCAGGTGGTTTTGATAGTTGTATTATAACAGCATTATTAGTAAAATATTTAGTTTCTATTAACAATGATTTTACTTTAAATCCATTACATATATTTACAGTCGGTGATTCATTGGGTGATGATGATTTAGATAATATTTATGCTACAAAATTAATAGAATTTTTAGAAAAAAAATATGATATCATTTTAGATCATCATATGATTAATATTAATGAAATAGAAGTTTTAGCTTCAGATATAAATAGTATTATTTATGCTCTTGAAACTTATGATCCAACTACAGTTAGAGATTCTATTCCATTTTATTATATGTTAAAGTATATTTCAGAAAATACTAATATTAAAGCATTACTTACAGGAGACGGATTAAATCAATTATGCGGATATCGTCAATTTAAAGATTTAGATGATATTAAATTTCAACAATGTTCAGTGAAATTATTAAATAATATGCATAAATATAGTTTATTAAGAACAGATAGAATATCTGGTAATTTTGGATTAGAAATTAGACAACCTTTTATTAATAAAAAATTTATAGAATATATGTTATCAATTCATCCAAAAATTAAAAGAGATATTAGTTATTCTAATGATGATTCTACTATAACTAAATATATTATAAGAAAAGCTTTTGAAAACAGTATTTATGGGGATGTTTTATTACCAGATATTCATTTATGGAGAAGACAATCTAGAGTATCAGATTCGTTAACTAATTTTAATTTACGATTAACTAAATATTTTGAAGAAAATATTACAGATAGTACTTATAATACAAATATGTTAATATTAAATACCGAAAATCAAAATCAAAATACATTACCTAAAAATAAAGAAGAAATGTATTATAGAATATTTTTTAGAAATAATTTTCCTAATAGAGATTATTTAGTAAATATGTTTTGGACAGATATATGGAATGTGGAGTAACTGATTTTTTACGTTCAAAATGAATTTTTTTTTAAAGAATTATATATATATTAATGGATTTCACTGATATTTTAAGTAATATATTTGTATCAACAAAAAATAAAAAAACACAAGATTTTAAAAAAGAAATTATTTCAATTAAACAAGAAATAAAACAAGTTCAAGAAAATAAAGAATTAGAAAGGGAAAAAGAAAAAGAAGATAAAGACTACACTCATAAATATAGTATTAGCGAATTTAAAAGTGAAAGAAGCGAAAGTGAAAAACATAAAAGTGAAAGTTATGAAGATAGTTCGGAAAGTGATAAAAAAAGAAGCGAACGAAGTGAAAGTGAAAGAAGCGAACGTGGAAGTGAAAGTGAAAGTGAAAGAAGAGAAAGTGTAAAAAGCGAAAGTGTAAAAAGCGAAAGTGAAAAAGTTGCGAGTGAAGTTAAAAAATATAATTTAAGAAAGTTAATATTAAAAGCTTCTGAATTTTACAAAAGAAATATTTTTATAATTAATAGTGATGAAACAAACAACTTAAAAATATTAAGTGATTTATTAGAAAAATTAAATAATATGAAAGATGTTTTTGATATTTATGATAAAAACATGACTGTATATACTTTTACAGAAAATAAAAAAAATTATAAGATGATGTTATTAGAAAATCCATATTTAAATTTTGAATTTAATTTTAAAAATACATTAAAAAATACAAAATTTACTGATGACAAAAAACATTTAGTTATCATTGATTTTAATTTAATTTCTGATTTAGATAAGATTCTAGATGAAAATTTATTAGAACAGAATGTCCATTTAATTGTTTTATTTAATAGTTACACATTATCTCCTGCTCTAATTGATTTATATAAATTTGATAAAAATGCTTTAATTATTAATAAAAAAGATACTCTTAAATCTATTCAAAAAAGATTCTTTTCAAAAGTAATTAAATATATTGTTAAAGATCCACTTTTAGATAAAGATACCTATACGGAATTAATTACCGACGAAGACCTAGATGTTAAAAATATTATTATCAAAAATGGAGAATTACGTTACAATTGAAACTTTTTAAGTTTAAGAAATTTTAAGTTTCATCAAAATTATTTTATATGAAGAGTTTCATATAAAAATTACGTTTTTTCGGTACATGTACAATTCCTTAATTTATTGATTAATTACATAGGTGCACGACATTTATCGTTAATAACAAATCCGGCATTTATGAGTATTGTTGCAAGAATACTTGCATTTGCATCTGTAAATTGAATATTACCTGGAGCACCGACTGCTTTAACCATTTTAACAAGATTGGTCATAGCATCAGAATCTTTTGGTAGTTTATTTGCTAATTCTTTATAAGCGTACATTACGGTATTTTGTAATTTAAGATGATCATTATCAAATATAGCTAAAAGATCAGCCATTTTAATATCATTACACCCTGGGTAATTATCAGACATACTGTCAAGTAAAACAGCCTTTCCTACAACAGCTGGTTTTTGTAAAAGAGTTTGGTATTTAGTTTGGTCGGCATAAAATGGACCTTGATCTTCCATCATACCCATATTTTCATATGATTCGAAAAATCCACGTCCAGCACTAGCGTTAATACCGATAACAAAAATAATTGCTAGTATAATTGCTAATTGGAAATCAACTTCGGCAATATAAGCAGTTAATGCGATAGCCGCAATTTTGACAAAAGTATTTTGTAATGTAACTGAAGCCATATTTGGAAGTCTTGGCGCAATTTGAGCTGCATAAAGTATTAATGAAATCTTAAGAACAGCCATAACATATGGGTTTTGAAGAATTGGATCCAAGTTAGATTTTATAACTGCTTCCACGTTTTTAATTGCTTCCATTGTTTATATTTATAATATAATTAAATAAAAAAAGTTTTTTGAAAAAAATTATTTATGATTTAATTTAATTTAATTTATTTAATTATATTATATTATATTAAAATGGGAGCAGCAAAACCAGGACCAGCAGGTGATCAAGGACCCAAAGGAGATAGAGGTGATATTGGATCTCAAGGACTAAAAGGAGATACTGGGCCATTAGGTCCTAAAGGAGACACGGGGCCATTAGGTCCTAAAGGAGACAATGGAGATAAAGGACCACAAGGAGATCGCGGAGATATAGGACCACAAGGACCACAAGGCCCTGTAGGACCGCAAGGCCCTGTAGGACCACAAGGTGTTGGGTACAACATTGATACTAAAGTAAATTCTATAGGAAGAGATGGTGCTACTGATTGGTTTAGAATTTTTGGAACATCAGGTGATGGTGGTGGTACAGCGTTATATAATGGATTATCAGTTAATGATGGTGGTGGTTTATCTGTTGGTAAATGGCAAAAAATACCTCAAGGACAATTAAATGTAATGGGAGCTGCTGGGTTCGGTGGTGATCAACCAGGAGATTGGAGAGGTGTTAATATAAAACGAAAAGATGGTCAATGGACTCATTTTGATTGGAAAGATGATGGCAAGAATTACATTAGAGGAGATACTAATATAGATGGTAATGTTAGAATGGCTCAAGGTATGGGTCCATATCAAATTAGATTTTTTGGTAAAAATAAATGTCTAGATCTTCCACAAATGGCTAATAATAATCAAAAAGGTGAATGGGATTGTAATGGAACTGGGGCTCAACATTTTACATATAATCCAGTAACAGGTCATGTAAAACATGCTTATAGTAATCAATGTTTAGATACAATGGGTGATAAATGGAGATTTAATGATTGTAATAATCATGAAAATCAACGCTTTTGGAAAATGGAACATTTATTAAGAAATGGTAATGGAAGTTGTTTAGATACGGGTAATAATGACCATCGTGCTGGATGTGATGGTAATAATAATAATCAAAAATTAGTTTTTGATTTAATTTAAATTTAATTTTTAAAATTTTTTAATATTTATATATATTAAAAAATGGGAGCAGGAACACCGGGGCCAGCAGGACCATCAGGTATTAGAGGAGATACAGGTCCATTAGGAGCTAAAGGAGACAAAGGAGACAAAGGAGATACTGGTAATATAGGAGATGCAAATGCGGTTAAAGCAGCTATGCAGCCTAATACACTTTGGTGCGCTGATGGGGATTTTTGTAAATTACCAAATAAGAAAGGAATTCAAGGTAATGGCGATTTTAATATACAATTAGCATCTAAAAATGGTATAGTTTTTAGTAATGAAGATCATGATGACTGGACAGGTGTTAATCTTAAAAGACGTGATGGTAGATGGACTCATTTTGATTGGAAAGATGATCAAAATAATTATATAAGAGGTGATACACACGTTGATGGTAAATTATTTATTGGTGGATGGCAAATTTATGAAGACGGTGATCAATTAATATTTAAACGTGGTGATGCTAAACAAGGTGATGATAATGCTCCTCATATTAGATTTGCTGGTGATAGTAATATTTGGACAAATAGAAGTTCTGGTAAGGGATGGATAGCTGATAATATAGGACAATCTGTAAGACTAGATAGGCAATATTTTATTAGATCTAATAGAGGAGGAATGTTAATTGATGGTGGAGGGTGGTCTGGTAATAAAGGTGATTGGGAAACAATGAAATTTGAACAAAAATAATTTTAGTTTAAAAATAAAATTAATTAATATTTAGAATTAATTAATTAAAAATGGGTATGGTTGATGAATATTTTGATATATATACTGAAAAAGTTAAAGAATATGGCGAAAACACGGTTGTATTATATGCTTGTGGTAGTTTCTATGAAATTTACGAAATAGATAATGATAAAGAAAAAATCGGTAATGCTAAAAAATTATCAAATGTTTTAGAAATGATTTATGCAAACAAAAAAGGTAATACGTCAATTAGTTCTAGAGCTCATCCGAATTTTATAGGATTTACATGTAGTATTTTAGATAAATATCTTGGTATTTTATTAAGAAATGGATACACTGTTGTTATTGTAGATCAATTAGAAGCAAGTGCTGAAAAAAAAGGCAAATTAGTTAAAAGAGGTATTACTAAAATATATTCACCATCTTTACAACCAACTGATTACACCAATGATAATGATTTTTCACCAAATCTAGTATCTATTTATTTTAATATTAATCAACCAAAAGCAAAATCAACTAAGAAAAATGCGGCTTTTATTCAAACAATGAATGTATCATTATGTTGTATTAATAATAATACTAATGTAATTGAAATAATCGAAGAATCATTTTCATTTTTACCAAATGATACTTATACATTAAATTTAGCATTAGAAAATGTATCTAGAATACTTTATAGATGTAATCCAAAAGAATTATTAATAGGAGGTATCGAAAATGAAAATGTTATAGTTAACTCTGTAAAAGTTTATTTTAATGAGAATTATGAAAATGTTAGATTTATTGAAAATGAAAAATATGATGTAAATTATCAAAATAAATATTTAAGAGAAATTTGGGATACTGTTACATTTGGTTTAATTGAACCAAATATTTATTTTAATATAAATGAATTTTCTTTAACAAATTTAGTTAATGTTTTAAAATTTATTGAAAAGCATGATACAAGTTATGTTAAAAACTTACATATACCTAGAATTTCAAATGAATATAATAATTTAATTTTAGAATTAAATACAATACTTCAATTAAATATTATAGACAGTTCAAATAAAAAGTGTAGTTTATTTGATATTATAGATTATACAAGAACATCTATAGGAAAAAGACATCTTAGAAATCTTTTATGTAAACCTTTTAAAGATCCAAAAGTTATTAATGATAGATATCTTATTACAGAAGAACTTTCCTCATTAGGAATTTACAGAACAGGAAACTTGGATAAAATATTAGATAACATTGTTGATATTGAAAAATTACATAGGAAAATGGGTATAGCACAACTTCATCAATACGAATTTGTTAAATTAAATGAATCATATAAATACATTATTCAATTGATAGATATCGTAAGTAAAAGTAAACTTGTTAATCTGATTAATTTTGAAAGTGATAGTTTATCTCAATTTAATGAATTTATTGAAAAATATATCAAGACATTTAATTTATCTAAAATGAATTCTTTTAATTTAAATTCAGGTAAAGATCAGCTAGAAAACTATTTTAATAAAGGAATTATTAAAGAACTTGATACAATTCAAAATCAAATAAATACTCTAGAAGAAAAAAGAAAAGAATTACGATTAACATTTGACAAACTCATTAATCCTGAACAAAAAGGCGAATATATTAAATTAGTTTATACTGAATTTGAAGGATATTCATTTGTTTGTACTAAAATTAGATATCAAACGTTACTACAAAAATTAGGTAAAAAAAAAGAAAATAGTGTTGGTAGAATTCGTCAAACTAATAATGCTGTAAAATTTGTTCCAGAAGAATTAGAAAAACTAAGTCAAGAAATTGTTAGTTTTAGAGAACTGTTAGCTACTAAAATTACTATTAATTATAAGAATACTTTATTAGAATATTATCGTGAATACAATCCAATTTTCGATAAATTAAAAGAACTAATTGAAGTAATTGATGTGTGTAATTCTAATTTAAAATGTTCAACTAAATTTAATTTTGTCAAACCTGAATTACAAGTTAAAAATGAAAGTTTTATTGAGGTAACCCAAATAAGACACCCTTTGATTGAAAGTTTAGGTAAAGAATATATTTCGAATGACATTAATCTTGACAATAATACAAATGGTATTCTTTGTTTCGGTATTAATTCTTCAGGAAAATCAAGTTTACTTAGAGCAATTGGAGTGAATGTAGTAATGGCTCAATGTGGATTATTTGTTGCTGCTAAAAGTTTCAAATTTAGTCCATTTGATACATTAATTTCACAAGTTGATCTTAGTGATAACATTTTTGCTGGGAAAAGTTCATTTATTTCAGAAATGCTTGGATTAAAACGTATTTTACAATGTTCAGGAAAAAATACACTTGTACTCTCAGATGAACTATGTAAAGGAACTGAAAATAATAGTAGTACTGCTTTAGTTAGTTCTGTTATTTTAGAATTAATAAAAACAAATACAAAGTTTTTCTTTACAAGTCATTTACACGATATACCAACTATTCAAGATATAATTGATCTTGAACAAAAATTAAAAATAAATCATTTGTCAGTTGATATTAAAGGTAATAATATAATATATGAACGAAAATTAAAAGACGGACCTGGTAGCAGTTTATATGGTCTTGAAGTAGCTAAAAGTTTACTAGAAAATAATGATTTAATTGAAAAAGCTTTTAGAATTAGAAATAATTCAACTAAAAGTGTTAAAAAGAGTGTATATAATAAAAAAAAGATAATAGAAAAATGTGAAATTTGTTCAAGTACAAAAGATCTCGAAACAGATCATATAGTTGAACAAATGACAGCTGATGAAAAAGGATTTTTAAAAAAAGGTATTAATAAAAATCATTTAAGTAATTTGTGTTGTCTTTGTCATGATTGTCATCTTCAAAAAACTCTAGGTAAAATTAAAATTAATGGTTATAAAGATAGTATAAATGGGCGGTTCCTTGACTGGGAAAAAAGTGAGGCTTAAAATTTCTTATAAAGCCCTTTATTAGCAAAATAATTATAACTTTCAGGATAAACTATATTATAATTAGATTCGGGTGGTGTAATTGGTGTATTTGTATTAATTGTTAATACTTCAACTCCATCGTAAGCACCCTTCCAATTCATCAAACTTTGGTCTGGTAAATTAGAACATTCTCCATACGCTGAACAATATCTACCAGCGTCGCATTTTCCAGAATCTGGTAGATATCCTTTTGTAAGTGGTAATAAATATGAAGGGCCGCATTTACCATTACGATCAGATTCAGTAAAAGTTTTTAAACCATCATATTTTCCCTTTTTATATAAATATTGATATTTAGAATCATAATCTAAATTTCTATAATTGTTGTCTACACAAACTCCTAAAGGACTACAAACTTTATCAGAGTTACATTTTCCGTCGTCAGGAGCATAATTTAATTTTTGTGGTACTAAATTAAAACTACCACATTTACCATCACGGTCTTTTTCTGTATATGTATTTAATGGTCCATAATTAAATGACGAACATGGAACGTCTTTACCGGTACTTAATACACCGTTATTGTGAACTAGACATTTACCTGAATTATTATTCTTTACATACCCAGTAGCTGGGTCATAACTCCACGTTTCGGAATCAAGATCGCAAGTACCAGTTTGTAATTTTGAATTAACACATGTATTATTCGAATCATTAATAAATTCGCCATTTTTAAATGTAAATCTAGATGCATTTATACCACATTTACCAACTATTAATTTACCATTTTTATCTACTATAACACAACTACCAGTGTTATTAATATTCAATGTTTTGTTTATAACCGGTTTGACATTAATTACTGGTTGACTATCTGATTGTCCCATAATTTATTATTAATATAAGTAAATAAAATAACTTTTTAATAATAATTTTAAAAATTTATTTTAAAAGCACATAGTAATATTAATAGTTGTTATGAGTTTAGTAAGTAAAAATATAAATGGTTATGATATAACTAAATCATTAGGCGCAGGTGCTTTTGGAGAAGTATATATAGGAGAAAAAAAAGGTCTTAAATATGTTTTAAAATTTATTAAAATAGCACAAGGTTTAGATAAAAATAATCAATATAAAAACAACGTACTTTCTATTATTACTGAAATTTATGCTTTAAAAAAAATAACCGAAAATAATGAAAAGTGTGGTTTAACAAAAAATAATTCTTCATTGTGTTTAATAGAAACATTTATTAATTTTGATAGTAAACCTCCTACATTTTGTATTGTAACAAATTATTTAGAAAATGCTATTGAATTATCTAAAGTTATATATAAAAGAACTGATTATGTATTAAAACTGGATGATATTATTTTTATAATGTCTAAATTAATATCTCAATTAACACAGTTACATCATTATAATATAGTTCACTCTGATATTAAACCAGAAAATATAATTGTTCAAACAAATAATATAGATGATAAACTTAAAGAAATACATAATGTATTATTTATTGACTATGGTATTTCTTGTTTAGAAAATTGCCTTCCAGGTGGAACATTATCATATGCTGCCCCAGAAATATTACCTATTATTGGAAATGGAAGTAAAGAAAGATTACAAAATTTAAGAAAAGAATTACATGATAATAAATTATCATCAAATAATAAAAGTTACAAAATTTATAATGATAAATATAAAATACCTTTTTCAAAAGAAGATTATAAAAAAACTGATGTTTATTCTTTAGGAGTAACTTTTTATAAATTATTAAATAATAGATATCCTTATCCTTTTCAAAGTGATTATAAAAAACCTAAAAGTTTAAGAAACTCTAGAAAAAATTCTAAACAATCAAATAATTCAAATGAGTCTGATGAATCTGACGAATCTTATTCGCAAAGTGAAACAGAATATTACGAATATCCAGAAGATGTAATTAGAGATTTTCAAAATCAAATACCTCTTTTAAATTATTATCATAAACATAACAGTTTAATACCAAGTAATTTTAGTTTATCTGAAAATAATGATGTAAATATGTTTTTAAATAAAATAGTAGATAGTATGTTAACATTAAATCCTCTTAAAAGACCTACTATATCTCAAATTAAAACTTCATTTGACGCATTTAAAAAGGAATTTCGTTCTAATTACGAAACACGCGAAGATTTATATACTCCAAATGCAAATAGTCTTTTAAGTTTAGATACATCTCCTGAAAAATTATTTAGTTTAAATAAATTTAGACTCAATTCACCTAGTACAAGTTCACTTTTAAAATTAAACGAACCACCTGTACCAAAAAAAAGAAATAGTTCAATTAATCTTTCAGAGTCAATGGAACATTTATTCCCTTAAACGGGGCTTGCGCGCCCCTACGACGCAATGGGTAATATTTATAGAATCTTTAAAAAATAATTTAAATTGAAAATAAAAAATTAAATTATTTATATCAAGTAAGATGATTCCTGAAATAATTGCCGGAGTTACGATTACAGGTGTTTTTATAGGATTAGGAATTACAAGTATATTTTTTCCAAAACCTCCAAAATATGGTAGTGCTTACCCAGAAATCGGTATTACAGAATACCATGAATTACGTTGGTTTGACGACGAGTAGCTTTTAAAAAAAGTTACATCAAAACCAATTAAAATATTATATGAATTTATCCCTACAAAAATATTACACTAACAGGATGACAAATTAAATAAATTGATTTAAAAATAATTAAAATATTTAAGTATATAAATGAAAACATTTGATACAGAAGAAAAAAGTAAATATTGGTCTATCAAAAATCGAGATATTTTACCAAAAGACATTAGTCATTTAAGTATTGAAAAATATTGGTTTACTTGTAATGTATGTAATCATGACTTTCAAAGTACTCCTAATAGAATAGTAAAAAGAAATTCCTGGTGTTCATATTGTTCAAATCATAGATTATGTGAAGAAGATTGTAAAATATGTTTTGATAAATCTTTTGCTTCTCATGAAAAAGCATTTTGTTGGTCTATTAAAAATGAACTTTCTGCAAGACAAGTATTTAAATCATCTGGATTAAAATATTTATTAAATTGCGACAAATGTAATCATGAATTTGAATCAGCATTAAATCATATTATATCTATGAATAGTTGGTGTCCATATTGTCCATCATCACCTAAATTGTTATGTAAAAATGATTGTAAAGTATGTTATGATAAATCATTTGCTTCAAGTGATAAAAGTATATATTGGTCAAATAAAAATATATTAAAACCAAGAGACGTTTTTAAAAATTGTAACAAAAAATTTATATTTTTATGTTGTAATAATCATGAATTTGAAAGTACTCTTAATAATATTACAAATTTAAATAGATGGTGTATATCATGTATAAATAAAACTGAAACAATATTATTTGAATGGTTAAATTCATTATATAATGTTAAAAAACAAGCTAAATTTGATTGGTGTAAAAATATAAAACCATTACCATTTGATTTTTTATTAGAAGAATTTAAACTAATTATTGAATTAGACGGAAGACAACATTTTGAACAAGTTAGAAAATGGACATCTCATATCGTAACACAAAAAAGAGATAAAATTAAAATGGAAAGTGCTATAAAAAACGGTTATTCTATTATAAGATTAAAACAAGAAGATGTATGGAATAATAAAATAAATTGGAAATCTATTTTACAAGAAAAAATAAAATTATATAATATTTCTAATATTATTTATATAGGTGATTATACAAATTACCAGGAGTGTGTTTTATAAGTATTTAATAATAAATCTTCTAAGTCACCAACAAATTGTTTGTAATTACAAATAGGCCCGGTTACAAATTTATTTCTAACAGTTTTCTTTAAATCCTTTAACTCTTCCAAATGAGTGCTAAAATATTTAACTTTTTCAATTAATTCATCGTCACTTAAACATACATATTCGGGAAGATCACTATTAATCATTAAACTACTACTTACATTAGTAGCATGGTACTGACGTTCACCATCAAATCTAGTAAGAACTGGAACTCCCATCATTAAACTTTCTGTACTAGTTGTAGTACCACTATACGGTGAAGTATCAATTGAAATATCCATTAAGTTATAATCAACTAAATGTTCAGTATAGGTATCTCTATAATCTACGATTTCAACTCTTTTGAATATTTCAGGATCTTTCCATGTTTTAATAAATTGTTGTTTTAATGTTTCTGTTAAAAATTCTTTAGTTTTTATAATAAATCTTACATTTGGACATTTTTGTAAAATACGTTCCCATAATTCTACCATACGATCATTAATCTTATTATATCTATTAAATGTACCAATTGTTAAATATCCATTTTTAGTTACCGGTTGAGTATCAACTAATACTGGTAAATTTTCAATACCGATTGATGGAGTATAACTTAAAAAGCAATTAGGCATAAACAATAATTTTTCAGTATAATATTTTTGAGTACTTGGTCTAACAATGTTTCCAGGTCCAGGTGTTACACCATCTGAATCACAATAATTATCTACAATATGATAGTCCATATTGCTTAACCCAGAAGTATTAGGATATCCACAATAACTAATTTGAATTGGAGCTGGTTTTAATACAAAAGTATCTAACCTATTATCACCTGTTTGACTTGCTAGATCAAATAAGATATCAATGTTATCTTTTTGAATAATAGTCTTAAGTTCTTCAGGACTTGTCCCTTTAACTATTTTAAAATTACATCCAGGATATTGATCTGAAAGATTTACTACTTTCAATGAATATACAGTAACATTGAATAAATCGTAGTTGATAAACTTGAAAATACAACTAACAAAGTAACTCACTGGATGGCAAATTGCATCGCCTGTGACGAACCCTATATTAATCTTAGTTTTTCCAACAAGTGAACCTTTATCAACTTTACCATTAACCAATTTAGAATTCATAAGAAGTTGATTAATTTTATATTTAGGACAACCTTGACGCCAATCATTAATAACTAGTGGATAAATTTTATTAATATTTTTATGTAAATTAGCAATATACATTGGATCTTCAATAAGATGACTGATATAATTAAGATCTAATAGTTTATTTTGATAGGCAAGTGAAAGTCTCGGTTTATATTTTAAGGCTTGATTATAACAACTAATTGCTTCAGGATAATTAATTTCATAACAATATGCTAAACCCATATTCATATGCATACTAGCTAATAACATATCAAGATCAGTACTGATATGTGCTAATTTATAATTTTCAATCCCCTTACGGTAATGATATATAGCTTTATCTGTATAACGTAATTCTGTATAAACAACACCAACTTGATTATTAATATCAGGATCATTAGGAAGAATATCAAGAGCTTTATAAAAGAAATAATTAGCTAATTCACGATCTTGAATAGCAAAATAAATACCACCTAATCCATTTAAACATTTTACTTGAAATTGTTTTAACGCATTGATAGTATTATCAGCAGCAATTTTAATAGGATCATTTAATAGCTTTTCTTCATTAATACGAATTTCTAAATCAAGAATACCAAGAGCTAATTTGAAGTGTGATAACGCATTTTCAAGATCATTTGCTCTTTGATACATAAATCCAAGATTATAATGAACTTGATAATCACATGGATTTACCATAAGAATATTCTTTAATAATTGTAAATTTTCTTGAGGATTAGGATTAAAGATTGTTAGATATATCATTACAATCTTAAACAGTTCTTTAGAACTAGGATCAAAAGGATCAACATTTAACACCTTTTGTAAATGCGCTATAGCTGTAAATAAAATACCCTTTTCTCTTTCTTGAAATCCATTTGGTCTATTCATATGTAAACCAACTGTTCTAACAAGAATTTCCGCACTAATATAATAAATCGTTTTTACATCTTTTTTAATACGATTCATTTGAAATGGATTTAATTGATCTAAAAATGTAATAATTTGATTACTATATTCTAAACATTTATTATAAGCATCGGTATCAATATTTGGCGTTCCTGAAGCACTTGAACTTGATAATTTTTCTTGAGCTGCATCATAAATTTTTTTTGTAATTTCAATGTTTGATAATACGTTTTCAAGTGTTAAAGGAACTTTTATTGGAGTAAAACGACTTTTTAAGTTATTATTTAATACAATGTTATTTGACATCTTTAATATATTATTAATCTACACATTAAATTAATAATTTTAACGAAAGCACTTTTAATAAAAGTGCCCAAAATATAAATAACGAATAAAATTTACAAGTTTAAATAAAAATGAAATTATAATTATAAATATTATTAATTAGATGAATGTAAAACCAAGAGATTTAGTTTGGTTTCGTAATAGAGTAAAAGTGTTAAGAAAGAAACCTCAACCTGTTCAACGTAGTCCTGAATGGTTTAGTGCTAGAAATACTCGCGTTACAGCATCAGAAGCAGCTTGTTGTTTAACATTATCAGAAGAACATTGTAAAGTTTATGTAGAAGATTTTAATATTAAAAATTTTAAATATAAACCTGATCATTGTTTGAGTCATTATGATAATCGTGAAGATTATATTATTAATAAATGTAGAACATTTTACGGTGAAAATTTATTCAAAGATTCTATTTATACATTACATGGGAAAAAATTTGAAGAAATTGCTACAAGATTATATCGTAAAAGATTTAATACAGACGTAATTGAATTCGGTTTATTGCCACATCCTAGATTAAGTTACTTAGCTGCATCGCCAGATGGTATTACAAGTAATGGAATTATGTTAGAGATAAAGTGTCCATATTCTAGAAAAATTATAGAAGGAATTCCGCCTATATGGTATTGGGTACAAATGCAGGTACAATTAGAGGTAGCTGACCTTGATCAATGTGATTTCTTAGAATGTGAAATTAAAGAAGTTAGTTATGAAGAATATTTAAAAATAGTTCCTGAAACTAATCAAGATACAGGTATTCTTTTAAATAAAATAGCAGAACCAGATAATTCAGAAACTAAATATATATATCCACCAGACTCACTTAATACGAATGAAGAATTTATTAATTGGAGTCAAAATACAATTTTAGAATATCAACAAAATAGTATTCAAGTTATACCTATATTTTATTTTATTAGTAAATGGTTTGTATTAAATGTATATAGACGAAAAGAATGGTTTAATTCAGTTAAACATCATTTTAAAGAAAATATGGATCTTATAAAAAAATTACAAGCTGATCCACAATTATTTAAAGATTACCGTGAATCTATACATAAGATTAGAAGTAAGGAATATTACGAAAGATATAATAATACAATATGTTTAATTGAAGAAGATGAATTTGATCATGAAGACAAATTTATAATAAATTTTAATACTCAAGGAAATCCAAATGAAATGGATATAGACATTCCGATTGATACAGATATTCTAGTAAAATTAAATACGTCATGTTGTTTATTATCTGATAATTAAATATTCCATTTAAATTAAAAAATTATTTTATTATCTTATTATAATAATAAGATGACTAAACGACATTATACAAGTCATAAAAAACCACATTACTATATTAATCCTATAACAGGTAGAGTAATAAAAAGTAATAGTAAAACTTTCCAAAAATTAAAAAAGAGAAGATTTATCATTAAAAAAGATGCTTGTTTATACGACCTTAATTCTGCTAAAAAATGTTTATCAAGTATTATTAATAAATATAATGGATTAGTATATCCATCTTCGAATTTTATGAATATTCCTTCTACTTACGCTCGCGCTCATAAAAATTTTAAAGCAAAAGGATTTACAAAAAATAAACAAAAAACTCATATTAATGGATTTGTTGATAAAAAAGGTAAGTTCAAAAAATTAAATCCTGAAATACCTCTTCCAAAACATCATATAACAGAAGTTATTTCATTAAAGCATCATCATCCAATTTTACATAACAAAGTAGAAACAAGTGAACAAGCTACAAAAGAAGAACACGATGAAATAAAAGAACAAATAAATAATCCACCTGAAACTAATTTAACAATGTTATTTAATCCTATACAAAATGATATAATTCCAATTGATACTAGTGTACCTAAAGAAGAACATACTAATATTATAAATAAAGTTAATGAAGATTTGATACCAAACGAATTACCTCCAGTTAAAGAAACAACTGTAGCAGGTCTAATTATGGATAGTTTAAATCCAATGAAAATATTAGGATTTACTAATACAGAAAATGAAACTAAAAAATTAGAAACACCTATAGTTATCGAAACTAACAAATACACTTTACCTAAAGAATTACATAAAGATTTGATACCAAACGAATTACCTCCCGTTAAAGAAACAACTGTAGCGGGTCTAATTATGGATAGTTTAAATCCAATGAAAATATTAGGATTTACTAATACTGAAAATGAAACTAAAAAATTAGAAACACCTATAGTTATCGAAACTAACAAATACACTTTACCTAAAGAATTACATAAAGATTATGAAACAATTAATTATCAAATTCCTTCAATTTTAGATAAAGATTACGATACTTCTATTTATATTTTACCAGATGAATTAGAAAGTGAAATTGAAACTAGCGAAATAGAAACTCAAACTGAAGAACCTAAGAAAATTGTTACAAGTACTTATCAAATTCCCTCAGAATTAGCTAAAGACTATGAAACTAGTGATTACATTTTACCAGATCAATTAGAAAGTGAAATTGAAACTAGCGAAATAGAAACTCAAACTGAATTACCTAGCGATTATAGTTTGCCATCTAAACTAGAAATTGAAACAAACAAAATAGAAACTCAAACTGAAGAACCTAAAGACTATGAAACTAGCGATTATATTTTACCTGATCATTTAAATAATGACGTAGAAGAAAGTAGTTATGCTATTCCATCAGAATTAGCTAAAGAATATGAAACTAGTGATTACGTTTTACCAGATCATTTAAGTAATGACGTAGAAGAAAGTAGTTCATCTTTCCACTCAGAGGAGCTGGAACCGAAAAAATGGATTTACAACCCGACATACGTAAGTAATGTCGTAGAAGAAAGTAGTTATGCTATTCCATCAGAATTAGCTAAAGAATATGAAACTAGTGAAGAAAGTAGTTCATCTTTCCACTCAGAGCTGGAACCGAAAAAATGGATTTACAACCCGACATACGTAAGTAATGACGTAGAAGAAAGTAGTTATGCTATTCCATCAGAATTAGCTAAAGAATATGAAACTAGTGATTACATTTTACCAGATCATTTAAGTAATGACGTAGAAGAAAGTAGTTCATCTTTCCACTCAGAGGAGTTGGAACCGAAAAAATGGATTTACAACCCGACATACGTAAGTAATGACGTAGAAGAAAGTAGTTATGATATACCATCGGAATTAACTAAAGACTATGAAACTACGGATTATGCTATTCCATCAGAATTAGATAAAGAACTTGATTACATATTACCAGATCATTTAACGCAAGAAATTGAAACAAGTGTTAGTGATCAAGAAACACAAACGGAAAATGTTCCTGAATCAGTTAAAATAGTGGAAACATCTAGTTACATTTTACCTGATACAATAGAATTATTAAATGAAATTCCTCAATTACAAATTAGTGAACAAGAATTATCAGAATTACCAATTGTGGGTAAAGATGAAGAAGAAGAATTTAAAGAGAATTTAGCAAAAATCTGCGGTGAAAATGAACAATTAGATGATAATAACAATTGTTATTCTTGTGAATATTATAATTTAGTATGGGATCCAGAATTAAAGAAATGTAAAAAGACATCAAAATCAAAAGAAGAATTAACTTTAGTAGTTGATAAAAAAAATAATATTAAAGGTTATATGGATGTAAGTCAATATCCACCAGGTGATTATAGACGAAGATATGCCTATAATAATTCAAGAACGAATTAACTTTTTATTAAGATGATTACTTTAATTTTTTTTTATTATTATATATTAATAATAAATGCAAGTGAATTTAAAAGACATTCCCGAATCCAATTTAATTGATTACATAAAGAGTAGATATCCTAAAGTTGTATTTAATGCTTTTAATTTTAATGACAAAAATGTTAAAACTAGAGCTTTAGGGTTTGTTATATCTGATAATAAACTAATATTAGGGTATATTGATAAAAATGGTGATTTGTGTAAATTATTAGAACCAGTTGATTTATCTGGATTATCTAATTCTAAATTTACAGAAATTATTAAAAGGATTCCTATTGTAAATGGATTTAGTGAAGAAAATAAACAAGGTTTAATAGATTTATTAGAAGATAAAAATGGAAAGATTTCTCAAACAGAGAATGACATTGTTGTTTTAGAATTAAAAAAACAATTAACAGAACAAGCATCAAAATATGATGTATTATTAGATACATCAAAAGAGAGTGATAAAAACAAAGACGAAAACATGTTATTAATCAAGAAAGAATATAATAATACAATTGAAGAAATAAAGGATAATTTTAAAAAAGAAATAGATGAATTAAAAGAAAAGGTAAGAATTTCTGATCAAATGAAAGATGAGTGTAAAACACGTTTACTTAATGAAAAAGAAGTTATAATAGCTGGTATAAAAAATTTTCAACAAGAAGTAAAAGATTATATAATAGAATTAGTAAATAAACATAAAATTAATGTTACCGGTGAAAGTAGTAAATTAAATGAAATGTATACAAAATTATTAAATGAAAAAACTCAAATAGAAAATAATATGAATATTTTAGTTGAAAGAGAAAAAGATTATTTACAAAAAATAAATAATGATAAATCAGAAATATCAGAATTTACAGATAAAGTAAATGAAAAAGAAGATACAATTAATAAATTAATGGAAACTATAAAAGAGATACAAAAACAATTAGCTGAAACTAAAGAACAATTTTCCAAAGAAGAATTAGAAAAAGTTATATTACAAGAACATAAAAAGAAATGTTTAGAAAAAATATTATATGAAAAACAAGAAATAATAGATAATATTAAAGAATATACAACTCAGTGGATGAAATGGGCTAATAATAATAAAATAAATGTAGACCAACAAAAAGAATTATTTAAAAATGAACTTGTTATTATATATAAAAATCTTAAAAAAGTATTTGATGAAAAAAATCATTATATAAATACTTTAGAAATTTCAAGTAAAGAAAAAGACAAATTAATATCTAAATTAAATTCTAATATATCTGAAATTAAGAATAATATAGAAAGTTCATTAAATCAACAATTATTACAATTAAGTGCCAAAAATGAAGAATTACAAATGAAATTAATTAAATCTCAATCACAATTATCCGAAAGTGAAAATAAACTTGAAATGAAAGAAAAAGATATTAGTAAATTAAAAATAGAATTAGATGAAACTAGAAAATTATTGGAAAAAAATAATACAACGGTTATACCAAAAGGAGTTGATTATGATAATTGTTATGCTATTTTACAAAAATTCATGAGTGTTAATAACATGTTTTATAGAAAAAGAGAAATTATTAAAATTTTAGATAATATAATTAATGGTAATAGTATAAATTCATTTACAAATTTAAATGAAAATGTTAAAAATAATATTATAAAAAGATATGTAGAAATTAAATCTGAAATATTAAAACACATAGCATTTTTAGATTTAAATAAATATATGGAAAGCCCTAATATATCATTATTTAAAAATAAAAATACTGTAAAAAATGTACCACCTGCTTTTTGTGATGAATTAAATGTTATATCAGAATATTGGGATGCAAATGTAGGTATATTTAGAGAACAAGATCGTCAATTAACAAATATTTATGAAGATTTATCTGGTGCGGTTCGTGTATATATCAAAATTAAACCTTTAATTGGAATTGAACAAAAAAATAATACTGTATTTATTGAAGGAAAATCAAAACGAGTAACAGTTGATTGTTCTGATGTACCAAATGTTAATAAAAAAGATACATTCGGTGATTTTTATGGTATATTTGATGAATCATTTAGTAATAGAGATGTTTATACTGGTATACAAGGTTCTGGAGATCAAGCTAATACAAAGGTTGATATAGAAAACATTATTGAAACTACAGATACAGTTCATCCAGGATTATATAGTACTTTTGCTCAAGTTGAAGATGGATATTCAATTGTATTATTTGGCTACGGATTGTCAGGATCAGGTAAAACTTATAGTTTATTAGGACAAGACAATACGCCTGGTTTATTACATTTTGGTTTAGCAAATTTAAGAGGTGTTCAACAAATTAAGTTAAAATATTTATTTGAACAATATATTGGTAAAGGAAAAGTTGGGTTTAATCCAGCATTTCATAAAATTACTGGTAATATTATTAATTTAATTAACGAAGTACCTCAATTAAGAAAATATAGTATTAATGAAATAGATGAATTTGCTGACAATGCTCCAGTAGGTATTAATTTTAATAAATTAAAAGTAAGTGATATTAATACAATCACCTTTTATTTAGAAAAATATAGAAAAGAAAGAGGACGAGTAAAGAAAACTCCTAACAATCCTGTTTCAAGTAGATCCCATTTATTTATGGTGTATGAAATAACATTTGAAAGCGGTAAAGTTGGATATATTACAGTGGTCGATACAGCAGGTCGTGAATCACCAATGGATATTTATAATATGTTTATTGATAATTCAAGTAGAAATGCTAGTTTAACAAGTATATTTAGTTTAGATACCGGTAAAGGAATTGTTGGACAGTATCTTAATAAAAAATATGCTGAGTATGTCCCACAAGATGTTTATGATATTTTAAGAGAAGGTTTTTATATCAATGAAACGATTAATCATCTTATTTACTTTTTCAATAAAAAGAATTACAAAAAAACTAGTGTAAAAATCCAAACAAATTTAGATCATTATTCAAATGACCGGTATTATGTTGATCCGGTTGCTGAAGAAACTGGTATTGATCCATTAAATGATTGTTTAATGATTCCTATTCTAAAATTCTTAGATACTCTAAGTAACAAGAAAGCTGATTCAGATGATTTCAAACCTACCAAATTCATTACGATGGTTTGCGTTAGAAAAGATGAACGTTATTGTAGTCAAATATTCGGTTCTTTAGATTTTGCCCAAAAAATTAGAAGTTCTTAAAAATTGAATTTTATTATAATTTATTAAGATAATAAAATGGGAAACTCAGAATATGGATTTTTAATAAAATCAGGAGATGATTTTAAAAGAATTTTAGAAATAATAAAGGAACATAATGAATATACAGGAGAAGAAGAAGTTGGTGAAGAATTAGTTGTATCATCAATTTTAAAATTTAAATCTATATCTAAGGCAAAAAATCCAAAAGTACCATCTGGTTTATATTTATTAGCTCATAATGGAGGTGGTCGTAATTGTACCATGTTATTTTTATTTAAAAGAATGAACCCAAGACACATATTACCACCTTTTGAAAAACCAAAAAATTGGATGGAATGTAATGATTTTTTATGGCAAAGAAAAAGTGATGAGTATGATGTAAAATCTATATGTAAAGATATTCAAAATTATCAGAATTAAAATTGAATTAAAAAAAAAATTTTAATGAAAATATAATAGGATGTCTGAAAATTATATAACTACAGAAATTAACATTGAAGGTTTAAGCTACGAAGTATTAATTGGGAAAAACGCTAAAGGAAATGAAGAAATAATTAAAATGAGTCATCCAGAAGATACTTGGTTTCATTTTTCTGGGATATCAGGTCCACATATAATTTTAAAGAATGAAGGTGACATCATTCCAAAGAGATACATAAATCAAGTTGCTGGTACGTTATTTGAATATAAAAAGAATGCTCCAAGAAATTCAAATGTTATTTATACACAAGTAAAAAATGTTAAATTAACAAATGTTTTAGGAACAGTAATACCAAGAAATACAAAAATAATACACTTTTAAAAACACTTTTTAGAAAAAAGTGAGCAAAAAATCAAAAAACTTATTACGTTTTTTGACTTAACTTTTTTTAAAAGTTAAAGATAAGATGAATACTTTGATAAAAGAATATCGTAATATTATAGATACGCCAATGAAAGTAGAAGTTAAAAAAGAATTATTAACAAGATTAATATTACAATTAGATGGTTTAATTTTTGAAAATACAGATTTAAAACAAAAGAGAAAAGAATTTATAAAAAAAATACAATATATTTTACATATTTTAGACAACATTAAGAATTAATTTTTTTTTCTTAACTTATAGTATAAATGAATCTTATAATTATTGGAATTGTTGTCGTTATATTCATTGTTATTAGTATTGTTGTTGGTGTTGTATTATCGCAAAAAGATTCGAGTTCAGGAAGTTCAGGAAGTTCTGTAACAACTGTTCCAGTTAAACATGCTTGGGATGATATTTCAATTGGTCATTCATTAAATTGTAAAGCTGGTGATTTAGTAGGAGCTAGTACAGGAGGTGTTAACGGAGGTGGACCAGCTATATATAGATATTTAGGTGATGGAAAAGTTAGTTGGTATCCAAATCCACAAATTGCTGGTGCTTTAGATCAAAATTGGGCATCGCCTACAACTATTGACTGTACCGGATTAACTAAAGTTCCAGATTCAATCGGAGGAAATGAAAATGATACAGCTAAATTTAGTTGTGCTGTAAAATCTGGTAAGATTATTTATGGAACTCAACCAAATAAAACAGTTTCATTTAATATTCCAGGAGGTACAAATAGTATACAAGTAACAAATGGAACAATGGGAAGTGATCCTAACCCAGGTGTAGGTAAACAATGGGGTGCGTATTATACTTGTTAAAAATTAATATGAATTTACATTACATATCTTTTATTGATATTACAACTGAATTAAATAAGAATAAAAAGTAAACTTTATTTAAAGATAATTTATCATTGAATATTATAAAGATGTCAACTGGAGATACAGTAGCTATGGTTATAGGATATGTTCTATTTGCTATATCGGAGATTTTACCATTTATTAATTTTCCAGCAAATGGAGTTTTAGATATTTTTTCAAAAGGATTTAGAAATGCTTTTAACAACCCAACTAAAGATATTGAATTAGCACAAAGTTTAGTACATGATACTTCAATGGCGGCTGTTGTAAATACTATTTCAACAAATCCACAATTATCTAGTATTATTAATAGTTTAATTTCTAATCCGGGAAGCGCACCTACAATTAATTCGGTACAAAACAATCCAGCGATGACCAATTTAGTTAATATATTAAATACAAATCCTGGATTACAAACGTTTATTACGAGTTTATTAACAAATCATCAAATGTATAATAATGTTGCGATGGTTGTAAATAATCCTAATTTATATAATACAGTAACAGCATTAGAATCAAATGATTCATTAGCAAAAAGTTTAGTTTTATTAAATAGTAATCCTCATTTAGTTCAGGCTTTAAATTTACCACCTATTGTTGATAACATTACTCAATTAACAGTTAATCCACAACTGTCTTTTATTTTAACTAAATTAACATCTGATCCTAATTTATTAAATGAAGTAATGAAATTAGTTTAATTGTTTTAAGTTTTGAAAATTCCATAAAACAACTTCGGTAGGACCTTCTAATTCAGGATCATCTACATCAAGTTCATTTATAATTGTTCCATCAAATTTATTACCAACTACTTTTTTTATTAATTGATGTGCTATTTTATTACCTTGACCTCCTGAGTATTGTTCATTTGGATCTAATATTTCATTTGGATCTAAATTACTATCTGGATATTTTTCGTTGAATAATTTTATTAATAATTTTCTATTATTAATTTTACCAATATCTAATAATTTAGTATTTTTATCTAAATGATAAATATTAACAATCGGTCCATAACTTTCAATACCATAACCTGGTTCTAAACTAAACCAAACATTTTCTTCAAATTCATTTATATTAATTTTATTAAAACTTCTTTTGTAAAGTATCAATCCGTTATACATATATATTTATATAAATTATAAAAAAAAATAAAAAAAAATTATTTTATTGTTATAATTTATATAATGGAAGTATATGTATATATTTTGATTAGTGCGTGTATAACTTGTATTATAACATATATTACTTCAACTCAAGTTAAAGCAACATGTCCTAATGAAGGAAATTGTGGTCAACCAGGAAGCACTTATTCAAGTATATCATCTATATCATCTAGTTTAACTTTTATATTATAATAGGTATTATAGGTGGTATTACTACCATGAGTACCATGGGTACAGTTACTGGAAAAATTTAAATTTTGAATTTAAAGTTAAATTGAAATAACTTTAAGTATCCATGTTACTAGGACAACAATTATCATATATTTTTGCTATTATTAGTAATGTTTTATTTATATTCGTGTTTATGCCACAACTTTATAAGAATTATGTCAATAAAAATGCTAATGCTATTAGTTTAAGTTTACTTTATTGTTTAATTTTAGGAGATCTATTTTCTATAGTTTCAGCTGATTACAAACATCTTAATCATGTTATAATTTATTCAGCTATTTTTCATATATTTTTAGATTTGATTATAATAGGACAAATAATTTATTATAGATATATTGATACTTCAACTTTGTTAGCGTATCCCTTTATAGAAGAACAAACTAGACTTTTAGGTGACACTCATAATTTAGTAGAAATTAATCCTAAATACAAAAAACATTTTGGATATTTAACAAACATTGAATTTGTATTTGTGTTATTTAGTTCTTTAATTGTAATTAGCACATATATACTTTTGCTTTATCTTAAAGATCATACTTTAGCTATGCAGATAGCTAATATTTTAGCTTGGTCTGCCACAGCTGTTTTTATTACAGCAAGAATACCTCAAATTATATTAAATTATACACGTGGTTCAACAGACGGATTATCATTAGGATCATTTATAATTATAAATATTGCTAATTTATTCTTTTTCTTATCAATTATAATTTTAATGATAGATTTACCAAAAAATAAAGAACTTTATATAGAATTTATACTATATAATATTCAATGGATAGCTGGTGCCACTTGTACTACAATAACTGACTTATGTATATTTTATCAATTTTGGTTGTATCGTAAACATGATGAAGAAGAAATTGACTTTGAGTAAAAATTTTTGGTAACTTTTTTAAAGTTAAATTTGTCGAATAGATATCATTTCTAATGGTTTATCATTGTTAATTTTATCATTTGTATACTTGTAATATAAACTAAATCCAATAATTAATATTGTAATTATTGACGTTCCTAAATTTGTAGCTAAGACAGCCATATCCCATTTTAATAGACCGTAAGTGATCCATAAGATTTGTGAGATAAGTGAAATTGTATACATGCCAAATGATACATTGTGAGCAGTTTTATTTTGAATAATTGTTACTAGCTGTGGTATAAAACTGATTATAATTAATACACCAGCTGTATATCCTAATATTTGTAATTGAATATCCAAATTCATATTAATTGATTAATATGAAAATGTAATTTAGTTTTAAATCCTTTTTTGTTAACTTTAAGATTTAAAATATGTTAAAAGTTTATTTAAAGGTTTAAAACGTCAGAAGTAGCCATTGATTCATTATAAGAAGGTAAATGTTCTCCTGTTTGTGGAATTCTATCAGGAACTTCTAATTCTGAAGTTGAAATATCATGATGATTCATTTCTTTTTGTGATAATGTATATGAGTAATAAGCACCGGCAACACAACAAGCACCGACAATGTTTTTATTATCACGAACAGTTTTTAAAGTACTATTTGATGTATTTTTGTCAATAATAGAATCAACAGAGAATAAAAGTACAAGACCTAAAATTAATAAAGCAATTGCGATATAGTTGTACATTTAATATTTTATAATATATATAAATAAAAAAAAGTTTAGTAATATTTATTTAAAATAATTAATTATAGCTTATCAAAGTTTGTAATTTTAATTTCTCGTAAAATTCAATTATTTTATATATTTAATAATAATAATAAGATGCCAGCCGGGATTAATCAGTTACTCGCAACAGGAATGCAAGATGTATATTTAACAGTAAAACCAGAAATCAACGTTCTTCAATATGTATATTATAGATATGTAAATTTCTCAAATGAATTATTAAAAATTCCTTTAAATTCAACAGCTGCGTTTGGATCTCAAACATATGTTCAAATTCCTAAAACTGGTGGACATTTATTATCAAAGATGTATCTTCATCTTCAATTACCTGCATTAACACCTGCTGCACTTTTAAAATATGCTAGTTGGTCTGATACTTTAGGGTATGCGATTTTTAATAAACCGGTTGAATTACTTATTGGAGGAGTAGTTGTTGATAGAATTTATCCTGTATGTATGGATATGTTGGATGAATTAAAAACATCAACAAATAAACTGGGTCATGATCAAATGATTCTTAAAGGTGATATGTTTAGAGATTCAATTTATAATGCAAATGAACCTTTAGATTTAATGATTCCTTTAGAATTTTGGTTTACTAAAGATTACGCAATGTCACTACCATTACTTAGTATGACTAGTCAAGACATTCAATTAAATTTTTCATTTAATACATTTAATAATTTAGTTAATTTTAATAGTAGTTCACCACCTAGTCCTGTTAATATAATTTCAAGTGATCTTTATGTAGAATATATTTTCTTAGACGAAACTATAGTTGAACAATTTCAAGCTCAAAAACATCAATATATAATAAGTCAAATGGTATATAATGGTGATGAAGTTATACCACAAGGTAGAAATATTTTTAATACAAAACTTAATTTTCACAATCCATGTCAAGAAATATTATTTGCTTGTGTTGATCAAAACAATTTTAATAATAATTGTTATTTCGATTACAGTAGACGTTCTGATCAAAAGCCTCTTATATCAAAAGCTAAATTACTTTTAGACGGAAGAAATCGTTATGATATTAATTATTTACCAGAATTTATATTTAGACAATTCTTTCCAAATAATGTACATTCAGTTGTCCCTATGAAATATATGTATGTAATGCCATTTGCTCTTAAGCCTCAAGATTCCCAACCAACAGGCTCGGCTAATTTATCACGTTTTGATGAAGTAACACTTAGTCTTGAAATGACACCTGATAATCCTATTTGTAAATTATATGTATTTGGCATTATGTATAATGTTGTTACGATAGAAAATGGGATACTTTCATTTGAATGGTTAAATAACGCTTAATTAAAATTGAATGAATTTAATTTAAACAAATTAAATTAAAATGTCTGAAAATAAATTGAAAGAAATTATTGAAGAAATATACAATGAATTAAAAGATAAATCGGGTGGTAAAGTTGCTGATTATATACCACAATTAGAAAAAATGAACGCAGATTTATTTGGTATATCTGTATGTACAGTTAATGGTGATATTATAAATGTAGGTGATTATAATGTTGATTTTTGTTTACAATCATGTAGTAAACCATTAAGTTATTGTTTAGTTAGAGAAGAATTAGGTAGAGAAAAAGTTCATTCTCATGTTGGTTACGAACCAAGCGGTAGAGAATTTAATGCTCATGTTTTAAATAAAAATGGACTACCTCATAATCCAATGATTAATGCTGGTGCTATGATGATTAGTTCATTATTACATCCAAAAAATGATCCATCTGAAAGATTTGAATATATATTAAAAAGTTTTGAAAAAATATCAGGAAATATTGGTAAAATTGGTTTTGATAACAGTGTATTTTTATCAGAAGCACAACATGCTGATAGAAATTTATCTTTAGCATATTATATGAGAGAAAATAAAGCATATGATGGTAAGATGAGTTCAAATGAAATGCGACAACATTTAGATTTATATTTTCAAACATGTTCAATAACAATTAATACTAAAATAGGTTCTGTTATATGTTCTACTTTAGCAAATGGAGGAGTTTGTCCTATAACAAATGAAAAAATATTTTCAAAAGCTACGATAAGAGATTGTTTAACTTTAATGTATAATTGTGGTATGTATGATTTTAGTGGACAATTTGCTTTTGAAATTGGTTTACCAGCAAAATCCGGAGTAAGTGGATGTATATTTTTAGTAATACCAAATGTAGCTGGTATTTGTATATTTTCACCTCCATTAGATGATATAGGAAATAGTTTTAAGGGTATTCAAGTTTGTAAAAAATTAGGAGAAAAATTAAATTATCATATATTCGATAATATAGTATCTAATGAAAATAAAGAATGTATTATATATGATAAAGATGTATTAACACAAAAATTATTAAAAGCAGCAGCTAGTAATGATGTAGAACAATTATCTGAATTAATTAAAAAAGTTGATATTAATTCAACTGATTATGATTTAAGAACAGCATTACATATTGCAGTAGCTGATAATAATAAAGAAGCTATTAAATTTTTATTAGAAAACAATGCTGACCCAAACATTAAAGATAGATGGGGAAACATTGCTATGACAAATTAAAAATAGAATGATTTTAGAAAGATTTATTAGTTTAATTTAAAATTAAATTATATATTCTTATTAATAAATAAGATGAATTCATTGTTACAAAGCAGTTTAATGGGGCATGATTTTGTAAAGTATAGAAAAGATAATTCACCACATGATAGAAAACAATTTAGTTCTACAGTAAGAACTAAAGGTATTGGCGAGATACCAGTAGTTATTGATTCAGTTGATTCTCAATTATCATCTCTTTTAGCTGGACCTGATGCTAAAAGATTTAAAAGACATGGAAAAGAATTTCATTTTCATCAAGATCTTAATATTGATGAAATTATTTTAGAAATACGTTCTAGAATAAAACTTGATGATATATCTTATAAAATTCTAAAATTAGGTTTAGAAAATGGTAAAATTTTAGAAGGTAAAGAATTATTAGGAGATCTTTATAAAAAATTTAAGAATCAAGATGATCAAATACTTTATCTTTTATTAACTCAAGAAACAACAATGTATGGATATTTATTAACATTATTAAGATTTGTATTTGGTGAGAATTTTTTGAAATAGTTTACTTTAATTTTTATATCGAATTTTATTTATATAAAAACCTTTAATTTTAAGATAAAGATAACATGTCAAATTTACTTAGATTTGATAAAGAATTAGTTTTATTTTTTAATTTATTATCATTATTTTCTAATGTATATAATGTTTGAGGTCTAGCTACTATAGTCTGTCCTCTTGATCTAACTCGCGGTTTAACTTGAGGTTCTTTTGAATGCTCTATATTTTCTGAATATATAGGTGGTAAATTTATATTTGGTAATACTGAAAGATTTTTAGTATTAATAGATGATCTAGGAGCTAAAAGAGTACGTTCTTCATATGCAGAAGTATCAAAAGAACTTCTTCTTGATGAAGTTACTGAATTACTAATAAATTCAGGTATAAAATCAATATCTTTAGGCGACCTTAATTCAACTAATTGATCTTTTACATATAAACTATGAAATGGAAAATTCTTAAAATTAATAGTATTTAAATATGTACTTAATAATCTATAAATTAGTTTAAATACAACTTGAAACATATCATATTTTTCACATTTTAAAAGATTAAAATCATCACTATCTATCCAATTACAATAATCATATCCATCAGATGTAACATTAGAAAGATCATGAAAATAAATTGATTTAAGTATATATTCATATTCTTTGTTATTTTCGGTTAATAATATTAAAGAATTTTTAACTCTTTTTAAATATTTTGTTTTATCATTATGTAAAAAGAAGAATCCAGCATTTTCTAAAATAGATGCTATATAATCTTCTTTGTACAATGGTATAGATGAATCTGATTTACACATTTGAGCATTTACAACAGTATCTAAAAATGCTCCTCTAGTAAAATATGTTTCTTCACCGTAAAAATTAATAAGACTAATATAATCATTTGTAAAAAGTAATGAATTATAATTATTATTTTTATAATCTCGTTTATGTAATTCTTCGTTTTCAATTAAATCAGTATAACTCGTATTTGTATTTCTTAAATAAATTAATGATTCCTGAGTTATATCTAATATTTCACTATTAGTTACATTTTTTTTAATAAAATTAAAATATTTATTGTAAATATTTTCTCCAAAATTATCACGTAAATCTCTTAAATATTTTATTAAACCCCATATTACTTGATTATATCTATATTCACCTTTTATTCCATCGCGAATTAAACCAGTATTATCATTTAAACTTTTAATATAATAAAATGATTCTTTTTGAGTTAAGCATCTAGATAAATCTATAGGGATATAATTTATTTCACATGTTTGCTCACAATCAAATATTATATAAGCTTTACCATAAATATTTGTATCAAACACTATTGAACTATGTTCTCCAAATATTTTCATAAATCTATTTTGAAAATCTTCTATTATAATACGTATAACATAATTATTACTACTATATAATGTTATATCATAATCAGATGTAATATCTGTAGAACCAACACTATAAATTTTAACATCATTAAAATCATTAGGATTAATTAAAATTTCTCCATCGGGTGTTATAACACTTGTTGGTACTTTATTATGTTCATTTATAATTATTTTTAATAAAGAATCAACTATTAATTTTCTAACTAACCAAAATAATTCAACTTCTGGTTTATTTTTATCTTTAAGAGTTTTAATATTTTCCCAATTAAATTTTACAGTAGCATTGTTAAGTGTTATATAATATTTATGATTTTCTTTACTACCAATTGCTTTAATATAATTATTTTTAATCAAAAATGCCATTGATTTATTTATTAATTTTCGTAAATCTTCAGATGTATTTAAAGAATCTATAGATATTTTATTACATACACTTGCTTCTTGATTTAATTTATATTCAGAATCTTTAAATTTTAAACATTGACTATAACATTGACATATTTCTTTATAAATTTTTATTTTTTCTTGTTTCAAAAGTTCATCTTTTGAATTATCTTTAATCATAATACCACTTTCTTGTCGTGATAATTTGGATAAATTTTTTGATGAATTTTTAGAATCGAGAAATTTATGTAATCCTTTTTCTAAAGAATCTTTATTAGTTTTATTCATTATTAATTAGTAAATAAAAAAAATACGTTAAATTTTTATTTAAATATAAAATATAATATTTATATAAATGTCTACATTATTTTATAAAAGACTTCATAAAGAAATTCAATTATACCAAAAGGATAATTTTATGTTACCAAATTTAATTTTAAAACCAACAGATGATCTTAGTATATGGTACTTTGTTGTACATGATCTTAAAGATACAGAATATTCAGACGGGATTTATTTAGGTAAAGTTTTAGTATCTCCTAAATATCCATTATCACCACCTGATTTCCAGTTTTTAACACCTTCAGGTAGATTTGAAATTAATCGTAAATTATGTACTAGTTTCACAGGATATCATAAAGAATTATATAGTGCATCTTGGAATATTTCTGCAATGTGCTGTGGTTTGATTTCTTTTATGACAGATGATACATCTAAAACAGAATCTGCTGGAATTGGTAAAATTGATAGTACTCCGGAATACAAAAAACAAATAGCAAATGCTTCAAGGAAATACATTAAAGATAATAAAGTAATTTTTGATATTTTTGAAAAATATTTTAAAGAATATTACGAAATTTTAGGATTAAATTGATGTAATTAATGAACTTTCTTTCCAATCAAATACTTTCAAGAAATAATTTGATAATAAGGTGTTAATTTCTTTATGTCCATTCATTATTGCTAAATTTATAGCATCTTTAATTTCATGTAATGTTAAAGGTGTGTTTGTAAAAGGTATATGATGCTGCCCTTCATAAAATGGATAAAATTCTGTTATTGACGGTCTAGGTTTTTTATTATAATATCTTTCATTTGTAAGATCTTCATCTATAATTAATTCAACGATTTCATAATGACCAATCGCTGATGCTATTTTTAATGCTTCATCTATTTTTAAATGAATATCAAATTTCTTAGATTTATCAATAATCATTTTAAAAATATTAATTAATCCTAACTGGGCCGATTTTTCTAAAGCGTATTGATAATTACCATTATTTATTAATGACATTAAATGCTGTTCGTATTCATTTATATTAATAGTTTCATTTTCAGTTCTATAATCAGATGATCTTCTTGTTATTTCAGGTGGTTTTAATGTATATAGATCTTCTAATTTTTTAGCTCTTTTTTTAAATAAATCACCTGAATTTTTTAGTGATTCTGCTTTTAAATTTAATTCACTTAAATTTTCACCTCTATTTAATAATTTCGACATACTACCATGTAAAATATCACTTACATCTGATATATTTTCATTAATACTTTCGTTAATACTTTTAATACTTTTATTTGAATTTGTTGAATCATCTAAATTTATATCCAATGAATCTGAATCTGAATCTGAATCTGAATCTGAATCTGATATAGAATATTTACTTAAAGAAATAGGCTCTTCAGATATATTTTTTGAACGTTGTTTTAATTTAGATTTTTTAATTAATGTTTTAAACAAATCTTTCATAATTAATAATAACCAAGATTTTATTCTTTTTATTATTAAAAATTAAAGCTTAGAAAAATGATTAGAATTTAATCCAGAATTGGGTAAGTTAAGTCTATATGATAATTCATTCATTAATTCTGGTGACCATGAATTAGCTTGAGTACAATAACTTGGGACTTGACTTCCTTGAATTTGATTTAAATAAGTTGGATAACTTGGATAAGTTTGAGTAGGATATTCATATACAGGAGGGTTGTATTCTGGAACAATTACATTATTATAATTATTAAAATAACTTCCTCTATTATAATTATCAGTGTAAGGTAAATTTGTATAAGCTACATTTTGATGTTCATTTAAATTAATTTCAACAAAATTATTTGCACTTTGAAATTCTCCAAAATCAGAAACAGATTCTAAATCAGGTACTTCTTGACTCGCCATTTCAAACAAATGAGGTCCTTCATAAACTTCTGGTCCTTCATACATTTCGTAAATAGTTTCTAATTCAGTTTCTTCAAAATTAGTTTGAGTTTCATTATCTATACCATTATGAAGAATATATTGAGTTGATTTATCTAGATTCTCACATTCACAATTTTCGCATTCACACTTTTCGCATTCACAATTTTCGCATTCACACTTTTCATTTAAAAAGTAAAGATTTTCATCAATTTTAATAAGTGATAATTCATATACGATTTTAGTAACAGTTGTGGTTGTATTAAAAATATAACCTTTGATAATAATTTCTTCTTCTGCAAATATTTGACACATAGAGTTTGTAATTTTAAATGTGTAAGGAATATTAGAATTAACTTTTATAGTATTTGCTATTTGTGTAAATGTTTCATTAGTTTGGTCAAGTGTAATCACTTTATTAATTACTTGTGTAGTATTATTTTTATTGTCTTGAATTTTTACTAAAAACTTGTCATTGTTTATTACTTCGATATCGGACATTTGATTTATATAATATGTATATATAAATAAAATTTTAGATTTAAACTTTTAAAAAAAAAATGAAATATAATTAAACATGTATTTATATTAAATGAGTAAAGTAATTAATAAAAAAGTTGTTAAAACAGATTTTGATAGTTATCTTTTGAAATTTAAAACATCAGATAAAGAAACACATTGGAATTTTAATAATAAAGTCAAGTATAATATACCTGATAAAAATTATGATGAATTTTACAAAATGTATTATCAAGCATTGCTAAAGAATGAAAAATTAAATATTGTAGAAAAAATAAATAACGTTAATAAATTTGCCTTTTTTTTGGATATTGAAGTACCAAAAAAGAATGATAATCTTAAAATTAAAACAAGTGATGTAAAAACTATTATTGAAAAATGTAAAAAATGTATTGATAAAATGTTTGAAGGTAATTCTGAGTTAAATGAACATATTATTACAAGAAGAAACGATAAGTATCATGTAAATTATCCAAATTTGATTATTAATACAGTTACTGCTCAATCTTTAGTTAAAATGATTATAGAAGATCTAAATAATGATCAAAAGAAGTTTATAGATATTTCAGTATATAGAAGTGGTCTTAGATTATTTGGTTCTAAAAAGAGTGATTCAGAAATTAAAAAAGAAAAAGAAAATTTTGAAGATGATGATTATTCAAGTATTTATGAAATTTATGATATTGATAATAATGAATTATCAGACATACAAGATCTTGAATTTAATGATTTTATGAAATTAGTAATTAGAAGACCAAACAGTATAGAATTAACAAAAGTTAATAACGAGTATCAAAATAAAATTGTTTTATCAAATACTAAAATTCCAGTAAAAGGAAATGTTAGTGAATCAACCAGAAACGAATTAATCAAATTATTTAGTTATCTTAAAATGACGAATAATGAATATTTGGAATCTTATACTATGGATATTACGAAAATTACTATTACACAAAATAGATCTGGTATTTATTGTTATTACGTTACTATTAATGATCATCTTTGTCCATTTTATGGTAGAAATCATAGAAGAGATTCTACACCAATTTATATTGAATTAAGTATATCTGGTATTTTTATTAAATGTCATGATCAAGATTGTTTAAAAAGAAAATATCCCGATGAAGGATTTAAATTACCAGAAAATTTTGAGTTAGATTATCCAGAATTATATTTAAGTATGACAACAAAGTATTGGAAAACCGAAGTTGATATTACACCATCTATTAAAAAATTATTAGAAGACTCATTAAGTGGATCACACTACAAAATTGCGAAAGTTATATATAACATTTATAAAGATTCATTCAGAATTGATGATATCAGAAATCCAGATTGGTACGAATTTGATGGTATTAAATGGTCTAAAACTCATATTATGAATATTCTTATATCAGAAGAATTACAAAAATATTATAACGGAATCAAGATAAGTGATACAGGTGCTTTAAAAAATAATGATCTTGAAGAATTTTTAGAAACATCAGAAAAAGTTGAATCAAATATGAGAAATAGTATGGTTGAAAATATAATTAATAAATTAGAAAATGTTTCATTTAAGAAAAGTGTAATGACAGAAATGCATTATCTTTTCAAGTCACTTGAACCAAATTTTATTTCCAAATTAGATTCTAATCCATATCTTTTAGGATTTAAAAATGGTATCTATGATTTAGAAACTTTTACTTTTAGAAATGGTAATCCAAAAGATTATGTAACACTTTCTACTGGATACGAATATATTGATTATGATCCAGAATTAGATGAAGTAAAAGATATCTATTCATTTCTAAAAGAAATTATTCCTAATGATAAAGTTCGTGAATATCTTTTGAAAATTCTTGGACGTTCACTTTGTGGTATCAATGATGAAAAGTTTTATATTTTAACCGGGCTTTCAGGTGCAAATGGTAAATCTACTTTGATTAATTTTCTTGAATATACATTAAATGATTATGCTACTGGTGCTGATGTATCTCTTTTAACAAATGCTAAAGCATTAAGTTCAGCAGCTAGTCCTGATGTTATTAGATTAAAAGGAAAAAGATTAGTTTCTTTTGCTGAACCTGAAGCTAGAGATACTCTTAAAGCAGGTATAATTAAAAGTTTTAGTGGTGGTGACTCAATTATTGCTAGAGAACTTTATAAAGCACCAATTTCATTTAAATTACAAGCAAGTATGTTTTTATGTACGAATGATATTCCAAATATCAGTTCATTTGATGGTGGAGTAGCAAGACGACTTAGAGTGATTAACTTTACTAGTAGATTCTGTGATAACCCTATTAAAGAAAATGAATTTAAAATTGATCCAACTATTAAAACAAAGATTAAAAACTGGAGACCATTCTTTATGAGTATTCTTTTACATTACTATCGTAAATACGAAGATGAACTTCGTGAAAATGGAAGTATTGAAGAACCAGAAGAAGTAAAAATAGCTACAAATAAATATAAAAAGGATAATGATAGATTCAATGATTATATCAATGAAAATATTAAAGAAGAACCAAATGCTTTTGAAACATTACGATCAATTTATCATAACTTTAATATTTGGTGGGTTGCTAATTACGCGTCAGCGCGTACCCCTGATATTAAAGAATTAAGAAAATCATTACGTGAACGTTATGGAGAAGAAATCACACAAGTAGTTAATAACATTACACAAACTGGTTTTAATATTAAATTAATTCAAAATGATTTCGATATGATTGACGAAGAATAACAACTTTTAGAAAAGTTGAATCAAAATTTGTTAACTCATTGTGTTTGAAACACTTCATTCAAATATATTTCATACGCAGCATTACGAGTGCCTTTATTACTGTCGTCTATGTTTAATAGTCTTAAACTTTCTTGAATCAAGTTCTCTTTTGTTCTTTCTCCATACACGCGCATCAATGGATTTTCATTTAACAAGTCAAACATATTATTCACTTTATCTTGACTCATATTTGCAATGTCGTTAATATTAGGTGTATACTTTAACAATGCAATCAAATTGACTATCTGTAACTTAAGGATACTTTCTTTAGTCATTATATCATTATTTTTAATCTCATCCAAAATGTTAACAAGTGACAACTTATCTTCCAAAAGAATTTCTCTAAGTTTCAACATTTGTTTTTTGATTTCATCTATAGGTAGCGGTTGTCTAGTGTAAGGATTTTTATTGTCACCATGGTTAATAGCTTCCATGAGCTCTATGATATTGAAACAATAGTTGAATCCGCCTTCTGTGACTGTAAATACCAAGGGTTTAGGAATTAAGTTAGTGTCATCACCTAATATAGTGGTGTCATTTTGACATTTATGATTGACTGACATCTGAAGGTCATATTGTTGGGATAGCAACTTGCAAATTTCTCTTTTGGACTTGTTATCTGTAGATATACCGTGTAATTTTCCCAGACTGCGGAGTTGGTCGATATGTTTTTCTTTGAAAGAAGAACAAAGCTGTTGCCATTTGTAAATTCGGTTTTTACTTTGAATTTTTGAAATAATTTTGTTTGTCGATGTGTACAACTGGTTTTCTTTTTTGTATGTTTTTAGGAAATTGGCAATTTCAATGTGGTCATTTTCACTGCTTATTCTAAGTGCTTCATCATCTTGAGCGTGAATATTTGCTCCATTTTCTAGAAGATACTTTACAATTTCAATATGACCATTATGAGCGCTCGCTATAAGTGCTTCATCATCTTTTGCGTGAATATTTGCTCCATTTTCTACAAGATACTTGACAATTTCAATATTACCATATTCACTGCTTAGTCTAAGTGCGAAATCATCTTGAGCGTGAATATTTGCTCCATTTTCTACAAGATACTTGACAATTTCAATATGATCATTTTCACTGCTTAGTCTAAGTGCGAAATCATCTTGAGCGTGAATATCTGCGCCATTTTCTACAAGATACTTTACAATTTCAATATGACCATTTTCACTGCTAAACTTAAGTGCGTAATTATCTTTTGCGTGAATATTTGCTCCATTTTCTAGAAGATACTTGATAATTTCAATATGACCATTTTGATTGCTTAGTCTAAGTGCGAAATCATCTTGAGCGTGAATATCTGCTCCATTTTCTACAAGATACTTGACAATTTCGATATTACCATTTTCACTGCTTATTCTAAGTGCTTCATCATCTTTTGCGTGAATATTTGTTCCATTTTCTAGAAGATACTTGATAATTTCGATATTACCATTTTCACTGCTTATTCTAAGTGCTTCATCATCTTGAGCGTGAATATCTGCTCCATTTTCTACAAGATACTTGACAATTTCAATATGACCATTTTCACTGCTTATTCTAAGTGCTTGGTCACGAGTCGCGTGAATATCTGCTCCATTTTCTACAAGATACTTGACAATTTCAATATTACCATTTTCACTGCTTATTCTAAGTGCTTCATCTTTTGCGTGAACATTTGCTCCCTTTTCTAGAAGATACTTGACAACTTCAATTTGGCCTTTTTCACTGCTAAACTTAAGTGCGAAATCATTAATATCGTGAATATTTGCTCCCTTTTCTACAAGATACTTGACAACTTCAATGTGGCCATTTTTAATGCTTGATGCAAGTGCGGAATCATTTCCAGCGTGAATATTTGCTCCATTTTCTACAAGATACTTGACAACCTCAATATGACCATTTTCACTGCTTATTTTAAGTGCTTCATCATCTTTTGCGTGAACATTTGCTCCCTTTTCTAGAAGAGACTTGACAACTTCAATTTGGCCATTTTTACTGCTTACTCTAAGTGCGAAATCATTTTTTGCATGAATATCTGCGCCATTTTCTACAAGATACTTTACAATTTCAATATGACCATTGTGACTGCTTATTCTAAGTGCTTCATCATCTTTTGCATGAATATCTGCTCCCTTTTCTAGAAGATACTTTACAATTTCAATATGACCATTTTGACTGCTTATTCTAAGTGTAGTATCATTGTCAGCGTGAATATTTGCTCCATTTTCTACAAGATACTTGACAATTTCAATATGACCATTTTGACCACTAAATCTAAGTGCGAAATCATTTTCAGCGTGAATATTTGCGCCATTTTCTACAAGATACTTGACATCTTCAATGTGACCATTTTGACTGCTTAGTATAAGTTTATCATCTTTTGTTTTTTGAGATGCTGTTTCAGTGGTGCGCCCACTAGATCTAAAGTATTCTTTTAGACGGTCACATAGTTGAGTCTTGTTGCCGTTAACAGATAAATTGAATGTCTGACAGAACCTGATTAATTCACTTTTTAGCCATCCACCTCTATCACCATTACAAGACTTTGTTTCGAATGTTTGGCGATCCATTATAATTTACTAAATAAAATAAAAATTTATATTACCAGATAATTTAAAAAAAATTGTAAAATTTTTTAAATACGTATCTATCCAACTAATTTAATTTTTGACTAAAGTATTCATTAGCAGTATCTTCACCTGCTTTAATTAGTAAATCTTTTTTTGCTTGTTCAAGATCAAAATTAACAGCATTTACATTAAATGGCATAGGAATACAAATAACTTTATCAAAGAAATTATTTTTAGCACCTGTAATTGGATTTCTAAAATTATCTTGTTCTATTTTTGTTAAAAATGTATTTAAAAGCGCTGTGCAATATTCATAAATATTAGTTATTTGAGTAAAACCTTGATAAAAATAATCAACATTTTGCGTTTCACCCTGATCTAGATACATTATACCTAATGTATTAGAACAATCTATGCATTTTAATTTTTTCATAGCTAACTTTTTTTCTTTAATAAGATCTTTAGATGTTAAGATGTATTTTCCTGTATTATCAAATATATCAAAATAGTATATAGGAAAATTATTTAATGTACCTCCATCAACCATAGTATGTGTTATATCATTTATTTTATATTCAACACTTGTAAAATAGATTGGAATACTTATTGATATTCTTAGAGCATCAATAACTTTCATATCAGGCATTGTATGATGATTAAAATAAAAAGTATCCATTGTATTTAAGCTAGTCCCAGTTAATACTAATGTTTTATTTGTTTTTTCAAATAATTGTAAAAATGTAATATTAGGATCAAATCCTTTTTCTGTAAATAATGTTTGAATATATTTTACCATCTTATTTGCTGTATAAAGCCCGTAATTAAATAATAAATGATATGGTATTTTTATAAAAAATTCATGTACTATACTACTTCCTTGTGAAAATACTGTTTTTTCAATATCATCTGCTGACATTCCAATATTTAATAAAACACATATTAAAGCACCAGCTGAACTACCAGCTAATTTATTAATACCTTTCATTAAATTTTTTTGTTCAAGAACTCTTAGTGCTCCAATAGCAACTATTAATTTAACACCACCACCCTGTATACAGAGTGTATCTATTTCTTTCATTTTAATATAGTACTACAAATAAAATTATTAAAAATAAATCGTAAATCTTAATTAATGTTCAAGTTTCAATAAAATTTTTTTTATTGATGTATATTAATAATGGACCCAGAGTCGCCAAGTAGTAGTTTGTCTTTAGATTCTATATCATCTTTTGAAAGTAGTTATACACCTCAATCAGAGGCTCCATCTGATATTTCACCTGGTATAAGTCCAGGTGTTAGTCCATCAAATCAGAATTTATCACAAAGTCCACAAAGCCCCCTTTTCGAAAATCAAAATAATGATAATGATAACGATGATGAAAAAGAAAAAAATAAATTTACATGGGAACTGTTAAATAAAAAATGGCAAAATGTATTATTAAGTAATTCTTTTTATGTTAAAGACTGTGCAGGTGATGGTAATTGTCAATTTAGATCATTAGAAGAAGCTCTTAAAAAATCAGATAAAAAAAATTCACATAAACAATTAAGAAAATTGTTATCAGAACATATATTAAATTTATCTGATGATGATTTTAATAATATTTTAAATAGTTATATAGAAGAACAAAATAATGGAGAGTTTTATGGAGATTGGGATCCTTCTAGAATTAAAAATAAAAAACAATTTGCAAATGAAATTAAAAAGAGCGGCTTTAATTTTGAAGGGGATCATATTACATTAGGATTACTTTCACAAATTTTAAAAATAGATTTTTTAATTTTTAATGAACGTGAACATAGTATTACCCCAGTTGAAAATGATAATCCTGAAATTATTATATTGAATAATATTAAATCAGGTAATTCAGGTCATTATCGTACGGTTGGTATTAAAACAGTTGGAGTAAAAAATTCCCCCATCGAAACTATATTCAAAAGAGGATTTTTACCAGAATCTTTATCTAATATTTTAAATAAAAATATATTCTTTAAAAGTCACATTGAAAAATTATATACAATATTAGATAATTTTACATGTAATGAAGTTATTCTAAAATTAAAAGAAATAATGTCCAATTTATCAGAATCTGATAAAAAATTAATATGTAAAATTTTAGCAACATTCGTAAAAGCACATGATACTAAAAAAGTAGGACCTTCAGGTCCAAAATCACCAAAGAAAAAAGAACCAAGGGCTGAAAAACAACAAGAACAAGAAGAAAAAGAAGATGTACCTTTGAAAACAAGAACAAGTCCTAAGAAATCTAGAACATCAACTAAGAGATCAACTAAAAAATCAAGATCATCAACTAAAAAATCAAGATCATCAACTAAAAAATCCAGATCATCAACTAAAAAATCCAGATCATCAACTAAAAAATCCAGATCATCAACTAAAAAATCCAGATCATCAACTAAAAAATCAAGATCATCAACTAAAAAATCCAGATCATCAACTAAAAAATCCAGATCATTAACTAAAAAATCAACTAAAACATCTACTAAAAAAAGTTCTACTAAATCTAGAAGTGCTAAGAAAAGATCAGTTAAGAAATCAACAAAGGCTAGATCAGTTAAGAAATCAACAAAGGCTAGATCAGTTAAGAAATCAACAAAGGCTAGATCTGTTAAGAAATCAACAAAGGCTAGATCTTCTACTAAGACTAGATCTGTTAAGAAATCAACAAAGACTAGATCTGTTAAGAAATCAACAAAGGCTAGATCTAAGACTAGATCTGTTAAGAAATCAACAAAGGCTAGATCTAAGACTAGATCTGTTAAGAAATCAACAAAGGCTATATCTAAGACTAGATCTGTTAAGAAATCTAAAAAAGATAAACCTAAACGATCACCAAAAAAGAGAATTAGTAAACCAAAGAAAATATAATTAAAGATAAGTTTATCGAATTTTAAATTAATTTCAATAAAATTAATTTATTGAAATATATTAAATAACATGGAATTAGAAACAGCAATTTACTTATTTATAGCTTTACTTTTAATTTATTATTTTATGACTTGTTCAAATGAACATTTTGATCAAAAAGAATGTTCAAGAAGTGAAATTAATAATCAATATTATCATTATAACGTTAATACAATTAATAGACCAATAAGACCTTATTAAAAGTTACCTAGTGATTTAAATTTTTCTACAGTAGAACTATCGATAGCAGCGGAACTATCAACTGGGGATGGACTATCAGTAGAAGTGTCAACTGAAGTGTCAACTGAAGTATTAATTTGACTAGTAGCTGATGTATTAATACCATTAATTTTATCAATTTGTTTTTTTATATTATCTATTTCGGAAAGTATGTCTCTAGAATTTATATATACTTTATCTTGTGTGATTTTTAAAAGATTATTGATATATAAATCATTTTGAGAAGTTATTTTAAAATCACTAATAATTCCTTTAGCGTTTATAGAATTATACATTTGAGTTGTTCCAAAATCTATACCTGTTTTAGTTGAAGGTATTACGCATATTTGACCATCAGCACACCAAAGACTATTAGCTTTTAAATAATCATTAGTAACTTCGCCATCTTTTCCTGAAGGTCCTTGTGGCCCAATTGGACCAATAGGTCCTGGTGGACCTAAGGGCCCTTGTGGTCCAACTGGACCAGTTAATCCAAAAGTTTTTGCTAGACCAGACATCCTTTATATTATATTATTTCAATAAAATAATTTATTGAAATTGGAACAAATTAAGAAATTAATAAAATAGGACCTAATAATTTTATAGAATGATTTATACCAAAATCTAAAGATTTTAATCTTTTGATACCAAAATTTTTATTAAATTTTTTAGACTTTGATTTAACTTGAAAACGTCTCCATAATAAATTTTCAAATCTAATCAATTGATTTTCAGAATATATTTCATCTAAATATTTATGTTTATTATATACAAGAAATTTCCATGTATGTATAATAGTAATTTCATCAATTTTATTGTAGTAATCAATAGTTTCTGCATTATTGTAATTGATAGATCCATATAACGGAATATTTGATATTCTTACATATTTATAATTACTATTACAATTTTGTTCTTTTTGTTGTTCTTTAATTCTTTGTAATGTTTCTATATAATTGTAAACTAATTCTTCCATTTCTTTGTAAAATTATTTATATTTAAACTAATTTAAAGATAAACAATTTAATAATATTAAATGAAGTTTATTTTAATTAATATTGCTTTAATTAATGTAGGTATAGTTCATGCTCTTTCATGGAAATGTGAATACAACCAATTTGGTTCTATTTCATCAACACATTTTTTATATAAAGAAGACAATATTAATCAAGTTAAATGGTTAGAAAAAACAGAATATTGTAGAGCAAAAGGAGATCCTAATGTATATAAAGATGCTGGACAAGGAAAATGCGAATATTCTCGTGGATTATGTTATTGGAATAATGGAAATTGTGAAAATACAAATCGGGGTAATGATCCATTATCAGAATGTCAAGATTTAATTAATAATAATATTTTAGTTGGGGGTGTTGATAATGGAAGAAATGTACAACCGGTACAAGAACCAGTACAAGAACCAGTACAAGAACCGGTACAAGTTAAAGTACCAAAATGTAGACGAAAATAAGTTTTGATTTTTTAAATTGAATTTTTTTATTTATTGTTATTAAATAAATAAGATGAGTTTATTATATATATTTAGTGACGGAAATTGTAAATCTAACGGTAAAAAGAATGCAAAAGGTGGTTATTCAGTGTATTTTGGCGATATCTTACCTTTTTCACAATTTAACTTCACGTCGTTAGGGGGCGTAACCCCAATTCCAACAAACAATATAATGGAACTGTCTGGAATAAGATATATTTTCAAAACACTTTCTGAAAATCCTAGTATATTTAAAGATATAAATGTGGTAATTGTTACAGATAGTATGTATAGTATTAATTGTATTGATAAATGGTCAAAAGCATGGGCTAAAAATGGTTGGAATAATAGTAAGGGTGAAGCAGTAAAGAATAAAGAATTGATTCAAGAAATTTTAGATTTAAAATATCAAGTTAACGTTAAAAATCAATGTATAACAAAATTTAGGCATACATTTTCTCATCAACAAGAACCTGAAGATAGTAGTTCAATTGAATGGAAGATATGGTTTGGTAATAAAACAGTAGATGACAATATAAATAAAATGCTTGAAAACTAATCTGTTAAATTTTATAGTTTTTGTTAACTTTTTCTAAAAGTTTTTTAGTTAAAAAATGAATTTTTATTTAATTTAAATATTAAATAAGATGAACCAAACTGAAAAAATTTCAATCAATATTATTGGATATGGATATGTTGGTAGTAGTATGGGATATTTGTGTGAAAAAAACAATGTTGAATTTAATGTATGTGATCTAAATCCAAAAGAAGGTGGTTTTAATTATTTTAATAATGTATCCGAACTTGTTAATTTTAGTGAAACTAGTGGTGATATTAATTTTTATGTTATTGCTGTACCAACGCCGAGTGACACACAAGGTAATTGTGATACATCTATTGTAAGAAATATACTTACTCAATTAAGAATGTTAGTAAATAAAGAAACGTATGTTATCATTAAATCAACATTAGTTCCTGGAACATCAAATTCATTAAATATTCAATTTCCAACTTTAAACATTGTATTTTGTCCTGAATTTTTGAGAGAAGCTACATATAAAGATGACATTTATAATGCTCAATTTGTATTACTTGGTATACCACCTAAATTTGATATGGTAAAATATCAAAAAGTATTAAGAGTAATTAGGATATTTTATAAACATAATACTCAAATTGACATTTTAATGCGTAGTTATGAGGAATGTGAAATTTTTAAATATTCGTTAAATTGTTTTTTTGCTACAAAAATTTGGTATTTTAATAAAATTTATCAAGTATGTGAAAAAATGGATGTTGATTATCAAAAATTAAAAGAACTTTTTAAACTTGATCCTCGTATAGGGGATTATGGTATAAAAGTACCCGGTAGTGATAACAAATTTGGTTTTGGATTAAGTTGTTTACCTAAAGAATGTAGAGGTATGTCAAGACTACTTGATGCATTAGATCTTGATAGTACAATATTTAAACAAATTAGTCATGAAAATGATATTTTACGAAATCTTTAAAATTGAAAATTTAAAAATATTAAAAATTAAAAATGGAAAAACAAGTAATTAAAGAATTTAGATATTATAATAATTTTCTAAGTAATTTTTCAAGAGATCCAGTTCTTTATCGTGATATTTTATTTAAAACGTCAGAACATGCATATCAATGGGCAAAATGTGAAACAGAAGATGATCGTTTGTTAATATTATCTTGTGATACTCCAACTGAAGTTAAAAAATACGGACATCTTATTAAATGTGATATAAATGAATGGGATCATAACAAAGTAAATGTAATGGAAGAAATTTTAAGATGTAAATTTTCAAACGAAAATCTTAAAAAAAAGTTATTAAATACAGGTGATGCAGAATTAATTGAAGGAAATTATTGGTGTGACCGTTTTTGGGGTAAGTGTTATTGTCCAAGATGTAAAAATAAAGAAGGAAAAAATTATTTAGGAAAAACATTGATGAAAATTAGAGACGAATTTTTAACTTAAATTCCAATGCGATTTAGGTTTTGGTTTAATTAAATAATGTAAATGAGGATTTTCTTTCAAAAAATTTTCAAAATGTTTGGTTTCACGTTCTTCTAATTCTTTACATTTTTCATTTTTATGTTTATATTTTTTATAAAGATTTGTAAATTCTTCCATAAGTTTATTATGTTTATTTAAAAGTTTATTGTATGCATCAATTATATCTTCATAAGTTTCTTCTTTTTTATTTGACATCCTTTTTTATTATAATTAAACAAAATAATTTATTTTATTTATTTTCTTTAATTATAATAAGAATGTCTAGTAATCCATTAATTTTTGACTATACAAAAAATGCCAATTTTTCAGCTGAATCAAAATTTCGTTCAGAAGATTGTAATCAAAACCAACAAGGTTCTGAAAACCATAGTATTTTTAAATACATGACTGATACTAATATGTATATTAATAAGAATCGTTGTTTAGATGATACCCCAAGTTTTATGCCTTATATAAGTACAGGTATTCCTACACAAAGTGTTGATATTGAAAATGATCTTAGAGGTATTACTAGACCTAATACTAGATGTTCATCAAAGAAATGGCAATCACCTGACCAAGAATTAATAGAAACCGTATCTACTGTTCCAGTATATAATAAAGAATTATGTAAACCAGAACAAAAAATATTACCAAGTGGATATTTTAAAGATCCTATCTTAAAATGGGATGGTAAACAATTTATTTTAACAGATCCAATTTCTGGCGATCAAGTTAAAAGATATTAGGGGCTTGCGCGCCTTTACGACGCTAGTTGCGCTTTATTTATCAGAATAACTATAAGACTGACTGATGTACCTTGTTTGTTGGTTTATATTATTATTATTATTATTATTTTCAGATTGTACTGCTACATCAACTTTTTTTGTTCTTTTTATATCATTAACAAGACCAAATGTATCATGTTTTTTCAATAAACTAATTTGTATTAGTCGTACTTCTAATAAATGATTCCAAAGATCATTTAATTCTTCATTTCCAGATGTAAATCTTAATTTTTCTAAAATCTCAAATGAATCTTCAAGATTAGCAAGAGAAATTAATAATTTACTTGTCATTTATTTTTGTTATTTAAAAATATTTTTAAATAAAAAATTAAACAAATAGTTAAACAGTTTATGCAAGTTTAATAGCATTAAACTTACTTACAGTTCCAGAAAGATAACATTTAGTACCATCAGATGTCAATGTAAATTGATCACCTACAGTAGAACCTGCAGTTGTAGAAATAACCGTACTAGCAGCAGCTAACATACTACCTGATGTTCCAGCATATGGAAAATTAACAGTTCCATAAACACATGCAGATGGTAGTGTAATAGTATGAGCTCCAGTATTTGATACAACAAAAGTAAGTTCAAGACCAGATACAAGAGATGGTACAGTTACAGCTGATCCTCCAGTTGCATTTAAAGTAACTAATTCACCAGATACATCTGCACCAGCAACAAATGTAGATCCAGCTACATTTAATGTAGTGTTTACAGAACCTAGATTGACACTTTGAAAATCATGTGGGACTAAATAAGACTTTGACATTTTTTTATACTTTATATAAATAAAAAAAAATTTGATAATTAAAATTAAATTAAACAAAATATATAAACTATTCATTATTAAACTAACCTCGATAAAGCAAGTTTACTTTAATTTTTTAATTTATTTTCTTTAAATAAATGTCATTCAAGAGTTACATACAAAATTACGATTCTGGATATATTACATTATTTAAACAATACATATCATTAGAACTTTTACCAGATAGAGTTTGTTCATCAAAATGTATATATAATATTCTTCACGATGAACTTGAATTTAATTCATTCAAGCAAAAAATATTTAGAGAAACTTTTAGCGAATATTTTAGATTTAAAATGGGAAGAAGTTATGTTGATTTTATGCCTCAACAAAACATTAAAAAAAATGATGATGAATTTGTTGATCGTTAAACACACTTTTAACTTAAAAAATCAATAAAGTTTTAACAAAATATAAATTTTATTTTATTGTATAATATTAATGTCAAAAGATTATACAACAGTTTTAATTGAAGCAATTGTAGTAGGTGGACTTTTATTAGCACTTTTTTATACAGTAAAAAATATTATACCTACTTATTCGGAAATTGTTCAGTTATTTATCACAGGAGCAGCTTTTCATATATTATGTGAAATATCAGGTATTAATTTATGGTATGTGAAAAATTATGTTGAAATTTTAAATAAAAATAATTGAAAATTTTTTAAATAGTTTATAAATTAAACTTTTCTTTATTAATTGTAATAAAGAATGGATCAAAATGACAAACAACTTATACTTGGCTGGCATACCAGTATAAATCCTAGTATAACTGATGGTATTTATTTTAACGAAGAATCGTTAGGAGATCTTCCAATAAGAACTGCTGCTCAAATTTTTTTAAAACCTCCTATGAAAGTATCAACTACAAAAATTACTGAAGAACAAATAGCTGAAATAAAAAGATACATATTTCTTAATGATGTTTATCTTGTGGTACATGGTCAATATCTTTTAAACTTTATACGAGAAGGTAGTACAATTCAATGGGCTAGAAAATCACTTATTGATGACATCAGAACTTTAAATAAAATTATTCCTGATGAAAATCAATATAAAAGTGGAGTTGTAATTCATTTAGGTAAATCAGTTGGAGGTCTACTTTCTAATGAACAATGTATCAAGAATTTTACAGAAAATATTAGAAATGTAATTGATAATACGATGGATTGTAATGTTAAGATTATACTTGAGACCAGTACTAAAACCAAAGGTCCGAGTGACATTTTTCACAAGATTGAAACATTTGGAAAATTAAAAAAAAGTATTGAAAGAGATCTTGGTAAAGATCTTTTTTCAAAAAGAATCGGATTTTGTATAGATACATGTCATGCTAGCTCATCAGGATATGATATTAAAACAAAAGAATCATTTGAAGAATTTATGTGTTTATGGGATACACATATCGGAATAGAAAATATAACATTATTTCATTTGAATGACTCTAAGGGTGATGTAGGTTGTTGTATGGATAGACATACTGAAATAGGACAAGGATTTATTTATAAAAACGAGAAATCAGGATTAAGAGCTTTAATTCATTTTGCTAAAAATAATGAAATTCCTATAATTATAGAATCTTCGGGTAATCAAGATATAGAAATTGCTATAATTAATAGTTTGCTTTAAAAATTGAATTATTTTTCAAATTTTATAAAATTATGGTAACTAAGTGTAAAGAAGAAAATTGTAACAAAAGCCCGGCATTTAATTATGAAAATAAAAAAGAAAGATTATATTGTTCATCGCATAAAAAAGAAGGAATGATAAATATAGTAAACAAAAAATGTATAGCAGAAAATTGTAATAAACAACCATGTTTTAATTTACCAAATGAAAAATTTGGAATTTATTGTAATATACATAAAAAAGAAAATATGATTAATGTAAAAGATAAAAAATGTTTAAAAGAAAATTGTAATAAAATACCATCTTTTAATTTACCAAATGAAAACATAGGAATTTATTGTAAAGAACATGCTAAAGAAAACATGATTGATGTTAAAAGTAAACTTTGTTTAGAATGTAATAAAAGACCAACTTTCAATTTACCAAATAAAAAATCTGGAATTTATTGTTTTGAACATAAAAAAGAAAATATGATTGATGTTAAAAATAAAAGATGTTTAGAAGAAAATTGTAATTTAATAAGTCCCAAATTTAATTTACCAAATGAAAAATTTGGAATTTATTGTAATATACATAAAAAAGAAAATATGATTAATGTAAAAGATAAAAAATGTTTAGAAGAAAATTGTAATAAAATACCATCTTTTAATTTACCAAATGAAAAAATTGCTATATATTGTGTTAATCATAAAAAAGAAAATATGGTTGATGTTAAAAGTAAACGATGTTTAGAAGAAAATTGTAATAAACAAGGTGTATTTAATTTACCAAATGAAAAAAATGGTATATACTGTTCAGAACATCGTAAAAAAGAAATGATTGATGTAAAAAATAAAAAATGTAAAGAATGTAATGATATACAAGCTAATTATAAATATAAAGATTATTGTTTTGGATGTTTTATATATTTATTTCCTAATGAAAAAATTGTAAAAAATCACAGGATTAAAGAAAAAAATATGACCGATTTTATCAAATCAGAATTTAAAGATGAAAAAATGACATTTGATAAACAAATTATAGGTGGGTCTTCTAAAAGACGACCTGATGTATATATTGATAAAATAACACATGTAATAATAGGTGAATGTGATGAACATCAACATAAAGATACAAGTTGTGAAGAGATACGTTTAACAGAATTATTAAAGGATATTGGTAAAAAACCAGTAGTATTTATAAGATTTAATCCCGACTCTTATATAAATGAAAATGGTAAAAAAATTCCTTCTAGTTTTAAATTAGATAAAACTACTGGTAAGTTGATAATAAGAGATCAAAAAGAATTTGATTATAGATTAAATGTGTTAAAAGAATATATAAATAAATATTTAATAACTATACCAGAAAAAGATGTTACATATGAATATCTATTTTATGATAATAGTTTACTTTAATTTAAAATTGAATTTTCTTTAAATTTAAAAGAATTTAAAGAAGAACAATGTCTTATCGCAAATCAAATAGCATTTATTCTGATTCTGAAGAAAACAATTACAATTACAATTACAATTACAATTACAATTACAATTACAATTACAATTACAATTACAATTACAACTACAACTCAATTTATTCAGTTATTGAACCAAACTTGAATATAGTACTTTAAATGTTGACAAAATTTTAATTGATAATAAATTTAATTTAACTGAAAAAAGAAGAGCTGTTTCTGTCAGGATACAATATAAAAACAAAAGAGTCATTTGAAGCATTTATTTCTTTATGGGACACGCATATTGGGAATGAAAATATAACATTATTTCATTTGAATGACAGTAAGGGTGGAGAAGGATGTTGTCGCGATTTACATGAACAAATTGGTAGTGGTTTGATATATAAAGATAATTTAGATGGATTAAAAGCTTTAATTCATTTTGCTAAAATGAATGAAATTCCTATAATTAGCGAAACAGGAGGCAATCAAGATATAGAAATAAAATTAATAAATAGCTTGTTTTAAAAAATTGAATTTTATTAGAATTGTAAATAAAATACAAAGTATGTCTCATCGTTCTCTTCGCATTCAAACTGATCGCCAAACTGATTATCAAATGATTAACATTTTTCGTAATAATTATCAAGAAAAAAGTGAAAGTGAAAGTGATAGTCTTTATACGCCCATCGAATTTAATTCAGATCAAGTGCCTCATAGGTATTCAATTTATTCAAATATTTCTGAAGAAAGTAAAGTTAACCAAAATCAAAGGCAAAAAGAAAGTGAAGTTAAAGAAGAAAAAGTAATAAATGATATTATTAGTTTTTATACAAATGAACCTCAAATTTCAGAATTAATTCCATTACCAATTTCACCAGAAAATTTATCTAGATTAAAAAACCAATGGAATAAAGAATTTGATTCAATTAAACCATCAACTCAAAAAGTAAAGTCTGAAAAAACAGTTTGGAAAAGGATTAGTGATTCATTTAAAAAAGAAAAAAAACAGAAATCTCCAACAAGATCTTTATATGATATATTAACAAAGTAAATTTTTTCTCAATATGTAAATAGGACCTTCGGGTCCAAAATTACAATAAAGTTCACTCCAAAATTACACTAACCTCTAATTTAACCGAATATTAATGAATTAAACCTGTCTTTTTCGTGTTTTTGTAAGAGGTCTCTATTATTAAAAGGAGTATCATCAGGTGTATTTGATGGTAAAATAGTTGTAGGGTCTGTTACATTAGTGTATAATTCTATATCAGCTACAAATGGAGTAGCTTTACTAGTAGCAACATGTTCATTCATACTTTTTAATTGTATAGGATTTTCACATTCACATTGTCCTTTGACGTAGTCTTTAAAAACTTTTCCTTGTTTTGAGCAAATTGGATCACAACTAGATTTTTCATCTTGATTATTATGTACACTGCAATCTGAATTTCCATCGCATACTCGTGAATTTACATGCATGAAATAATATATAATTGCTAATACTATTAACCCTATTAAAATACTGTTCATATTATCTTATCTTATATATAGATAAAAAAATAATTGAATTTTTTTTAAATTCTATGAAAAATGTAAACAATTAAGAATATGACAAATTTTAAAGATATCATTATCACTGAGTTATCCGTATTAGCTCAAAAAGAAACAATTGATAAAAATGTGTTTAAAGCAAGAGCATATAACAATGTAATTAAACAAGTAAAAACAATTGAAAAGATTGAATGTATGAAAGACCTTCAAAATATTAAAGGTATTGGTGAACAAATTAAAAAAAAGTTGGAAGAAATATTTGAAACAGGTAAATTAAGATCAGCTGAAAAAGCAAGATCAACTGGTAATTTGAAATTATATGAAAATCTTATGAAAATTCATGGTGTTGGAGTAAATAAAGCAAAAGAATTAGTTGATCTAGGAATAGAATCAATGGAAGATCTTTTAGAAAAATTAGAAGAAGATCCTGATATATTAAATTCTCAACAAAAAATTGGAGTAAAGTATTATCATGATATAAATACTCGTATTCCAAGAAAAGAAATGGAAAAGCACGATCTTTATTTAAATAAAATAATAAAAGCAATTGATCCTGATATTCTTATTTCAATTGTTGGAAGTTATCGCCGTAAAGTAAAAGAATCAGGTGATATTGATATGCTTGTTTCTTTTAATCGTAAAAGTTCGAAAGAAGAAAGAGCTGAACTTTTATCAAAAGTGATAAAAGTTTTACGTAAAGAAAAATATATTCAAGATACTCTTGCTTTAGGAGATAAAAAATACATGGGTGTTGTGAAATTAAAAAGACACCGTGTAAATAGACGTCTTGATATTCTTGTTACTTCAATTGAAGAATATCCATTCGCTTTACTTTACTTTACTGGATCACAAGCGTTGAATATTATATTAAGACAAGTGGCAATTGATCATGGTTTAAGATTGAATGAATATACATTGACTAAAAATAAAAAAGAAATCAAATTAAAAACAGAAGAAGAAATATTCAATTATCTTGGATATAAATATATTGAACCAGAAAATCGAACAAATCAAAAAGAAATTGACAAACACTTTTTAAAAAGTGAGTAAAACGGTTAAGGAATATGTATTGTAAAATTTGTATAAATGTAAATAGAGCCTTTGGGCTCAAAAATTATTTTGACAACAATTTAGCATATCATTAAATAATTTTAAATTTGTTGTTTTTGGTAAAGGTATATTTTTATAAGGTGAATTTTTCATAAAACGTGGAGGAAACCTCGTATTATCCGAACTTAAATATAATCTAGGATTTGTATATTCCGATAAAAGATTTGCTTGATAAACACATTTATTTTCAATACTTGGTGGAGTTATATCTAAATTAAAATCCGGGTCATCTTGAAATTTGATATCTTGAATAATTTTTTTATTATTTTGATTTTTTAAACCAGAGTCTATTTTAGCATTATATCTATCATTTGAATATTTATTTTCATCTGATATTGAAATTTCATTTGCTTTCTGTTTAATATATGCTTCTTGATCAACCAGATTTCTTTCATTGTTATTTGAACCTTCAAATACTAACAAATTTGGAAATGTACTAGGTACTTTATCAAAAGCGTTATTTAACGCGTTTTTTTGAACTTGTATATTTAATTTATCATCACATAAAACTTTTTGTTTAAAGGGGTTGCGCCCGCTTAAGGTTTTAGGTTGAATAGTATCAAGTTCTTTTTTAAAATTATTATTGAGATCTATTAAAAAATTTGAATAAGGTATTTCTTTTGGTACATATTTAAGCCTGTCTTTTTTATATGTATCATTCAAGGGCATAAAATTTTCAGTAGTCGTTTTTAAGAAAAATAAAACTAAAAATAAAGTTACCAGTATAAGTATTATATACAACATCATTAATATAAACTTTTAAAAAAAGTATTTGAATTAAAAACTTGAGTTTTAAATTCTGTTCAAAATAAATAAATATTGGAAGTATTTATTTTATTAATTATAATTAAATGAATAATTTTAGAATCTTAAAAAATACAATTGGTAACATGACAAATTCAAATTCAAATTATCTTAAAGTAATTATGGGGCCTATGTTTAGTGGAAAGAGTTCTAGTTTACTTACAGAATGTAATAGGTATAAATTTATAACTGACAAAATGGTTGTAGTTAATTCAGTATTAGATAAACAAAGGCATTCTGATATGAAAATTGACGAAAATGGTATAGGTCAATTAAAAACACATGATTCAAAGACGTTTCCAGCTATTATGTTAAAAAATTTAAGTGAATTAAATACAAATAAATTTTATAATAAAAAATATTTAGACTCATCTATAATTTTAATAGATGAAGGTCAGTTTTACACTGATCTTTATTCATTTTTAAAAACAGAATTAGCTAAACCCGGTAATAAAAAATTTATAGTAGCTGGACTTAGTTCGGATATAAATCAAAATCCAATTGGTGATATAATTAAATTAATACCATTAGCTGATGACATAATTAAATTATCAGCATTTTGTGTTTATTGTAAAGATGCTACACCTGGTAATTTTACAAAATTATTAATTTCATCTAATTCAAATTCAAATATTAAAGTAGGAGCTAAAGAAATATATGCTCCAGTGTGTAGAAAACATTTCTTTGATTAGCTACGAGTTGGATTTCTACCATGCACACTGTATTCAATATCTTTATCTTTATTCAGTTTTTTATGTATTTTATATTTTTTTGGATGTATATAAAATTCAGCTAATAAAATAGCTTTTTTGATAGGTGATAACGGTTTTAAATATTCTGGTACATTATCTCCACCAACCATTTTCTTTGAGATTTTCTTAGTACGTTTTTTTGATAGCTTTTTTGTTGAATATTTCTTACTTGATTGTTTTTTAGTTGAACGCTTGCTAGATTGTTTTTTGTTTGAACGCTTCTTGCTTGATTGTTTTTTGTTTAATCGTTTTTTAGTAGAATGTTTAACAGAACGCTTTTTAGTAGAACGCTTTTTAGTAGAACGTTTAACAGAACGCTTTTTAGTAGAACGTTTAACAGAACGCTTTTTAGTAGAACGTTTAACAGAACGCTTTTTAGTAGAACGTTTAACAGAACGCTTTTTAGTAGAACGTTTAACAGAATGCTTTTTAGTTGAACGTTTCTTGGATGAACGGTTCTTGGAAGATCGTTTAACTGAACGTTTCTTTGTACTAGCATGTTTTTTTGTTGAACGTTTCTTACTTGAACGTTTCTTCATTGGTATATCTTCGTCGTCGTCGTCGTCATAGTCATCAGTTTTAGTTGAACGCTTTTTAATACTTTTTTTAAAAGAACGCTTTTTAATACTTTTTTTAGAAGAACGCTTTCTAGTTATAGATTTAGGTTTTTTTACAGTTTCTGTTTTAGTTACTTTTCCATGTTTACCTTCTTTGATTATAACTTTAGTATCATTTCCAGTAAACAAATCTAATTTTTCAAGTGGTGGATGAAAATCAATTATAATATCAGAACTATGATATTCATGATCAGTTACATCAAAAAATAACATGTGATCTTCATTATCAATACTAGATAATTTAGCATGAATAATTTCTTTGTTAATTTTTAAAGTATAATCTTTTCCAGTTTTTAGTTTCATATTAAATATACACAATAAATTAAAAACGTTTAAAAACTTTTTTAAATTAAAAATAATTTATTAACTTAAATTAAGTTCAATATGTTGTCATTTAAAAGTCCTGAAAAAAAATACAGAAATTTTAAATCAACTAAAAGACCATTTAGTCCATCGCCAAAGAGAGCTGATTATGAAAAAGTTGCTTTAATAAAACCTAATGGTGATCATTGTACATATATCTTAGAAAGTGGTAAAAGATGTAAAATGTTATTAGGATTATATCCACGTTTTTGTCATTTTCATACTTTACAAATTTTGAACTTGTATATCGACAAATCAAAGATACCAAATGCTGGTAATGGTTTATTTAGTGGTTTGTACGGATTTAAAAAAGGTATGATAATTGGTGAATATTCAGAAAATTGGATGAATGTAAAAGAAACTAGACAAAGAACAAGAAATGGAAACGGAAAAACATCTAATGATAGTTATCTTTTATGCGCTGAACAGAAAAAAAATCAAAAACAAAAAGATATATTGTGTTGGGATGCTTTAGATATTAGGTCAACTATAACAAGAAATGCCAATGATGGACATGGTTCACAATTTAGAAACAATGCTTATTTTAAACAAATTACAGACAGTAAAGGAAAAATACATATTTATATGGTTTCTAGTAGAAATATAGCTGGATTCAAAGAGATTTTGTGTGATTATGGCCCAAGTTATTTTTAAATATGAATATCAAATATATTTTCATTAGAATTAAAAGATAATTTACTTTTACTTTTATTATTTGCACCATAAATCATAAAAGAATCTCTTTTTTCTTTTTGTACATTGTAAATTGAACCAAAAGATTCCGTAGAATTGATATAATAAATATATCCTAAAATACCTATAATTAATATTATCCAAATAAATTGCTTTATATCAGTGTTCATAACTTTAACTTATTTAAATAAATTAATTTTGGGATTAAAAATTTTTTAAACGCATAATAAAAAAAATTATTTTGTTGACATATAATATAAATGAAACATAGTTCAGTAAAAAGACATTCTATAAAGAGACGTTCAGTTAAGCGATCAGTAAAGAGACGTTCAGTTAAACGTTCAGTTAAGCGATCAATAAAGAGACGTTCAGTTAAACGTCGTTCTCACAAGAAGCGTTCAACTAAACGTCGATCTCATAAGAAACGTTCATCCAAGAAACGTTCAACTAAACGTCGTTCTCACAAGAAGCATTCAACTAAACGTCGATCTCATAAGAAACGTTCATCCAAGAAACGTTCAACTAAACGTCGATCTCATAAGAAACGTTCATCCAAGAAACGTTCAACTAAACGTCGTTCTCACAAGAAGCGTTCATCCAAGAAACGTTCAACTAAACGTCGTTCTCACAAGAAGCGTTCATCTAAGAAGCGTTCATCCAAGAAACGTTCATCTAAGAAGCGTTCATCCAAGAAACGTCGTTCTCACAAGAAGCGTTCATCCAAGAAACGTTCAACTAAACGTCGTTCTCACAAGAAGCGAACACAAAAGGGTTCTGGATTAAAAGAAAGTTTAAAAAAGTTTGGACATAAATTAAGTAAAGCTGCAGCTCATACTGCGATAGCTGGTGTACGAATTGTTCATCATCTTAAACATAAAAAAAATCCAGTAGCACATCAAACTGGTTTAGCTAATTTAGCAGCTATGGATAAATATGTGGATGAACATCATCCAACTGAATGGGCTGATAAAGTAAAACAAGTTAGTATTAATTTACTTAAGAAAAAGTGAAAGTTCAAAAAATTAAGTTTTAATTAAACTTTTAAAAGTTTATTTAAAAATAAATAATAATAAGAATTATAAAATGTCTACATTAAATCGTAAATATAATTTAAAACCAGCTGTACTTACAGGAAATGAAAAATTATTTAAACTTGATCATCCTAGTTTAAAAGGAATTACTTTACCTGAAAAATATGATTTAAGAACTACTTTTCCTGGATGTATTCCACCAGTATTAGATCAAGGTCAATTAGGTTCTTGTGCTGCAAATGAACTAAGTAATGCTATGAGATTTTGTTTAGCAAAAGAAAAAGTACAAGTGTTTCAACCAAGTCGTTTATATATTTATTATTTTGGAAGACTTTTTGAAGGTTCAGATGTACATCAAGATACTGGAATGAGTATTTCTGGTGTATGCGGAGCTATTGCTAAATACGGAGCTTGTTCTGAAAATAATTGGGGATACGATATTACAAAATTTACACTTCAACCACCAAGAAATGCTATTATTGCTGCTCATACACATATTCCAGGATATAAATTTTTACAAGTTCAGCAAAATTTAATAAGTATTAAAACAGCACTTGCTTCTGGATTTCCTGTAATTATTGGATTACAATTGTATACTTCATTTGAATCAGATGCGGTTTCAAGAACTGGTGTAGTTCCTATGCCTGATACAAAGAAAGAACAATTATTAGGAGGACATTGTTTAATGCTAATTGCTTATGATGATAAAACTCAAACATTTACAGGTATGAATTCATGGGGTGGTGGTCCAAATGGCTGGGGTCAACAAGGATTCTTTACTATTCCATATGCTTATATTCTTGATCCTAATCTTGGTGGTGATTACTGTACAGTTAAGTATTTCAAGTAACTTTTAAAAAAAGTTAGCAAAATATAAAAATGTCAAAATATTTAAAAAGTTATTTTAAACGTTTTTGCTAACTTTTTTTTAAAAAGTTATCAATTTCAATAAATTAATTTATTGAAATCTATTAAATGATGAATACATTAAATATAGTTTTAATAACTATTGGAATATATATACTATACAGTAATTTTTTATGTAAAAAAGAAACATTTGCCATGTCACCTTCTACACTTACACAGTTACGTGCAAACTCTACTTCAAATGAAAATTTAAATCATCAATTTGTATGTAAAGATTGCGGAAGTACAGATATAGTTGTAAATTATAATAGAAGACGAAATTATGGTTAAAAATGTAAGTTTATTTTTAATTAATTAAATAATTAGATTAATTAAGAAAAGATGAGTTATTGGGAAACAATGCCATTAAATGTTGCGTCAAATGGAGTTCCACAAATGTTAATAGAACCAAGTGAATTACTAAAAAAGATTAATAATGAAATGTTAAAATGTCATATAGATTTTAATTATACAATGTATAATGAATCAATATATTCAGATCAATTTATAAAAGAAATCAAAACATTCTTTGATAAATATTATGATAACGGTTGGTATACATTTGAAATGTACAAGTTTTTATTAAAAGATGCAATTATAATTCATATACATAAACCAAACGATACATTGGGTTATATAATAAGTAGAAGTAAAAAATATCATATTTTTGAAAAAGAAATAAACAATGTTATGGAAATAAATTGTTTTTGTATAAAATCTGAATATAGAAACCAATATTTAGGTCCTTATATGTTAAATGTGTTTATAAGAGAAGGTATATTAGATTACGATTTTAAAACAGCTATATATAGTATCAATACTAATATTAAGTCACCTTATTATTGTTTAAAAAGTGCTTATTATAGACCTATAAATATAAATGTACTTGAAACATATAATTTTTTAGGGAAATTATTAAATAAAAATAAAGAGTATCTCAATAAATTTAATATTTCAAAAAATAGAATGGAACATTTTAATGGGATTTTACCTAAAAAATTTAATATTATATATAAAAAGTTATTACAATTTAAAAAATATAATTTTAAAGTATATGAAAAAACAAGTAAAGATGAGTTTTCAAGATCATTTTTAAATAAAACTTTTCATCATTTTATATTTTATAATTCAAAAGATGAAATAATTAATTATATTTCGTATTATTATTGTAATGATGGTAAAATGTATAAAATTGGTTATTTATATAATTTCTTTTTAAATGTATATAAAATAAAAAATGTTAACAAAATGATTGATACAATTTGTGATTATAGTAAAAATATAATTGATGTATTTGCTTTTTATGATTTATTTAAAACAAATAATTATTTAAAAAATTTAAATTGTATAAAAGGAAAAACTAATACAAAATTTTATATGTTTAATTATTCAATGTATCTAATAAAAAATCACGAACATTTTATTGTACATATTTAATCAAATTTAAATTTTTTTTTTATAATAGTATATTAATAAGTAAATGCCTTTACCAACTAAAGACCAAATAAATTGGAGTAACCCATCAGCTGCGTGTGCTGATTTTAAAAAAGATCCTACTGGTGATCAAGTAAAGGATTGTAGAAACACAATGACTTATGGTAATTGTATTTCCACAGTTAATGAATTTATACCTGTTCATAATCAAGAATTAGATCAACAAGCCAATGATGAATTTAATAATAAACATAATCAATGGCAAAATAAAAATGGCGATTATCAAAATTGGGGTAATAAACGAAATGAATTAGCAAATGAAAAAATAGATGGCCCTAATTGCGGTGGATGCCCTGCTGGTTGGAACCAAGTAGGTACACGTGATGGATGTGGTAAGGGTAATCATATTAATGAATGTAAGAGAAGTGATGGACAAATATCAAATGATTTAAATGGTAAAGGATATATGGCAGCTGAACCGAGACGAGATCAATTTAATAAAGCACATGTAAATAATATAGATGCAAAAGTAACTGATTGTTGTATTAACCAAGTTAATGTAGTTAATTCAAAATTGGATAATACTAATATCACTCAATCGTGTGCCAAAGATGGTGTGACAACTGGATCAAATAATCTTAATTCAAGTGGTACTACAAGTGGAACAGGATCTACTAAACTAGTTAATTCTAGTGTAGCAGGTGTAACAAGTAGTTCACAACAACAACAAAATATAATAATAGCAATAGTTATTATATCAATTATATTATCTAGTTCAGTAGTATTATTATTATTAGTTAGTTAACCTTTAATTAGTTTTAAAATCAATATAAAGTATAACACGAACTTCCGGATCATTATTTTCAGCCGAATGAAATTGAGTTGAATCAAATATCACCATCTTGCCTTGTCTATGATCATAAGTATGTTTTTCTTTGTTATTATATATTATTAAATTAGATTTCTTGTTATCTGTTAACAAAAGATTACCCGCCATTGAATTATAATATTTTCCAGTAATATCATTATGTTTTCCTATTTTTGAATTTGGTAATAAAAGTGAATATCCAACTATTTGTTTACACTTTAATTTTTTTAAAAGTGATATAGTTTTAGGACAAATCTTTTCAGCCTCGCCTAAAATATTATCTTTATATGCAAGTGGAAAATTATACCATGTATTATTAATATCTATACCTTCACAGCCTTTATACCATTTACTTTTTATATTTTTAATATATTCTTCAAAATCAAAATTAGGACTATTAATCCATTTTTCAAGTCTTCTTTCAGTATAATTAGATAAGTTATTTATGTCAAAAAATGGTATTTCACTTGCTATAATATCCCAATGTTCTTCAAGTATTTTTACAATTCTATAATGATTAGTATTATAAAAAATTAAATCTGTAGGTGGTTTATATAACGGAACTACATTCGATGTTTTAAAATCAATATAAAGTATAACTCTTATATTAGGGTCATTATTATCTGCTGAATGAAATTGAGTTGAATCAAATATCACCATTTTACCCTGTTTATGCCTATAAACATGTTTAGGTTCTCGTGATTTTCTATTTCGTCGTTGGGGGGCGGAACCCCCTTCCCAAACAATTAAATTGCTATGCTTATTATTTGTTAATAACATATTACCAGCCATAGAATTAAATTCTTTACCTGTTGGATCAGTATGTTTAAATAAACTACCATCTGGTAATAATAATGAAAATCCACATATCTGATTACAATTTATTTGTTTTAATAAAGCAATCGTTTTAGGAAAAAGTTTTTGTCCATCACCTATAATTATATTTTCAAACATTATAGGAAAATTAAACCATACCTTTTTACCCTGCCACCCTTGATACCAATCGCTTTTAAAATTTCTAGCATATTCGTAAAAATGTTCTTTTTCCATATTAGTTATCCAGTTTTGATTCCTTCTTTCATATTTATCTATATTATTTATATCAAAATATGGAATTTCTGAAGCAATATCTTTCCAATTATCCTCCAATAATTTAACCATTTTATATTGATCAGTTGTATAAAATATTGGTTCTTTTGTGTGTATAATATTTTCAACATGGTTTTCAACATCTTTTATCATGGTTTTATCTTTGTCTTTATTTTTATTTGTTAATTCTTCCAAGTAATACATTAAATATACATTTAGTATTGATATAAGTAATATTAAAAATACTATTAATATTGATTTACCATGTAACATTATTACATTAATTCTATATAAAATATTTATCAAGTAAACGGGATAAAATAAAAATGAATTTAAAAATAAAAACAATAAAGTATAAATAAAATGGAAAGTAAAAACGAGTCAGTTCAAAATTTGTTTTTATCATTTTTTAAACAAAATAAATCAACAGATACTCAAAAAGAAATTGATGCAGTAATTTTAATTCAAAGATGGTGGAGAGAAAATCAATGGAAAAGATTTTATACTATTCCAAATGAACGTATTGATACTGATGTAATTTCAACAGAATGTAATATTGGTGATCATTATCAATTTTCAGTAAAAAGAAAATTTGATGAAACTGAAACTGATAATGAAGCAGATGATGAACGAGAAGATGAAGAAACAGGTGGTAGTGCTAAATTAGGTTGGTTTGGGTATAAAAAAAGTACAGGACAGTTTACTTTTTATCAAGATACTCCAGATACTTCTGATAATCCCGATACTTTAGATTCTTCAGATATTTCAGATGCTAAATCAGACTATGAAGATGAAATTGATGAAGATGAATGTGATAAATGTGAATGTGATAAATGTGAATGTGATAAATGTGAACATTTAATTAATAGATATGAAAATCTAGTAGTTAATCATAATAATTTTATTAATGATTTTTTTACTTCATTTTTTACTTTTATGTACAGAGGATTTAAATTCATGTTAGGTTTTTAATTCAAATAATTTTTTTTACTGATATATAATATTATGTCTTGTTGTGGTAATAATAAAGTAGATCAATTAAAGCAAATTTACACTCAATCTACACCATCAAATGTTTCAGGTCCATCAGGACCATCAGGACCAAAAAGTAGTAAACCAATAATAGGTAAAGGTTCTCCATTTAGCAATAATACTACAGATTATAAACCAGTTATGTCACCAAATGGTAAATTTGTAAAATACATTCGAGAATCTAAAAAAGAAACTTAATTTTGCGTTTAATAATTTTTTAATTAAAAATTTTATTTTATTGTATTATATTATAAAATAAAAGATATGGCAAAGAGTTCAGTAAAAAGTCATTTTAGCACTCAACCAAAAGAATCTGCACAACATTTTCCTTTAGGTCATAAACAAAAAGGAAAAAGTGGTAAAACATACCAAGTTGCGATGAGAGGAAAACATTTTGTATGGAAAAGATGTTCTAGAAAGAACAAGTGTGTTAGTGGAACTAAGCAAGGTCCATCCCCAGCTCCATATGGACATAAGTTATCCGGTGGAGCTAAAAGACGTTCTCATAAAAAGCGTGTTTCCCACAAGAAACGTTCAAGCAAAAAGAGATCGGTAAAGCGTGTTTCCCACAAGAAACGTTCATCCAAGAAACGTTCATCCAAGAAACGTTCATCCAAGAAGCGTTCATCCAAGAAGCGTTCATCCAAGAAGCGTTCATCCAAGAAACGATCAACTAAACGTCGTTCATCCAAGAAGCGTTCATCCAAGAAACGATCAACTAAACGTCGTTCACACAAGAAGCGATCAAGCAAGAAGCGATCACACAAGAAGCGATCAAGCAAGAAGCGATCACACAAGAAGCGATCACACAAGAAGCGATCAAGCAAGAAGCGATCAAGCAAGAAGCGATCACACAAGAAGCGTTCTCACAAGAAGCGTTCTCACAAGAAACGTTCATCTAAGAAACGTTCATCTAAGAAACGTTCATCTAAGAAACGTTCATCTAAGAAACGTTCATCTAAGAAATCTTCTTCTACTAAAGGACGTAAAATTTATCACTCATCTACTGGAAGAGAATATGTTAAAGTAAATGGTCATCGTAAATACTTTTAAAGGAAAAAGTAATTTAAAAACAAAATTTAATCATTTATAAATGACTAAATTTGGAACGAAACTAACATTGACTTATTTAACTGGGATGAGTGCTTATGGTTTTTATAGAGGATTTAATAATAAATATAAAAAAGATTGTATTATAAATTATAAAACACCACTTTACATTGATCGTTTTATTTCAGGATTATTTTCTACAGGATATTATTTAAATCCATTATCACATCCATATCTACTTTATTATACAATTAAAAGAACAGAAAAACAATTAAGAAATTTAGAGTTAACAGAAGATGATTGGGAATACTAATCGGGCTTTCGCGCCCGAACGACGAATGTTGTTTTGTGTTTTTCTAAAAGTTTTAAATAAAAATTGAAATTTATATTTTAGTTACTTTTTTTAAAAGTATGACAACACTTAAAAAACAAACTGTTAATTATAAAAGATTTTCTGATAAAATTATTGAAATGATTTTTGGAATTAATAATTTACGATATGATCATCTATCATTTCAAAAAGAAAGTAATAAATTAGGAAAAGAAATTTATTCTATTGGTGGATATCATGCTTTATTTACAGTTATGAATCTTGTAGAACAAGAAATTTTAGACTGTGAATACAGTAACAATTACCTCGGAATGTTGAGAGATATAGAGTGGTCTTGGAATGGTATATGCGATGAATGGCAAGCTTAGCTTTTAAGAAAAGTTAGCAAAAATAAAAATCTTTTTAATAATATTAATTATATTGATACATTATAATTAATTAAATGGAAAACTTACCAAATGAAATGTTAATCGAAATTTTATTAAAAACTAATACTAAAAATGAATTAATGAAGATTTGTAGTACATCAAAGCGTATTTATAATTTATGTAAAACTGAAACTGTAGCAAAACATATAATTAAAAATTTAATTAAATTAAAAAAACCAGATGTATTTAATACTTATCGTGGATTTTTAAAACATTACCTTGTTAGAGCTAAAACTCTACATCCTGACACTATAAAATATGATTCATATGATTTTTATAATAGACAATTACCAGAAACTTTAAAATCTAAAGGTCAAAATTATCTTGAAAATTTTAGAAAAAAATTTAATTAAAGCTTTTAGAAAAAGCTAGCAAGTTATTTTGGTGAAAAGTTTTACTCCTCATAGTCAATATTATGTTGTTTTTTAAGATGTGTTTTAAGTTCATCGCAAATACAATTACATATTTTACAAAATTTATTTGAATGTTCTTCAGCACAATGTTTATTTTTAATTGTTTCATTTGTAAAACTTTTTTTACAAATTGTACAGTACTTTTTAAAGCAACTAAGATGACTCATTGGTTTAGAGTATCCTCTTCCACAAACTTCACAACTAAATATATTACTGTATTTCTTCATCTTATTTCTTATTATATTATATATCAATGTTACACAAAAGCTTTTTGAACGCAAACTTTTTATAAAAAGTTTAATCAAATCTTGCGAAAATGAAATAATTTATATGTAAAGACACTAAGAAAAAGTTCTAATAATAGTTATTTTTAAAGAAAATTAAGACAAAAAAAGACAAAAAAGCACTTTTCAAAAAAAAACGTCGCCTTTTTTTTCAAAAAAAGACGTTTTTCAAAAAAATTTTTGGACCAAAATAAATTTAATTTAATTGTTACTTTTGTTTTTTTTCTGGCCAAAAATTTTTTTGAAAAACGTCTTTTTTTGAAAAAAAAGGCGACGTTTTTTTTTGAAAAGTGCTTTTTTGTCTTTTTTTGTCTTAATTTTAAGAATATTTAGATATATTTACTAATAAACTTATATGATAAAACCAACAACTTTCGCAAAAAACTGAATAAGTTTATTTTAATAAATTTATTTTATATTTTAATATTAATAAGATGTCATTCAAGTGTAATTTATGTTGTAATACATTTACTCAAAAGAAAAATATGATGGCCCATTTAAATGATAAAAGATGTAAATCATTAATTATAAATGATTATGTTAGAATTCATAATATTATGGAAGATATAGATAGTAAAAACACATTAATAGAATCACAAAAAAAAGAATTAGAAGAAAAAGAAACATTAATAGAAGTTCAAAGAAAACAAATTGAACAACTACTAAATCAAATAAATGAAAAGGATCTTATTATAAATGCTAGTGATCATTCTCAAGTAAATAATAAATGTAATAATGTTAATAATATAAATATGAAGATTGAAATTATAGTAAATTCTATTAATAAATTAGATGTAAATTATCTTGATCATCAAAAGATGAAACAAATGATAGAATCATATGATAATGATAAAGAATTAAAAGGCGGAAAAGATACATTTAGTAGTGATAAAGTAAATTTATTATTAGGTGATTATATTAAAGATATTATTTGTAATAAAGAACATCCAGAAAATCATGCTGTAAAATATATCAAAAAGAAACCACCTACTTACAACACGCACATTGAAGATCCAGAAGGTAATACTGTAACAGTAATTAAAGGTTTAAAAGATACATGTGAACTTTTAAGTGATCCAATATTAAACAAACTAAAGAAAAAGATGATTGAATTTTGTAAGAAATACCATAAAGATGATCTTCCTGAATTTGATTATACTCTTTATGAAAATGCTATTAAAGAATTAAAAAAAGAATTAAATAAATCTAATGTTAAAAAAGCATTAAATTCAGTATTAAAAAATGACATCCTTAATAATATAGAAATGAAATTAACACGTCCTACAAGTCCAACAAAAGCTAATATTCAAAAAACTTTAGAAAAAAATGAAATAATTTAAAAAGTAAACTATAAACAGTTTAAACATGCCAACTGAAGGAACTTATTATTTAATGTTTGAGGAACCAATTCAATTGAATGAACCTGTAACTTTTAATATAAATGAATATACAGTAACAATTAATTGGAAACAACATCCAAGATTTGATTGTTATTATCATCAAGAAATGCTTTTTGCTAATGAAGCTATTAGGCAACATACTGTTAAATTAATTCAACGATTAGAAGAAATATATAATAAAAAAATACCTTATTTGTTATCTAAAAAAGTGGTATTAGAAAGAGCTGATCCCGATGCGATGGGATTCATCAATTAACAAATTTATTTTTATTTACTTTATTTAAATGTCTAAATTAAATAAAGTTTTAATTTCTACAAAAAATTCAGAATTAATTTATAATTTAAATTTTTTTGGGGATACTTTATCTGTAACATTAAATAAAGATCAAAAGAAATATGGTGAAATTTTTATGAAAAAAGTTTCTGATACAAATGTTTATATGAATAATTTTATTATTCATTCTTATAAATTTAACAATGTAATTAACAACCACATCCAATTAAAAGGTATGGGGAAAGAACTATTGTATGTAGCTGTCACTGAAATAATGAAAATGTATCCAACATTAAAATTTTTAGAAGGTAAAGTAGCTGCTATTGAACCAATAAGAAATGAATCTAATTCTAGAAATGCTTTAATACAGATGTATAAAAATATGGGTGCATATATAATCAAGGATACTAAATTATATACAGAAATGGAAACAAAATTATCAGATGTTTTACTTTATTGTAAAAGTTAATTCATAATACTATAAGCTAATTTTAATGATCCATTTAAAGGATTTGTAATAGAATGATTTGATATATTTATATCAAAATTACCAGTTGTAATATTTGAAATATAAACACTTGGTAAACCTTGTGTACCAGTATATTTATTTATAGATAATTGTATTAAACTATTGACAGTAACTATATTATTTATTACATTAAATGTTGAACTTCCTTGAGTAGTGGTAGTAGCAGAAACAGTGATAATATGACCAAATGGTTTTAGACATTCAACCGAACTTGTTATAGAATTTAATTGATCAATATCTGAATAATTAGAAGATACTTTTGATGTATTGAAATTTATTTCAGATGTATTTAAACTAATATATGGTGTATCTAATTGTATTCTATCAGGTGCAGTTAAATATATACCACTACTATTTGATACCAATATTAAATTACCAATTGGATTAAAACTTATATAATTATTACCATTATGTGCTTGTAATCCTACAATCATACCTTTATCAGTAAATGCATTTAAACCAAATGTATTTGTTACTACATTACCAGTAGAGTCATTTAATACAAGAAATTGACCACCTAAATTATTTTGAGGTTCATCATTAAAACTAGTAAATGATAAACCGCCATTTCCACCAGTATAACCTTCCACACGGTTAATATCAACATTAACATTATTTACAAACAATGTACCAGTTGTATTAGTATTAAGTGTTTGATTATTTAATTGTAATAATCCATAACTCTTTAAACAAAATCTGGATTGTGCCATTTATACTATAAACTTTTAAAAAAAGTTTTAACAAAAAAGAAAATTATTTGTTAATATTAATGAATTTAGAAAGGCTAAATTTATCTGAAAATTCATTTGTATTATTTGGGATTTTACCAAATGACATTATAGTTGATTTTGACACCATTTATAATAATTTAAAACCAAAAACAAGAGATATTTATACTACATTAGGTATAAAATATAATATACCAAGATATCAAAAAGCATATATGAATGATTATAGTTATCCGGGTATAAATTTACGAGGTGATATATTACCAAGCGAATTAAGTGAATTATTTAATTATGTGAATAATTTACCAAAAGAACAACTTGGGATTAATGAAAATGAAAATTTTAATCAAGCATTAGTTAATTTCTATGATAATGGTACACAATATATAGCTCCTCATTCTGATTATGGTATGAAAATTGTATTTTCTGCGTCATTTGGTCAAGAACGTGTATTTAGAATAATAAATAAAAAGACTTTAAATACAGTAAAAGATATAATAATGAAAGATCGTACTTTTATGATTATGTGTGGTGATACACAAAAGGAATTTTTACATACAGTTTTACAAGACACAACTCAAAATAAGAGATTAAATATAACATTTAGGATTACATAAGCGGGGTCGTGCCCCCGCCCGACGTTGATTACGTGTCTTTATTTAATTTTCCGTAATACAATATTTAATTGAGAATATAATACAGTGAAATAATCTAAATTCCTTTTTCTTTTTTGGTGTTTTTTTATTAAATTGGTTTATAAATAGGTAAACGTAAATAGAAGACTTCAGTTTGAAGGTTTTCGATATTTTTCAATCTATCATCAATTAATTTTATTCTAGCTTCATATGGTGTTTCTGATGTGATTACGACACGATCGTTAACTTCACGCTCAAGTGCTTTAATATGTTCTTGGTTCATTATTTAATAACTTAATATAACTTATTTTATTTTTTAACACAACTTATAATAATAAAGTTTATCGATTGTTTATTAAATGAATTTTTGAAACGTTTATTTAATGTAAACATGAAGATATTTATAATAATCATCAATTGGTTTAAAATTAAAAATTGTTTTATAATTAAGTTATAATTAAGTTAGATATGGGTGAAAAAGATTACTACTCTATTTTAGGAGTATCAAAAGACACGAGTGAAAATGAAATAAAAAAAGCATTTAGGAAAAAAGCATTAGAATGTCATCCAGATAAAACAGGCGGAGATGATACATTATTTAAAGAAATAAATCTAGCTTATGAAACATTATCAGATAGTGATAAACGTCATGCTTATGACAACCCAAATCCATTTAACGGATTAAATATGGGTGGGGATCATAATGACATTTTTGCCCAAATGTTTAGTGGTATGGGTGGATTTGGAAATATGAATATAAATATAAATGGTCAGAATGTAAATGTGAATCGCGGTCCACAGAAACGTGCTAGTCATAATCATAATATAAAAATTAGTTTAAGGGACTCCCATACAGGTATTAAAAAGAATTTAAAGATCACAGTTGTTAAAAATTGTTTAAGTTGTACATCGAATTGTTCAAGATGTAATGGAAGAGGTATAATACATCAAACTATTCAAAATGGTCTATTCATACAACAAGTTCAAGGTAATTGTAATAATTGTAGTGGAAGCGGAATAATGAACAATGCGAATAATTCATGTCAAAATTGTCATGGTAAATTAACAATTGAAGAAGAAAAATTAATAAATATTGACATAAAAGGCATAAGTTCAGGGCATACTATAAAGTTTGATGGATTAGGTGAACAAATTAAAAAGAATGGTGAAATTCCAGGTGATTTATTAATACAAATAATAGTTGATTCAGACCCGTATTTCTTAAAAGAAAATGATAATTTGATATTTAAATGTAAACTAACTCTTCTTGAAAGTTATATAGGAAAAGTAGTAATAGTACCTCATTTTGATGAAAATATGGTTATTAATACTAATATATTTGGAACTATTGATTTTAATAAAAGATATCATATAAAAGGAAAAGGGTTATGTGGGAAAGGTGATCTTATATTTCAATTTGAATATGAATTTAAAGATGTACAATTAACAGATAATCAAAGAGTAAAATTAGAAAATTGTTTTAAAGAATTAAATTTAGTTTAATCTTTTTCTTGTAATTTTTTTAATTCACGTTGTTTATATACTTGTTGTTTGACTTTTTCAGAATTTTTAATATAATAAAGTGTTTTACTAGTTGATACAGAATCAGTTTCTCTTAATAATTTGTATTTATCATTTACATGTAAATATATTCTTAAAAAATCTGATTTAGATAGATTATTAATGGTATTTTTTAAATCTTCCATTTAATTAATTAATTGAATTATTTTTAAATTCGTTTAAAAATAAAATTTATTTGTTTCATATATATAAAAGACAAATGTCTAAAACAATTGATATAGAAAATAGCTGTTGGTATTATAATGATATATGGTCAGATGAAAATGAATTAAAAAGTTATCAAGTAGCAAAACAGTCGAACAAAAAATATAAATTTAATTGTTTGGTATGTAATCATACTTATGAACAAAGACCATATCATAAAACATCAGGTAGTGGTTGTGGATTTTGTTCAAATAAAAAATTATGTGGTAATTTAGAATGTTTAAATTGTTTAGAAAAATCAGCTTATTGTTATGAAAGTATTTGGTCTGATGAAAATGAATTAAAAAGTTACCAAGTAACAAAAAATACTCATAAAATATATAAGTTTAATTGTTTAAATTGTAAACATGTTTATGAACAAGAACCTAATACCAAAACGATTCAAGGGTGTAGTTGTCCATTTTGTTCAAATCATATATTATGTGGTAATATTAAATGTATATTATGTTTAAAAAAATCGGCTTATTGTTATAATGATATTTGGTCTAATGAAAATGAATTAAAAAGTCATCAAGTGTTTAAAAATTCTAATAAAAAAATAAAATTTAACTGTACTATATGTAAACATACATATGAAAAACAACCTAATAGTAAAAATGGATGTCCATTTTGTTCAAATAGACAATTATGTTGTAATTTAGAATGTATTTATTGTTTAGAGAAATCAGCATATTCTTATGAAAATATTTGGAATAATCAAAATATAAAAAAATCATATGAAGTAACTATGAGTTCTAATAAAAAATATAAGTTTAATTGTTTAGAATGTAAACAAACTTATGAACAAACACTTGGTAATAAAACAAATGGTAATAGATGCCCATATTGTAAACATAAAACTGAAAAAAAAGTAATGACTTTTCTTAAAGAAGAAAACATAAAATTTAAACATCAATATAAATTTAAAGATGATAGAAAGAAATATGATTTTTTATTAATTGATTATAATCTAATATTAGAAATAGATGGTGATCAGCATTTTAAAGATAATAAACATTTTAAGTCATCAGCAGAAATAAATCAACAAAATGATAAAGAAAAAATGGTAAAATGTATAGAAAATGGTTTATCAGTATTACGAATATATCAACCAGATATATGGAATGATACAATAGATTGGGGTGAAGAAATCAAGTTGAATTTAATAAAAAGAAAAATACCTATAACAATTTTTATAAGTAAAAATGAAAATATTTATGATAATCACAAATAAAAATTGATTTTTAATAAAAGTAAAAGTAAAATACTTTATGTTACGTACTTGTCAAAAAGATGCCTTAACCGCTTGTAATCAAAATGATAAAGGTATTATTCGAATGTGTTGTGGATCAGGAAAAACTATGGTAGAAATTGAGCTTTGTTTACAAGAAAAAATCAGTTGTTTAGTCGCTCCAAGAAATGCTTTATTAAAACAACACATCTCTGAATTTAAGAAAAAAGTAAGCTACAAAGATAAAAATACTGACGAGTTTGAATATTCATTCTCAACTAAAACATTTCAGCTTATTACTATTAATTGTGAAAGTGATTTTACAAAGTATGACAAATCGTCAAAAAGTGTTTGTTTTATTATTAATAATTGTTCATTAAATGCTTTACCAGTTGTTCCTGATATTTTAATTGTTGATGAAGCACATACACATAAACTTGCAGTATTAAAATGTAAAAAGTTAAAAAATGTTAAAAGAAAGTATTTCTTTACAGCAACTCCACAAGATATGACAGATACTTCATTTTATGGTGAAGTAATTAATACATATGATTACTTACAAGCATATAATGAATCTTATGTAACTCACTTTAAAATTGTTCCAATTTGGAAGAAAGAAAACTTCCACATTGAACTTCAAGAGAAAATGAATCAACGAAAATTGACACATTGTATTCATTTTTATGAAACTGTTAATGAAAGTTCTAGTAATAATTTAGCACTATTAGATGTTCCAATGAAAAAGTTGAAGAATGGTATGAAGATTACTGATAAAACAACAGATAGAGACAGTATTTTCAAAAAATTTAAAGAAAAGGGTGGGCACCTACTTTCTTGTAAAACCATTAGTTATGGTATTGACATCCCCGAGTGTGATTCTGTATTTTTGAGTTATATCGGAAATTCTATACCAGATACAGTCCAAAAAATGATGAGAGCAATTAGATTGAACAAATTAAAAAAAGATAAGATAGCTTATATATTTGTATTGATGGATATCCCAGAGCCAGAACAAGAATTTGATCCTGATGGCGTTGATATAACAAGTACAGTGAAAGAATTACAACAACAATTGGTTTTTAAGATATCAGGAATTTTAAAAAAAGGTTTGGACTTAGATGTATTACGAGACTACCATCCTTATAATATTAAGAAAACAATTAATAAACTTAAAGAAGAAAAAGAAGAATTACTTGAAGAACTTGAAAATGAATCAGAAAGTGAATCTGAAAATGAAAGTGAAGAGAGTGAAGAATCAAAATCAGATAATGAAAATGAAGAAAAAAGTTCAAGTAGCATTAAAGATCGTGTTCAAGAAATTGATGAAGAAATTGAAAAATTAGAAGAAGATAACCTTGTTCATCAAGAAACAATTAAAAAGTCTTCATTTTCAGATTTCTTTGACGATTATCAATTACAAACATGGTACGTAAATGGTGAGATTAAAAGTAAAATAAGTTATAATAAAAATATGTGGCAAAAAAATTTTGAAAAACTTAAAAAATTCATTAAAATAAATAAAAAATATCCATCTTCTAATAAAGATAAAATTGAAGCTAGTTTAGCAAGTTGGTGTACAACTCAAAGAGGTAGATATAAAGGTGTAAATAATAGAAGTCTAATAACAGAATCTCAAATTCAAAGTTTAGAAACACTACCAGATTGGGTTTGGAATCAAGATATTAATGGAAAATGGAATCTTGATTTACAAAAATTAAATGATTTTATTTACAAAAATAAAAAATTCCCATCTAAAGATGAAGTATTTTTGTTTAATTGGTGCGGAACACAACGTAAAAACTATAAAGGTATAGGTAATCAAAAAGGGCTCACAGACGAACAAATCGAAAATCTAGAAAAAATACCTGGATGGTATTGGGATTCAGATGAAGTATGGCAAGAAAAAGCAAATAATGTAAAGATATTTATTGAAAAATATGAAAAATTACCATCACAAACATCTTCAAATAAAATAGAAAAATCATTTGGACATTGGTCTACAGTTCAACGTCGTAGTTATATAAAAAAAACACTAGAAAAAGAAAAAATAATTTTTCTGGAATCTATAAATGGATGGTTATGGGATACAAGTGATTTTATTGGTTCTATTAATAAAATTAAAGAATTTATTATAAAAAATAATAGATTACCAAAAGAAAAAAGAAAAGCTGCATCTATTAACGACAAAGAAGAAAACCAATTAAATGCATGGTGTGGAACTATAAGACAAAAATATAAAATGAAAAAATTATCAGATGATGAAATAAAAACTATAGAATCTATAAATGGATGGTTTTGGAAACAAAATTTAGATGAAGAATGGCAGAAAAAAGCTGATGATACATATAATTATGTTTTACAAAATAAAATATTACCAAAAGAAAACGTTTTAAACAGATGGTGTCAAACGCAAAGAAGTAGATATAAAGGGATACTTCCTAGACATGCAAAATTAACAAGTGTTCAAATTGAATTTTTAGAGAATATTCCTGGATGGTTTTGGATCAGTGGAGTTCCTATAAAAAAATCAACTGTTAAAGCCAAAAATCAAACAACAGAAGAAACAATAGAAGATAAAATTAAAGATCTTTCTCTTGAAGAAATCAAAGCTTTGTATATAAAAGAAAAATTTAAATCGTCAAGTAATTATCAAGCTCCTAATCCTATTTCAAAAGAACAAATCAATAAGTTATTTTCAGAAAATATCAACAAAAAAATAGAAGGTGATATAATAGTCTTGGATGATATCCAATTTAATAGTTCAAAAGCTGTTAAAAACATTGTTAAAAAAGTAAAGGAAATAATTGTTCCAAATAATTCTAAACAAAATGAAGAAATGTCAAATAACGAAACTTTTGGTGGTTGTGTAAAAAAGTGTTCTTTACAAGAACTTTTAGATACTTACATAGAAAATCAAAAACCTATAAAAGCAATTTATGCTGATCTTATGGGGTCATTGTCAACTGAAATATCAGTATTAGAACAAATTAAAAAGTGTAATTTAACAAAAGGTTGTGTAGTAGGCTTCACTGTATCAGCTAGATCAAATACAGGTGCTGATTATACAAATGAATATGCTACAAAGTTATTAAATGTAATGTATAAAACATTTAACAACAGTGAAAATTTAGTATCAGAGTCAGGTGTATATGTATATGGTGAAAAAGTGAGGATGGCGACATGTGTATTCAAATGTAAATAAATGTAAATAAATGTAAAAATTTTACAAAATCAACAGTTTTTTAATTTGTAAATAGGTCCGAAAGGACCAAAGTTTAATCTATAAATAATGAATGATTATCATAATGTGATGTATTAAATATATTATAACGATTACTATAATATTCATTGTAACATTCTAAACAAACAGGAGAATTTTGTATCATACATTTTGGATAAATTGTATCACATTCTAAACATCTTTCATTTTTTAATTTATAAATTAAAATATATTCAATATACTTTTCGTGATTATTTTCGAATTCTATTAGATCATTTTTACCCCAATGTCTTGCTACTTTATTATATCTTTGATTATTATACCAATTTTTTGAACTTTTACACAATATCTTTTTAAAGTCTTCTATGATAAAGTCATGATTTGTATAAATAGTTTATATAATAGTTTTCTAAATTGTAAACAATCATTTTTTTAATAATTTCATATTGAATTTCATTAGGTAACAAGTTCATTTAATATATAAATTATTTTATTTTTAAATTTGTTAAAAATTTAAAAAATGTTGGTTTAAGTTAATGTTTACTAAACATTATAAAACCTACAATAGCCGAGATTACTAATAATATTATACATGGAATAATAAATTGTCCTCCTAAACCTGCACCTATACCTTCACCTAGACCTTCAGCTGCACTACCTATACCCTTACCAATACCTTGAGCAGCAGTACTTATAGCTTCACCTGCAGATTTTGCTATATCGCCACCTTGTGTTTTAGTAGTATTATCAGTTTCGTTTTTTGTATCAGATAAATCAGAAGCTGTAATACCAGTATCATCACTATGTTGAGATAAACATTTTAAAAAAGCAGTATTTGCTTGATCTGTAGTTGTATCTTCAACATTAGAACCAATAATATTAAGTAGATTACTTTGTTTAGCACCTAAAATACAATTTTTACTAACTTGATTAAATTTAGAATTATCAACAGTCGATTTATTACTTGTTAATTTTTTTACAATAGTGTCATTAGATGCAGGTGACCCTAATAAAGCACCACTCGTTTCTACATTATTTTTAAGTTTATTTAATAAATTATCAATAACACTTGATGATACATTACTTTTTAATACAGTTTGTAAAATACACATTGATTCAATTGAATTTTTTTGAGTTGCTGATAATTTTTTAACATTACTACCAATAATATTAATTGTATTACTTTGAAGAGTATCTGTATTACAATTTTGATTTATTAAATTTTTAATAGAATTATTAATATTAGTATCATTATTTGTAATATCTGATATATCTGTTGATGTATGTGTTTGACAATCACCTTGTCCGAATATACATATACCCATTTTATATATTATATATATAAAATAATTTTATTAATTAACAATTAATATTTGGATCATCTGAAGTACATTGTAAAAAATATTTAAAGTTTGATTTTTTAATCTTATTTAATAATGCTAAATACATGCAGTATTCAATTATAGTAAGTGCTTTAGATATAGATATCTTTGTCGTTAATGTATTATAATAATCATTTAATACATTTTGTTGTAAATATGGTAAGAATGATTTTTCTAATACTTTTACTATAGCATCTATTTTTAATCCAGGAAAAAATATACATGTTGTATTATATGGCGCTGGACTTTCTATTCTAAAAGTTTCTGGTAAGTTTTGACAAAATAATAATCCCTTTTGACTTGTAATTACAACATCATTTTTCTTGTATGTATATGTTTCTGATTCAAATTTATTTTCTATATCATTAAAAAAGTTATTTAAATCATTTACAGAATTAATAGTTATATCATTAGAACTTACATCAACAATACCATCTACTAAAAAAGTATAAGCACCGATAATATAATAATTTTCAGTTTTACTTCCGAATAAATCTGTTTCTATACTTTTACTAATATTAAATATTGGACCATTTTTTAAAATGATATTTGTATTATCTATCGGATTTGTGCATGTATAAATAGGACCTTTATTTATTGTACAATCTATTTGTGTACTATCCCCTTTACTATGATCAGTTTCTTTTAATTTTAAAGTTAAATTTGTTTTACTAGAAGTATCAACTGTACTATTATTATTTGTACTTGAAATAGTTTGTACAGATGATAGTACTTGATATTCTTGTTTTGGTATCGGTGCTGGTATTGGTGTCGGATTAAGTTGTGTGTTTATTGGTACTGGTATTGACTCCTTCGCAAAAATTACATAACCTATAATTATAAAAAATACTAATAATAATAATAATAATATTATATATTTATTGTTACTATCAGTATCCATTGATAATAATAAATAAATAAAAAATTATAAAATCAACATAACAATTGAAAACAATATTAAAAATATTATTAATACTACAAACATTAGCATGTATGTTTGATCAGCCGCACTTGCTGCTGCTGCTGCTGTAACTGCTTTGGTATCAGTTATTTGTTTAGCTTTAGCTGTATCAACTGCGGCTTTAGCGTTAGCTGCAGCAAGAGCCGCTACAGCAGCATCAGCTGCAGCTCTATCAGATGCAGCTTTAGCATCAGCAGCTGCTCTAGCATCAGCAATAATTTTGGCATCAGCCGCAGCTTTAGCGGCTTTAGCATCATCGGCAGCTTTAGCATCAGCGGAAGCTTTAGCATTAGCATCAGCGATAGCTTTAGCTTTAGCATCAGCTTCTGCTTTTTCAGCGGCAGTTACAGCTGATTGTTTTGAAGATAAACAATCATTTTGTTGTTTAATAGTTGCATCTGTAATATCAGATCCAATTACATTTGTTATATTAGAGCAACAAGCTAAACTAAAAGATGTTTTATTTTGCTCTGGTGTTCTAGGTTCGCTATCTGAAAAACGAGGATCATTATAATTATCAGGTCTATTTCCTTTTTCTCTTATTGTACTTTGTGTTGCTTCATTCCATCTTTTATTATCTGTTTTTGAACATATTCCTTTACACGAACCTTGATTCCAGAAACCACATGGATCTTGTCCACATACTTTACCAGAATGATACCACCCATCTCCAAAATCATTTCTACACCAATCATCATGTTTTCCTGAATCAGCCTCCCAAGTAGGTGAACAATTATTCCACCATTTTGATTCTTGATTACCATTAAAAAAATCTTGTTTTTTTCTATCCCAAGCAGTTTGAGCATCTTGTCTTGCTTTATTGTTTGCTTCCCAAGTAGTATTGGAAGCATTTTTTTTTGCTTCCCATTCTTTATGTCTATTATTATAATCATCAATTAATACTTGATTAGATTTTTGAGTAGCTTGAATTATTTTTACACCATCTTCACAAGCAGCTAAAGCTCTTTTAGCATCAGCAACAGACATTTATTAATATTAATAAATAATTTTAATTTTTTTAATTTATTTATATATAATATATAAATATGAATAACATATTAATTATAATAGTTATAGTAATAATAGTTTATTTCCTATTAAATAATAACACAGAAAAGATGACTAATATAACAGATGAAGAACAAAAACAAATTGATAAAGTATATAATTATGTAATAAATAATCCAAATAGTTCATTTGCTGATTATATAAACTATTTAACTGGTATAAAGAATACAAATTTACATATTATTGATAATGAAGTCTTTGTAACATTTAAATTATTACAAAAGAAAAATATGTTTTCAAAAGTTGATATTATATCAGCAATGAAATTAGATTAGGGGAAAGAAACCCAAAAGTTTAGTTTTACGACGCTGATAAATTTTTTTGGTAGCTTTTTTTAAAAAAGCTTTATTTAAAATCTTTGATATATTCTTGTTGAATTTTTGATAATGCATGTAAAACACCATTATATTCATTATTAATAAAAGGCATACTTTCTGAAATTGCTAACAATGTTCCAGTACCGAATGAAATGTAAGCATGCCAACTTGTTTTAACAGCCTTTTCTTTAAGAGGAAATCCATCAATTTTAATTTTGAATATTTTATTTCTAAAACGATTCATTTTAACTTTATAAAATAAAATGAATTTATGAAAAATTTTTAAAATATTTAAATGGCTTTTACAATTGGTACTGGTATTTATGGATTTTTTTTAACATTTTTTGTTTA